CGGGAGTGGCAGTTTCTTTATCCTCTTCATAATCTTCTTACTCTTCCTCCTCCACTTCCTCCTCCTCTTCCTCCTCGACTTCTTCTGTCACGGGCTCTTCCAACTTGATCTGAATGTTCGGCTTTACATCCGCGAGAACTTCCTCTTCTTCTTCCTCCTCCTCTTCTTCATCGGATACCAAATTGACAACTTCCGGGGCCGCTTCCTCTCCGTCATCAGAATGAGAACACACAAACACAACATCATCGTCATCGGTCAGTGTGTCACACAATGTCGGCTCCTCTGTCTCCGTCTTGATCTTTGTTCTCAACTTCTTGTTTTTCTTCTGCTTTTCCTCCTTGAAATCAAAGATCAAATTAAAGTTATAAAGCACCGCCTTCAATGCCTTATTCTTCTGCTTGAGCTCCCGATTTTTCTTCAACAGTTTCTGTACAATAGGTAGTTGCATAAGAGCAAGGTAATTCTCAGTCTGTCCGCTCATTTTAAAATTCCGAAAGGATGTATTATTTGTGATGCATTTTTTATATGTTTTTCATAATCAATTTTTCAGGGGGACCTGTTGTATCCACTCTTTCGGAAAGAGATCGCTCGTATTGTGTCGTAGTTTTTCTCCAAACCATACCGAAGGGTAACAAACTATGGGTTTATTATTTTTATTAAAATAAGCGCCCCACCAACTAAACGTACTATTTGCAATAATATTATCATCACAACAGCTCATTAGTAATACCTGTTCCCAATCTTTCGCGTCGTCGGCCACTTTTTCAAACTCCACGCTCGCGTACTTTGACTTCAATCGGCCAATCATTTCTGAAACAACTTCATTATCTTCGGCTTCACAAAAATAGAGAACTCGGAACTTTCGGTCTCTATCTTGCGAGGTTCTCTTTTCGATCAAACAGCCAAGCGCGCTATCGTAATAATCAAGACCAATAAGTGGATGACAATCCTGTAGACTTTTATAATCGCCCAAGCGAAAATGCATGCTGATGGTATTCGCATCGGTCGAAAATAGCGCCGCGTATTTTTCTATCATATCGTTTTGTTGTTCTCGCAAACGTATCAATTTGAATATCGTTTCCTTGTAATTTTCAAAATACATATAACTTTGATAATATCCATGTAACATCGCCCCCTGTCTTATATCAAATGGGTCTATTCTAGTATAGTGAAACGCCTGTTCTTTAACTCCGGGCAATTTATAGAGATCTTGGTTTGATACGCCGTGCCGATTGTTCTCATTTGTCATCATTTTAAGAGAAATCAAAAAGTTATTCCAATAAGTGGGCCGAGGTTTTCCCACCGGCGAGGTTTCGTAATAAGGAAATACGATCTTTCGGCGGTTTTCTATCCCCACAGCGACAGTAGTAAATATTTGAAATAACTGGTTTCCTAACCCTCCGGTCAAATTACATGAAATATACGCGCTCATTATATTTCATACGAAAAACGCTTTATGTGCGTTTTCTAGTGATAATTTATAAGTGTGTGTATAAATTATCTAAAATCCGAAGTTCTCCTTCATGATCGTATTCTTACTCGGCCCCTTTTGCTTCTCGCTCTGTCGTTTTACCTTATAGACGCCGCCCTGGTTATTCTGGGCGTTTCTACCACCATAGATATTCAAAATGAACTCATCATTGTCTTCGTGTAACTCGGGAAGAATACGCGTCATCGGCTTATCAATGACCAACATCATATGTTCCGTCTTCAATAACTTACGATACTCTTGAATAGTCAAGTTTCCATAGAACTTATCTAACAAAAAATACGGGTTTGGCGCCGGCTTGATATTCTTCTTATAATCATAAACCTTACTATAAATCTGATTTAATAAGTGATAACGCTCGAATTTTGTGGAATCGTCAATATTTTCCTTCATGAGATGGGCGGCCGCGCACTCTGGACGACAAAACGATCCATAGCCATAAACTTCGCCGTCCATTTCGTATTTGGGAATATAACACGACGGATTATCATATTCGTACGTACACCAAAAACACGCCGATTTCTTATCCGGGTTCACGTTCTTATAGAGTTGTATTTTGAGGTTCTTCAGTTTCGCGTTCACATCCTTGATATTGATGTCAGGTTCTTCTGCAACTTCGGTCATGCATGATTTACAGGATTGGCAAACGTTCGGAACAATCGAAGGTGTGTTCATGGAAAATTCGCTATATGCGAAATCCTTTCCGGTGTCCTGTGAAACAACCTCGCTATTTTCATACATTGAAAATGCACCGCCCTCCTTGGTATAAGTCAAAATATTGGGCGGAATGCTTGGGTTATAAATGAGTGGATCGGTGACGAGCTGTTTGATTATCGTGTCGTGTTCTTTTAAGTCTTGCATAGAGCACTTCAAGTGAAGAATGATGTTGGCAGGTTGCGCGGGAGTATTCATAGCTTCGGGCTGCTTTAAAATGAGCTTACCGCCCTTTGGCTTTCTTCCTCTCTTTTTAACTACTGGTTCAGGTTCGTGATGGGGTTCTTCTATGGTTATTGTGATATTGGCGGCTACATTCTGTTGGACGGAGGCGTGATCATCGACCACGGGTGCGACTTCCTTCTTCTTCCTTCCACGTTTTTTAGGTGCTGGCGGTTCTGGATTTGCGCTCATAATAGGTGAGTTCGAATAAAAAATATCGCCTTTCTTTTTTATATTGTTTTAAAAAAGCCATATCCGGGGAACCTACGGTTCGACATTTCGCTGTTTAACTACGTTAAACCGCGAAAGTCCTTCTAGACGGCGCTAATGCGCCGTCGTCGAACCCCCGGACGCCCCCTCCCTTAAGAAAAAATACACACAAGACAACCTAACTCTACATCTAATTAAGGGAGGGGGCGTCCGGGGGAACCGTAGGTTCCCCGGAACCGGAGGCATAGCACTTCCGACACAACGGCACATAATTATGCGATCCAATACTAACCTGCGACATTTCCTCCGTAACACGATGCGAAAAGATCGCACGTTTACCATTTCTACAGAACGAACACAATGACTTCAACTTCTCCACCTTATCGCAATGAGGAATAAGGTCCAAAATCTCACCAAACTTTTTACGTTGAAAATCGCCATCCAAGCCACAAACATAAACCGTCTTGTTATGAATTTCCACCATATCGAGAACCACGGTTTTTAGGTTCGCGAAAAACTGCCCCTCATTGATCAAAATCACATCCGCGCGACGAAGTTCTCGATAGTCCTTGTTTTGTGTATTATTCCACATATCATCCAAGTCCATGGTCATCAAACATGGGATCATTTTATGGTCATGCGTGGATAGCATGGAATCGTGGTATCTCTTATCCTCCGCATAGTTAACAACGGCGATTTTTTTCTGGATATACGAATAGTGATTATAGATCTCGATGATACGTGTTGTTTTTCCCGAAAACATAGGGCCCAAAATGAGCTCCAGATAGCCTTCCTCATTCAATACGATAGGAGTAAACATTGTTGGTTTTTAACGCCAAAATAACACGCAGAACACGTGTCAATTTTTTGGAAAAGGAGGGGTCGCAGGGGAACCTTGGTTCCCTGCTATTATTGTTTACAAACAAAAATATAAAAACGTTTTCGTAATAAAAACATATGTCTGCCGCAACTAAAAAAGAAAGTATTCCCTGGGTAGAAAAATACCGCCCCACCCAATTCGATGATATTGTTCTCTCGCCCATTAATCGCGAAATATTCAAAAACATATTGGATAACCAATATTTCCCGAATTTGCTATTCTATGGTCCACCGGGGACAGGCAAAACTACCACTATCATCAACTTGATCAACGAATACCAGATCAAGTGTAACGAAAAAAGTAAGGGATCGGTCATTCATTTGAACGCGTCCGATGAGCGCGGTATCGATATCATTCGTAACCAAATCTACCAGTTCGTGAAATCGCAGAACTTTTTCGAGCATGGGCTCAAGTTCGTTATTCTGGATGAGGTTGATTATATGACCAAGAACGCGCAACAAGCACTCAAGTATTTGTTACAGTCGTCGTGTTATAATGTGCGCTTCTGTTTGATCTGTAATTATATCAGTAAGATCGACGAATCGCTCAAAAACGAATTCATCTGTATTCGTTTCAATCAGTTACCCAAAGACGATATCTATAAGTTCATCAAAAATATCTCGATCAGTGAGAACCTGGTCTTATCCGACGGCGTCATCGATACCATACAAAAGAACTATAATTCAGATATACGTAGTATGATTAATTTCATTCAGTTAAACCAAAATATCACGGAATGGGAAGAGAACATAATCACGGATGCTGTGTGGGAAACCATACATGAGAAGCTAACGAATAAATCACACGATATGATGCAGCACGTTCATGAAATCAGCATACAATACAATACAGATAAGAAAAACATTATTAAGAATTTCTTCAACTATGTGATACGTAAGAAAAAACAATTGATTACACCCGCGTTTTTATCTTTTGTGGAGAAAATCATGCATTCCAATGGTACCAATATCGAACATATTTTACACTATTTCTTTGAGAACTACGCGGCAGGGAACCAAGGTTCCCCTGCGACCCCTCCTTAACAAAGAATAATAAGAGGCAGGGAACCAATGTTATTAGTTTCCTCCCGCCGCAAGTTCTTGGTGAATAATAAACTTCTTCGCAAATATGCCTATCCATTTCACTTGACCGTTTACTGAAACTGGCATAATACGAGCGGTTGTTTTCTGCGTCTCAGTAAGTTCCTTAACAATACCAGAATTGATATCCTTGTTCATGAAATCTTCTTTCGAGACATATTCATAAATAGGGATGGTTGATTCTCTGTACCGAATGGTTGACGCCTCCGCGTTTAACGTATACTTTGCAGGATTTCCACGAACAATCCTTTTCAGCGCATCAACGACTTGAACCGAAGTATTATAGACATCAGTGATGTCATAGTCTTCATTGTTTCTCGCAGTCGCGACACTGGGAAGAGCTATAGGATCCAACCCGTCAATATTTCTCGGATGAACCATGGTTGGGTCTGCGTCTCTAACGCGTCCATTCTTTTTCTTGAACCCCGCGCACTGGTAAGAATTACGTCCAAACGGGTCATTGTAAACGGCCTCATAATTCTCAACCGCAGCAATGCTGGTTCTGTAAGGACCTGTTTTATGCCCAGCCTCGATTGCATCTCTCCAATACCCAGACATTCTACCTGGAAGTCCCTGAATTTGAACGTTATAATCGGGATTGCTTGTGTACAATTCATGAGTGGCGCCAATACGTAACTTCCACTTATTTGGAATAAGATTGGCTCTTCGGAAAAATCCCTTCACTAAAAGAACAATGTGCTTAGTAAGCGGTTCCTCAAATAAAGTTTTAATCTCTTCGGGCGTCAATCTCTCATCCGATGTGTGATTGTGAAACCCAATATTCTTTTTAATGCAGGCATTTATCATCACATCTTTTGTTTTGGGCGTAACTCGCACAACACTAACGCGAAAATCATTACCGTAATTGTCCAAAATATCTTCCTGGATCCACTCTTCAGCTTTTTCGATCGTCTTCATGGGGTAAAACTCCTTGATAATTTCTCTCTGCAAGAATTCAGAATGACCAATATACTCATGTGGAATGGTCATCTTGTAGATTGCATGCAAATCTCCCCAACGATAAAGATCATACAATTCTCGTATCGGCGTTGCGCTACATAGAACAAACCGAATGTTATTCTCTTCCATATAATTAATGTTTAATACGCCCGCTTCCTTAAGGGTGTTACATAACACCTGCCCTTCTTTGTCCCCAGTGTCGATTTCATCAATGATGATGAAACCGTTCTTCAAATTCTTCAAATCCGATTTGGACAACTTACCATGGTGAAAGATCTTATCCTTTAAAAAGCTAGGTGCATTATCCTTCATGTCTTTCTCCCAACTCGCGTTGCTCATTCCGGTGATAATTCGCAAATTGTCCGGGTTCACTACAAAGTCGTCATCGGAATGGGTGGCCATGAGTTTGGCGAGTTCGATCATGAGGCCATCCATGCCCACCTTTGTCTTTTTCGTGATGGTAACAACTCGTCGCCTATTTTCGTAAAATTCTGATACAATTGCACAAGCGTCCATCTTCTGATTTTCATAAATATACTCTGAAGTTCCTCGAACGTCTCCGCTCAAGTATTTCAATCTATTTGTTTTTTCCGCAGAAAGATAGGAAGCCACAACAAATTCACGCCTTGCGGCGGCAATAGAGACGCGATCCGACATTTTCAATTGAGTTCAACGGGTTTTTGATTTCCATACCGTCACTTTTGTGGGTCAATTTTTTCGCCACCCAAGTTCTCCCAAAGATCCGTTGAAAATGGAGGAGGGTCCGGATAAAAGAAAAAATTGAACCTACTTAAAGACTTTATATCAATTATAATTAACTCATATAATGGCAAAATCAATCGATGATGAATGGATGTCTTTTATAACGCAGTCAAGCGATCACTCGGGTTCCTCCTCAAAACCAACCAGCACCAAGACAAACGCAACGGATAGTTGTCTTGATGAAACCAGCTTAGGCGACGTGCCCGAATGTGAAGATCTCTATATCTCCACGAAAACGAAGGTCCTCTTCTTGAACCAGGAAATCGATATCCAAAATATCTTCTGGACTATTCCAGTAATCGAATACTGGCAACCAAAAAACGGCGTAGTAAAGAAACAAATGAAGATTGTATCCAAGACCGTGGAAGAATTCAACGAATACAAAGCGAAATTGGAGGGTATCAAATACTATACCGAAAACATTATCAAGCAGATCGATAATCCCACCGCGCGTCGTATCAAGTTCAAAGACGAACGTAAGATCACTATTGGTCTCTCCAAAAAGGACATCATGAACTGTCGCGGAAAGGTCAAAAACGCATTCTATAACTGTTTCGCCATGATCCTCCGGTTCAAATACGAAGGCGCATTCCGTGAAATTCACGTCAAGGTATTCAATACAGGTAAACTCGAAATCCCGGGCATCCTGAACTCCAAGCTCTTGGATATCGTAAAGGAAATGATCCTGGAATATGTACAGCCAAATATGCCCAAACCGCTGGATTTCATCGAAAATGACGATGAACAAAACGTATTGATCAATTCAAATTTCAACTGTGGATACTATATCAATCGCGATAAACTTCATTCTATCCTAAGAAGCGATAAATATCATATTGAGAGTGCATATGATCCGTGTAGTTATCCTGGAGTAAAATGCAAATTTTACTTCAACAATGAATTGGGCTTTGATACAGAGCTACAAAACGGAAGGATCGTAAAGCAAGACACTGGAATGAAAATGCAAGAACTGATCGATAATAAGAAATACACCGAAGTATCGTTCATGATTTTCAGAACGGGTAGCTGCCTAATTGTCGGCAATTGTAGCGAAAAAATCCTGAAGTTCATTTTCGAGTTCATCAAAACCATGCTACATAATGAATACGCAAACATTCATGTAGTAAATGATGAAGTCGTCACAAAAAATAAAAAGACCAAGTTGAGGAAGAAGACGGTGATGATGTCCGACGAATATTATAGAACCGTAGTTCAGCCGGCAGCCGCTCTATCGTCTTGAGCGTTTCAATGTGCGTCTATTTTTTTTGCCACCAGCTTGGTTCGCTTTCGCGGTTTGCATTCTCGACAAATGGCGCTGACCCCTCTTCGTTTTGTTTTGACCCAATATTTCAACGACGCTCGCGCGGCGCGTTGTGTCATTTCCGCTCTTTTTAACGAGCCGGTTTGTTTTCGGATCGAGTTTTAAATTCATCATATGGGTTATTTTATCACCATAAAGCGCGGCAACGGCTCGATGCATATCATTTAGGCTGACCCCGTTATGTCCCGCTCTACTAATTTTTCTATCTACTTGATTTCGTAGATATAAAAGTATTTCTTGTGCGAAAAAGCGATTTTCTAACATGATCTTATCGTTGGTTAGATCAAATGTTGTAGAATACACGTCATATTTTGCCGAAACAAACCAATCTTCATCCTCTTCTTCAATCTGCTTGAAATAAGATGCCAACGAATACATCGGATTGCCATATTTTTCATCCTCGTCGTTCAATTCATCATTTAATGGATCGCCATATAAAAAATTTCCCTCTTCATCGTAGTCCTTCTCGGAAATTTCTTCTACCTCATAAAGGGGCTTTAATATATCCGGTTGATAAAATAGCTTCAGTATCGTTTTCTTATTTGTTATGTTATACGTTTTCTGTAATATTTGTTTTATGCGTTCATATAAGTCTTTATTGGTATGCCTGGACGCAAACGTCAAATAATCTTTCAAATATGTTTCCGACTTTTCGTCTAATATTTCTGAATGGCCTATAACGTAGCAATGTATTTTATATAAAATCATAAATACGTATGCTCGTATCGTCCTGCTTATTTTATTATTATCCACGAGATTGGTTTCATTAGCAAGATCAAACCTTACCAATAATTTATCCGTTGCTTCTTCAACCAGGCGTAAATCATTGTATTCGTATTTTTGATCCTTTATGAAAGTTCGTCCGCGTTCATAAGAACGATCTCGCTTTAAAATTTCCATCATTATCTCAACGGCGTCAGCGGCTTCACAACGAAACGTCATTTGTATGGTAAACATCGTCTCGCCCAAAGATTTACGTTTTGTCGCCCATTCATTACCTTCTTCTTCGTCATCATAAGTATCCATGTAATATAAGTTCGTGCCCGTTTTATGATAAATATGGCGGTGGTTTTTGATAAGCCCCACGGTTTTATATTCGGTTTTTTCATTATTTGCTGCGATCATCAACGACCCTCCGATTTTCTTCGTATTCGCCATATGATCTATAATTCGACTACAGGCATCAATAAAGGTATCCACGATCACGTTAGAGTTCTCGCGTTTCGGATTATAGTATGTAACCACGTATTCAACACCAGAAAAGGTTTGGCAAAGAGGTAATCCATTGACAAATTTAAGATCATATGTTTTACCCGCATTGGTTTTAAACAGGTACATTTCATTTTTCGGAATACTAAGTTCTTCACAACGTTTTGCTAACATATTTGCGAAATCTACGTCGCCGATGTCATTGGTTACTTGAAATTTAATGTTGTTCGTGTTATCACCACGACGGCTCTCATTAAAATACTCGTCTACCACGTCTAATGAATTAAGCTCTTCTTCTTCTTCAAATGCTGCTTTGTACTCATCCAATAGCTCTTTTTCTTGAAATGCGTCTTGATACTCATCCAATAGCTCTTTTTCTTCATCATCTTCAAAGGCTGCATTATACTCATTCAACAGTTCGTCTTCATCGGGTTCTTCCGTTTTAGGTTTATCCTTATCATTTTCGTCTTTCGGTTTATCAGTGAGCGCCACCTTTATTTCCAAATAATTTTCGCCTTTTTTGCGGATGTACCCCTCCTCTATTTGTTCATTCAATTTACGTAAAATAGTATCCGTGTTTACAAGGCTGGTTCCATTTTCGTGTAATGAAAATTTTACAATATCATGTGTCTCAAATTCAAATCCGAGACTTAATATTTTCTTAAATGTGGGATGTGAAGCTAGATCTCCTCCAAACATTACCTATATATTTATGATTATAAAATATTCATAAATATATAATCTAATTGCAAACAATGAGGGAAACCTCTTTTGAGTAATAAGTGTATAATTTTATAGGCCGGTATTTTTTCAAAGGCAAGTAGTTCGAAGCTAATGGGCGCCATGCGCCAGGAGCAATGTCCGTATCGTCCTCTGCTTGATTGCAGCAATTCGTGATCAAGATGTACTTGTATTTTTTGCTCGCTACCAGATAATCTAAAAACTTGTATATGTCGGCCAAAGGCCAGTGTTGTATAACGTCTTTCAAGATGCAGAGATCCGCGCCAATAATCTCCTCCTTCTTATTGAAAAAATCCAAATGGATGAAATTATGGCGTTCCAATGACGTCTTTTTATTACTTTCAATAACTTTATCATACGCGTCGTAACCATAATAGGTGACATTTTCCAAATCATCATAAATGTATTGTCCGCAACGAAAATCACCACATCCCAAATCCACAACCGTTTTTACCCCATTATCTTTAATAAATCCGCGAAGAAAGAGAACATAAGTATTGATATTTACGTGTATATTCGATCCGTCTCCGCTGCTGCCTTTATAGTTCGGATTATAGTTGTTACCCCAATGACAGGTCTCATAAATATTTGTAAACACATCAATGTAGTTGCTCATAATATAGTATATACAAAACTTATATACTAAATTTTTATACGAATAACCATTTTACTAAATCTTTTGTTGTTTCTCCATGAAACTTTTCGTAAAAAGTGTCTTGGTTCATATAAAATTTATTAAATATGCGATCGTTTTTATCTATGTTTCTAAAAGCAGCGGTGCGTTTCGTTTTCTCTAATTTTTCGATCATTTCTTGTAGCAATTCTTCGTACTTTTTATACTCCATATTAATTTTTTCTTGAATGAGTTCTAAATAGCTACCAATTAGTTCTAAACTGTCCACTTTTAATAGATAGCGGTGTAAATATTCATTACATAGGTGTAAACGGTTATCAAAAGTTATACCATCATTCTCCCAAAAAAAGAGGATCTTTGCGAAATTAAATGCGTTATTCAATAGTGATTTTAATTCGTCTTCGTCCATGGTTATAGTTTCGTTGTTTAATGTCATAATATTTGTCGCCGTGTCTGATGTATTACTTGTATTACCATCTTGAATTTCGTAAATAGTCTTTTTGTATACGAATAAGATCGCGTCCATGTGATTTAACGCGATTTCGGACTTGTGAATTTGTTCCATATATTCCAAATAATAGTAATAGGACTTTTGCGAATAAAAATAGGCGCTTTCCACGTTTTTGGTTTTCATTAAAATGAACTCAAATACCCTATGCATGGCGTTTATTCCAATGTATAGGCTCGATTTCGCATTGGGTACTGTTTTCAATGTATCTGAATTATTCATCAGCTGAAAAAATTCCGCAATCAGTGATGAATATTTAACCAAAATCCTATTTTTATAATAGACGTTAGTCGGCATATGATATATTAACTAAACATTTTTTTGAAGGATAGCGGGGAACCCAGGTTCCCCCCACTCGCCTTTTCCTTCTGTCATTCAGGCCAAATAATGATGAAAAGGAGGGGTCGCAGGGGAACCGTTGGTTCCCTGCATATTAAATACTTTTCATAAAAATGGATATAAAGTATAAAATAAGTATATTCTTATATTATACTATAAATAATGAGCGCCGCACCTACAAATGCAAGTGCTACTACCCCAAATGGTTATCGATTGCCTGAGAATAATACTCTCCAGCACGCAGCAAAGTTGGCGATCGTTGAGGATAAGCCCGTTATGTTAGACTATTGGACGAATAGTCTTGATAAGAGCGTACTCATTGGCGTCAAGGAGAACCAAGAGAAGCTTTTGGTAAAGAGTGAGGAGGAATACACCAGTCCTATCTCCAAGATTTACAAGGTCGGAAAGGAGTATATCATTGTTACGGAGAACTCGATTTATTTAGTCGATGTGGAGATCCCCACAAAGAGAATTAGCTCTTAAACTCTATGTATGAATATTTGAAACGAAATCAATAATTTCAAATGTTCTTAGTCTAATTGCCACTTAATTATGGGGCCCGGTTCATACCAATCTCTCGCGCTGTGATTTGGCTTGATATTTTTTTCATGTTTCCAATCCGTTCGTTTATGTGCTGCGTTCGTCAAGTAATCCGCGAGTTCGATCTTTGCTTCCGCGTCTCTTCGTGCTAAATCGTTTCCTGGATGCTCATTTGCATATTGAATGGATTTCTTAGCGGCCAAAATTGCGGGTGGCAATGAGCTAGACAAAAATCCTAGTGTATCGGTGGATCTCGCACCGTCTCTATAAGATTGAAGAGTATCCTTCGTTTTTCTAATGGTACTCTCTTTCGGAGACGCTCCGCCCTTTGCCTTTCGGCTTTTGTTTTTACGCGATTTACCTAAAGACTTTCTTGATTTTGTCATCTTTCTATACAGTGTCGTTATATTTTTGTTTGTATTCGATGAAAAATTGAATTGATTTATTTATAATTGAATAAATCAAATCACAACAACATGGAAAATCCTGTTCGTTCTTCAGAAAGTTTCTCACGCGAAGCCGCCGAAATTATGGCGGATCTTCGAGAGATGATGGAAAAAACAATGGTTATTGAAGCCACCCTGGTTCAACAAATTCGTTCACAACAAAGTCAAACCGATTTTTATAGGTCAGATGAAAGAGGTCCTCCTAAGAAGAAAATGAGACTTGCAAATCAAGATCAAGGGAGGGGGCGTCCGGGGGAACCGTAGGTTCCCCGGAGTACGGTTCCCTGATTTAGTTATCATATCCCCATGGCCACACACAATACCTAATTACTGATGTATATAGTAGATTATAATTGTATTTCTTTTTTCTATAATTCGTGATTACCGTTGGATAAACTTGCGCTACATATTTTTCATTGTTCAAGTAATCTATCACAGCTTGCATGGTAACACCCGATGATACTTGTTCATCCAATATCAATACGTTTTTCCCTTTTAAATCCACGTCAATGGGTTCACAAACCATATATTCTCGTTTTTTACCCATCCATCGCGATGGTGCTTCTTTTATAAAGTCTTCTTCTTTTTTATTACATTGATAGTCTTTATTCGAAACCTTTATATAAGAATATTCCACGTTTAATTTTTCAGCAAGATATTTGGTAATAATCGCGCCGCCCGATTTTATTCCAACGATATGATCAACTTTGACACCTTTTTCATGGAGTAGTTTCACAATATCATCAAGATGACTTTCCAGTTTACGCCAACTACAAAATAACTCGGTATTACTATCATAAAACGGCACAAAAATACCAAACAGTATGTGTAATATCTTTAAGAAAATGCTAGCGTTTTGTTTTTTTTGCATCACTTTATCTAAAGACGGGTCTATCCATGAAGGGCGATTTCGAATTTCGGTCTCAATGCTTTGAAATAAGGAATATACATAACCCGACAACACAAACACTGAAAAAATGACAAATAAAGTTGCACCATAGATATAACGGGGTCTTGTTACTGATTTCATATATATTACAGTTACAAAATATTCTTGAGACCCTCCGTTTGTTCGGGGGTTAAACTCTCCGGAAATTCGACGTCAAGTTCAATGATAAGATTGCCAGTCATATTATCTTTCATCATTCCCAAATTCGGTATCACTTTTCGAAACCCCGGCTGTATGATAGATGGGTTGACGCTGTTATTCAAAGAAAACGTTTTTCCATTCATGTGTGGGATATCAAATGTAAATCCACAAAGCGCTTCCTTCAATGTAATTTTTTTATTCATCACAAGATCCAACCCCTGTCTTCGAAAACATGTGTTATTCATCAATTTGACATGAATATTTACATCGCCTTTCAGATGTTCATTTACTTCATTTCCCGCACCCTTTAATGATAATACGTCGTTTTCGTCTATTCCTGGCGGAAACGTAACGTTTATTGTCTTATGCTCCATGACTTTTGCTCCGTTAATAATCGTCCATTTATCGATCTCGATGGGCATAGACGTGCCGCTATAGCATTGCTCCAACGCCAAATATATTTCTTTATTAATTGTCGGCGGAGGTTGTTGATGATGAAAACTCGTAGAAAACTCCGCGCGAAAACTTCCAGGACCTCCGCTTGTTTGGAATACACGAATTCCTGGCCCGCCTCCCATGTGCATCATTCCTGGTAGCATTCCTCCGCCCCCACCAAACATCATATTAAAAATTTGATTGATATCACTGAACTCGTCCATCGAACTCATGTGCTGAAATGGCATTCCTCCCATGCCGCCTCCGCCAAATGCGCTCGTCATATCATAATGCTTTCGTTTTTCGTCGTCACTAAGAGTTTCGTAGGCTTCATTAATTTCCAGCATTTTCGATTTCGCTTCCTCTGTAGAATTACGATCGGGATGATATTTCAACGAGAGGGCGCGATATGCCTTTTTAATTTCGGTAGGATTGGCGTCTTTTGAGACCCCCAATGCATCATAGAAATTCGTCATTTATAATATGATTGAAACTATATGTTTATATTTAATCTCTTTCGAAGAATAAATAATTAATGTTATGAAATTCACATAAACACTTTTCATAAGAATATCAAATGACAGATACTCAACAAAACGCGTTTCGAACAAAGAATGCCATAGATAGTCTCTTTATCATGAAATATAAACCGTATTTCATCGACGACTTCAGCATCGACGATAAACTTATTTCAGTGTTAAAAACGCTTCTCGAAATCGATAACCTCAATGTATTATTCATCGGCAATTCCAGTTCAGGAAAAACGTCGCTTCTATATGCTTTGATCCGCGAGTACTATAAGTTGGAAAAAACCGCTCCTCTCCCTGAGAACAATATTATGTTTATCAATAACTTGAAGGAGCAAGGTATCCAGTATTTTCGTAATGAAATGAAGACGTTTTGCCAGTCGCGTAGCGTAATTTATGGGAAAAAGAAACTCGTGATCATTGACGACATCGATAATATCAACGAACAAAGTCAACAGGTGTTTCGCAATTATATTGATAAATACAAGAACAATATCCATTTCATTTCCGTATGTACAAATATCCAGAAGGTCATCGAAAGTATCCAATCCAGAGTTCATATCATCAAAATCAATCAGCCTACGAAAGAGCAGATCGTATCCATTATGGATAAAATCATTCAAAAAGAGAAGATTATTATTGATCAAGCCGCAAAAGACTATTTATTATTGATAACCAACGGATCCATTCGAGTGATGATCAACTATCTGGAAAAAATATATATATTGAAGACGCCGATCGACCTAGAACTCTGTAAGAAAATCTGCTCGATTATTTCGTTTCAACAGTTTGAAAAGTATGTTGTTGCCCTCCAGTCCGATGACTTGATATCCGCAGTTCATATATTATACGACATCTATGATTATGGGTATTCTGTCATCGACATATTAGACTATTTTTTCACCTTTGTTAAATTGACAAACACATTGGACGAGGATACCAAATATAAGACGATCCCTTTTCTTTGTAAATATATTACCATTTTCCATAATATTCATGAGGATTGTATTGAACTGGCATTGTTTACAAACAATCTTTATAACGTTATAAAATGTAACAGCACGCCTATATAAAATTATGTTTAGTACATATTTTTATACGTCTCAGTGAAAATAAATATGTGCATAATTTACATAACGAATGACGAAACAGATATTCAAAACACCTGTGTCAAATGATACCTTATTTCAATTTCTCGAAAAGATATGTCTCAAAACCGAAAAATACTATTTGATCGATATGAATGCATATCGAAAGATGATTTTTCATAAATATGACGAGGAACTATGCAAAGATATCCGAGAAAATTATCATACTTCCAAACACTTCTATCTTGATCGTAAAATGACCTATAATTCATTCACCACCATATTACGACAAATATGCAAGCATAACAATATTATGTTTACGTCGCAGATCAAATATAACGAATCGAAATACAATATCGACTATTTAATTTTCTTTTCGATAGAAACACATAAATAATTTGTTCGTTTATACTATATGTTTAGCTCAAAAGTAGGAAATTACATTGTATTTTTTACAGCAGCAGCTGTAATTGGCTACGTTGCTAACAAATTTAAGCCCGAATATACTAAAAGCGATGATTATGAGGTTATAAAAAAATATATATTAAACGATTCGCCTCTTTATGGTTATAACCGCCCCAAAATTTGGGTACATTCCAAATATGAACAGAATACGAGGAAATGGAAAGATTTTTATTCCCGCAATACCACGGATTTAAACCAGCCTTACATTCATTTGACCATCAAAACGATCATCAATCACTGTGGTAACGACTTCAATATTTGCTTGATCGATGACGAAACATTTAGTAAGATTATTCCTGGGTGGAACGTCGATTTGAAGACCACACCGGAGCCATTCCGATCGCATTATCGCGAAGTCGGGCTTCTCCAGCTAATTTTCCATTATGGTGGAATGCTTGTTCCCAATTCATTCATTTGCTTGAAGAATATGAAAGATTTTTACGAGGAAGCCACACAAGACAATAAGTCTTTTGTTTGCGAAAATGTCTGTAGAACCGTGAACCAATTTCATAGCCGCCGCAAATTGTTATTTTCACCTGATACCACTTTCATTGGTGCCTCGAAAAATAACCTCGTGATTGGCGAATTGATCGAATATTTGAAGACGGTGAACCAAAACCCGCATTTTTCCACGGAAACGGATTTCATGGGAAATACAGCGCAATTCTGTGTGAAGGCGATCGAGCAAGAAAAAATGAACTTGATCAATGGACAGCGTATTGGCATTAAAACACAAAAGGGTAAACCGATTTTATTAGATGATATGATGGAAGAGAACTATTTGGATCTATCAAATGATTGTGTTGGTATTTATGTTCCTGGTGAAGAAATTTTAAACCGTCCCAAATACCAATGGTTTGCCGTGATGCCCAGCGAAGATATTTTGAAGACGCGTTTGATTATTGCTAAGTATTTGAAGGCTTCTATTTTGGATTCCAATGATGAGTATGCGACCTCCACTGAAATTCGTAGTGTAGTGTCTATCTAAGCAGGGAACCAAGGTTCCCCTGCGACCCCTCCTTTTTGTACTATGTTTTGATAATGCAACAAAGCACAAAAGCCCCCTCCTTTTTTTTACTATTCGCTATTTGTGAAGATCTTATGAACCTTCGATTTCCACTCATCATCCAAATCGCCAATATTGGATCCAAGTATTTTTGCCACAGGAACCCAATACCGAGCCGTTGACAAAAGCTCAGGCGCCTGGTTCCATAGATTTGAATAGTACCCATTCAGCTCAGAAATAAGCTTTGTCTCCGTTTCCGGAATGACTTCCAATAGCTGTTTAATCACCTTATCAACGTTTCTATACTCCATTCTTTCGGATTTTGTGTCTTTCTTTTGTTGATGAGTTCTCGATCAATTTTTTAGCCGCAATGCTAAATTTTTATTTAGTATTGTGTAATCACTGCATATTTGGTAAGGCATTTAGAAAATTATAATATTTTCAAAATATATTTTACCACAGCATACTATAGGATGTCCTCTCATTCTAGCTCAAGCTCTTCCAGCTCGTCAAGCTCCGACGATTCGTCTTGCGATCATCATAGACGCCATCGCCGTCATCGCCACCGTCGCGTGTATCATTACCATTATTATTACGATGAATATCCGTATTATGGGCCCATTTTTCCATTCAGGCGTCCATTTTTATATTGGTAAAACATAATAAATATAACATCATTGTAATATATAAATGTTTCAATGTTGTAAAAAGAAGATTGTAGTAAAAGTAAACCCCCCTTCCATAAAAGCAGTAGAACCTCGGTGCTTTCTTTGTTCTAGACAAAAATCACTTATTCGAATGGAATGCGAACATATTATTTGTACAGCTTGCGCATGTGATATGCGGGACTTTAACGTCGATCATTGTGCGTTCTGTCTTAACTTGACAAAGAAAAATTTATCCATAAAACCATATTAACTTTAATAACTTCAATAAATCACTTAAAAATAGGTGGTTTATTATTATCAAATGCAAGGCACAGAAGACGATGCTTCTATCAAGAAAACAAATACAATCCGACAAACTCACGAAGCCATTGATGCTTTATACGATAAGTACGCTAATAATCCTTATGTTTTTTCAAAAGTACATAACTATGTTTGTAATCTACTGCCTAATATCCTTGAAAAAAAAAATAGTTCCCACGACGAAAGCTTACAGCGAATAGAGGCTCTTTCCAATGAACAGGGTACATTTATCGAGACCTTTCTGAATACGAATAAATACTTTTATATCCCCGCCACCGAAAAGTTCTTTTTTTATGACGGCCTACATTATCAGATCTATAACGAAGATGATATTCTATATAACGTCCTTTCGGCAATCAGCCGTGATCGTAACCTCATGTCCTGGAAGCAACTTACGAAGAAGCATATCATGAAGCGTATCAAAGAGAATAGTTTATTGAAATCGATCCCCGAATCGGAAACCATTCAATCCGTCTTGGATTATTTATATCCCTCCGTCTTCGCCACCAAAATCGAGGCCAAATACTTTTTGACGATATTGGGCGATAATATTTTTAAGACGAACGCCGAGCTTATTCATTTTATACATCCCAACGCAAAGCATTTTATTCGTGAACTGAATAATATTTGCCAGTCGATCATTGGCGTAAGTTTGGCACAGACGTTCAAGTATAAATACCATGAACTCCATGAGTATAATCATTGCCGTATTATTAAGACGAACGACGCAATCAAGTCCGATAATATTTGGGCACCCATTATTAATGCGTGTTTTTTGGATTTGCTTTGTGTCGCGTGTCATTATTCTATTCGTTTCTCTGGATCCGATGATGTGATCGCCAATCATAGTAACGATCAAGAGCTCATTGATCGCGTTTTCTATTTGAAGGAATTACAACCCGAAAGTATTATCGATAAGTTTATTGGAGAGTATCTACAGATCTCATCTAGTGGTAAATCCATTCTCACCAATCAACTTACGATTGAAAACCAAAATAGCACCATTCGCGCCACGCAAGTGACGTGGAAAAATATGCAATATTTATGGAAGCATTTCTTGGAGACGAAACATCTACCCAACATCATGTTCCAACAGAAGATGAAGGGGCTTTTGACGGAGAAACTCGCAGAATATTATAGTGAGGATCTCGATAGTTTCGTCGGTATCTGTAGTAATTTTTTACCCGCTATCCAAAAGTTCTTGCAGTTTTGGAATGAGTGTATCGAATACGACGAGGAAGAAAACGATTTTGAGATCGAAGAGATCACGTTTTTGTTTCGTAAATGGTCGGAAAGCAAAAACGAGGCAGTATCCACATTGAATGATAAACAGGTTCTGGACTTGATCTCGTATTATTTTCCGGATGTGGAGATTGAAAAGGATAAGTATATTTCAAAGATTGCTTGTGTTCTATGGGATAAACAAATGGATATTCAGATCGCCCTCGATAGCATGAAGGAAAAGTTGAAAATGCAGGTTTATCGACAGTACGGAAGTACATCGAATTATGAGCGCACTACGTCGCCTATCGCAGGAAGACATATTTCCATTTATGATGCGTATAATTACTATTGTAAGTATTTTTCCGACTTTGAGAATAAACAGATCGTAAATAAGGCTTATTTTGAGAAGTTTATATTTGAGAACTTGGAGTATTATTTGATCGATGGTAAGTTTATTAGTTCTGATTGGCTAATCGAGTAGGGAACCCACGGTTCCCCCGGACGCCCCCTCCTCTGGTTGGGATTATACTGAATAATATCTGAGATTAACTCTAGATATTATTTTTGGTTAAGGGAGGGGTCGCAGGGGAACCGTAGGTTCCCTGCTTACTTCTTCTTGGCGGTCTTGTTCTTGCGCGTCTCGCGCTTCACATAACCAAACTTGCCCTTCTGGGCAAAGAAGCCGGCCTTCTCAAGGCGCTTCTCCTTCTTGGCGGTGCGGTGCTTCTTCAACGAAACAATGCGTCCCCACTTGTTCTTGAACAAGTCCTTTTTCTTGAGTAATCCCTCCGTCTTGTAAGCAGTGCCGTTCATTACCTGCTCGCGGGAGCCGAAAAGCTCCTTAAACTTCTTTCCATCAATGTGGTAGGTTCCATCTTCGTGTCTCACGGGTCTTTTCATTTGTATATATAGGACAGATAAAAAACGCGCCGCGAATTTTTTACTAAATCTTCCGTTCTATGTCTATCGATTATGGATCCAAATAATCTAAACGATATATAATAAAAAACGCGCAAAAACAAAAAAACGATCAGTCACACGCAAACATAAGTAAATTTTCTATATTTTTTACGGAAAAATATGGAAAACTATGGGTCTTTTTCTTCTTGTATAAATTTAACTTCATTCATTGGATAAAACACCGCTGCCCAAGAACGTTCAAAATAATGACCCGTTTCTGGATTTGAATGTTTGTCCAAGTCAGTTAATAGGTATTCATAATAAGACTTTGGATGTTGAGTAATGTATTCCTTTTTAATTCCAAAAATACCTCTATCCGAAATCAAATTGGTTTGGGCGTCACCAAAACGTTTCTCATACCAATTCCCAAATGGTCGAATTTCGCTTAATTCGATATGACTTTCCGGATTTAATTCTCTGTTTTTATCGTCGGTGGACGCATAGTCTTCTATTGTAAAATCCCTAAATTCTATTTTAAGATCGTTTAATTTTGTTCCAACGAACACCCCTTCTCCGTTCGACTTCTCAATTTCATATAGCCATTGTTTTGCTTTACGGTTCTTTCCTTCCATATTACATGATCCTGGCAAAAACAACGTATAATCAGCCAAATTTTCGTAGTTATAAATGATATGATAAAGATAACTATGGCTCTCTCTTCCAACATTTTTAATATTTGCTACTTTCATATTACTCGTCTTATAAAAGTTGTCAGTGGGTCCTTTATTGTAACAAATAACTGGATATTTATTAAATGGTTCTTCGCTTAACCATTCTAAATCTTCATTATACCTTGATACAACAAGTTCTATTTGTATTTTGTTTTCCATTGTTTCTACATTAACAACCAATGTTAAAACACAAATCAGAAATAACAGGAACAACAATATAATAACAATGCTTCGTTTCATTTATACTATGTTTCGAAAAGTTCTTAGATATTAACATTAAAAAGCAAATATTACCAACTCTTTTTGAACCTGGGATCACTTTTCGACACAACACATCGTTGCGGAAGAGGTCCATATTGATCGACATAATCCGTATAAGACATCGTTTTTGTATTTCTCGTTCCTCCTGGGTTTGGATTGCTTACGTATTGAGCATATTTCGCGTTTGTTGTAATTGTTGGATTATTACCGCTCGATGCAATTTTTACGGTTTTTTGTTGCGCGTCAATGTTTTGATATCGCGCCGCAAAGGATCGCATGTTCTGCGCAGCGCTTCTAAATATTTGCGAACTACAAAATGAAGTATTCGTTTGACTACACGCCGCATTTGTTTCTGACATTCGTTTTATAATACGTCAATATTTTTAATTATTCATTTTTCGCAATACGTCTTTTACAGTTTCCACTATTTTGTCATAGTCGCATGTTATAATGCCCTCCGGCACTTCGTCCATACATGTTTCGCTAATAATCGGCATTCCAGCGAAACGCCAACGTTCGCAGCGAAGAGCCTCATAAATGCGATTTTTGTCATACATATGCACGTTTAATAACAGCTTGCATCCACCAACGCGGGCATCTCTGTGAATTCGAAATTTGTTTTTAATAACATCCAAGGTTATTCCTTGAGCACTCAAATTTTCTATTATTCGTTTTCTTCTATCCGAAATATTTCCGACTATGCATACATCTGCGTGTTTCTTTTGTTTTATAAAAGAGCGCAAATAATTCTCTGTATTTTTGTCATTTTTATAAGGAATATGATATCCTCGTCCTAGCAATTCTATGTTCTTTTTGGAAAAGTCATAAACGTCTATCTGTGGTGATAAATATTTCTTCATGTACTTCAAATATCCCTTATTTGATAAATGTTCTGTATTCAATAAAGAAACTTTACAATCTTCGGGAACTATTGGATTTATTTTAGTTGAATTACATAGGTCTTGTTCGTAAAGATCGCTAGTCTTATCTAGTATATTTGTTTTATATAGCGCGTATTCATAGGAATTCATTAAATAAGGAACATTAACTATACTAATGTAATGTATGCATTTTTCGCAAGAAATAAGTGTATTATTTTTATCATAAAAAATAACTTCCGTGTTAGGGAAATTATCGTAAATATAATCTTCTAATGCTAAATAGCTTGTTATATTGCATATAATTTTTATTGGAAACGTTTCATTGAAAATTGGTATCAAAACTTCCTCCTTATCCTTTTTTTTATCATTCGATACGCAAAAGTATAAGAAATAAAAAAACACAGCAATCGTCGTATAAAACAAAATTATGAACGTTATGTTGTTTTTGTAAATCATCATTTGTTATTTTGTAATGTGTTTATATTTTTAATTATGTATTTCTCGTAATACTTCTTTTACCTTATCTATTATTTTATCATATTCGCACGTTATAATGCCGTCTGGCACTTCGTCGATACAACTTTCACTAATAATTGGCATTCCAGCAAAACGCCAACGCTCGCAGCGGACCGCTTCATAATTTTTTGTATTATCATACATATGGACGTTTAATAGTATTTTACATGCACCAACGCGGCGATCTCTTAACACCCGAAATTCGTTGTTTATAAATTCAATGGTTATGTTATTATCGTTTAATAAATTTACAATCCTCTCTCTTCTTGTTGAAACGCTCCCTATAATGCATACGTCTTTTACTTTTTTTTGTTTTATATATGATTTCAGTATATTCGTAGAAATAGGATTATTTTTATAAGGAATATATATTCCTCTTCCCAACAGTTCTACGTTCTTTTGTGAAAAATCATAAACGTCAATCTTTGGTGATAAATACTTTTTCATATACTTCAAATAATCATCGTTCGACAAATGTTCCGTGTTCAATAATGCAACATTGCTGTGCTTTGTAAATATAGGATTTACTTTTGCGGCATAGGATAACATTTGTATCTCATTACTATTATCATTAAGTGCGGATTTATATTGTTTGTATTGTTCTGACTTTATAATATATGGTATACTAACTAAGCATACATAGTATACGTTTTTTTCACACCGAATAAAAGGATTGGAACTATCATAATAAACTACCTCGATGTCTTCAAAATTATCCGACAAATAGTCCTCCAAATACAAAAAGTCTTCATTTCTACATATAAATTTTATAGGCATATTGCCGTTTTTAAAATAAGGGTGTCGTTGCTGTCTTTTTGTATTGTCATTGTCAAGTGTTAAATATAATACAAGTAATAATAAAAATATAAGCAATACACAATAATATTCGCTTTTCATTTACTATAGAATAACATTGGGTTTTCGCCGTTTAAAACCCATTTCGAAAAAATTGACCAAAAAATTGATACCAAAAAAGGATACAAATTATCGGTAAACCATCATGGCTTCTAAAGTTGCTACAGAAAATGACCTCGCAAAACAGTACCAACGCAAAACGGATAAACAGCATATTCTCGACAACCCGGATACCTACATCGGTTCCGTCGAAAATGTGGATGCAGATATCTGGATTTATGATGACGCGGCCAATAAGATCGCTCTGAAGACGATCGAATATATTCCCGGATTGTATAAATTGTTTGATGAGGGTATTGTCAACTGTCGCGATCATGTGATCCGTATGATCCATTCGAATATCCTAGACAAAAGGTTTGTTACTCACATTGACATTGACATCAAGGAAGACGGGACCATCATCATGACCAATGACGGAAACGGTATCGATGTGGCCAAGCACCCGGAGTACGATATCTGGATCCCCGAGATGATTTTCGGTCATCTTCGTACTTCGACGAACTATAACAAAGACGAGAAAAAGATTGTCGGTGGTAAGAACGGCTTCGGTTTCAAGTTGGTGTTGATTTGGTCGGAGTTCGGTAGCGTGGAGACGATCGATCATACGCGTGGACTGAAGTATACCCAAACATTCCGTAAGAATTTGGACGAAATCTCGCCTCCGGTCATCACCAAAGTTTCGGTCGCTTCCAAGCCTTACACCAAGGTCACATTCAAGCCCGATTATCGTAGATTTGGTATTCCCGGTCTCACCAGTGATATGCTCTCTCTTCTCAAGAAACGTGTCTACGACATCGGCGCAGTTACAGATCATTCGATCAAGAAGATCAAGATCAACTACAACGGCGGCGTTTTACCAGTCAAGAATTTCCAACAGTATATCGATCTCTATATCGGAACCAAGGATGTTACCAAGCGCGTGTATGAGCAATCCGATGAGCGATGGGAGTATGCGGTTGCCATGTCTCCCACTCGTGAGTTCATGCAAGTCTCATTTGTGAACGGTATCTGCACATTCAAGGGCGGAAAACACGTCGACTATATCATCGGTCAGATCATTCGTAAGTTGTGTGACTACATTGAGAAAAAGAAGAAGATCAAGGTGAGCCCCAACACCATCAAGGAGCAGCTCGTGTTGTTCCTTCGATGTGACGTCGAAAACCCCTCGTTTGATAGCCAGACCAAGGACTTCATGAACACGCCCGCTGCCAAGTTCGGTTCGACTTGCACCGTTTCCGACAGCTTCATTGAGAAGGTGGCGAAGATGGGCGTGATGGAAATGGCGATGTCACTTACCGAGGTCAAGGATAATAAACTGGCCAAGAAGACGGATGGTTCCAAGACCAAGACGGTTCGTGGTATCGCCAATTTCATCGATGCCAACTTCAGCGGAACCGCGCAATCCAAGGATTGTGTGCTCATCCTTTGTGAGGGATTGAGTGCGTCGGCCGGTATCATTTCGGGTCTTTCCAGTGAAGATCGTAACACCATCGGTATTTATCCCCTGAAGGGAAAACTTCTCAATGTGCGCGGTGAGGCGATCAAGAAGATCTCGGAAAACAAGGAAATCGCAGAGATCAAGAAGATCCTCGGATTGGTCACCGGTCACGAATATAAGACGATTGCTGAGGTGAACCAAAGCCTCAGATACGGCAAGGTCATGTTTATGACCGATCAGGATCTCGATGGCTCCCACATCAAGGGTCTTTGTATCAATCTCTTCCATAGCGAATGGGCATCTCTATTCAAAATCCCTGGCTTCCTCTCCTTTATGAACACTCCCATTTTGCGTGCAAAGAAGGGTGCGCAAACGCTGTTATTCTACAACGATGGCGAATATGAGAGCTGGAAGCAAAGTCTCGGCGCGGCAGGAACCAAGGGCTGGACCATCAAGTATTTTAAGGGGTTGGGCACTTCAACCGCAGCGGAATTCAAGGAATATTTCGCAAACAAGAAGGTCGTCGATTTCGTCTATGATGCCGCCGCAAGCGATGACGCAATCGATAAGGTCTTCAATAAGAAGCGCCCGGATGACCGTAAGACCTGGCTGGAGAATTACAACAAGAACGCTTTCTTGGATACGTCTAAGAAGAATGTTACGCATAAAGAGTTTGTCGATAACGAGATGATCCATTTCAGCACCTACGATTGTGCTCGTTCCATTCCGAACATGGTGGATGGTCTCAAGACATCGCTTCGTAAGATCCTGTTTTCAGCATTCAAACGTAAGTTGACGAGCGAAATCAAAGTCGCGCAATTTTCCGGTTATGTTTCGGAGCATTCGGCTTACCATCATGGTGAGGCGTCGCTGAACGGAGCGATCGTGAACATGGCCCAGAATTTCGTCGGTTCTAACAACATTAATCTTCTCGAGCCCAATGGCCAGTTTGGAACTCGGCTTCATGGTGGTGATGATAGTGCATCGGAGAGATATATCTTCACGATGTTGAACTCGTTGACGCGATATCTCTTTCCAGATGCGGATGATGCTGTTCTGTCGTATTTGAACGACGATGGCACGATCGTGGAGCCGGAGTATTATGTCCCTATCATTCCGTTTGCACTAATCAATGGTATTTCGGGTATCGGCACGGGGTTCTCATGTAGCATTGAGCCCTATAATCCCAAGACGATTATCCAGTATCTCAAGAATAAGTTGAAGGGCATTTCAAACGAGCTTGTTGAGTTCGTGCCTTATTACGAGGGCTTCCGTGGAACCATTCGTCGGCTCAATGAGACCAAGTTTCTGGTCAAGGGTTTGTACGAGAAGACCGGCGAGGATAAGATCCGTATTACGGAACTTCCCGTCGGAACCTGGACGATGCCATACACCGCATTCTTGGAGACGCTGATGGATGGAACTACGGATAAGGAAGGTAAGAAAGTCCCTCCGAGCCTCAAGGATTTCACTTCGGTATGCACGGAAGTATCTGTCGATTTCGTTGTGCAGTTCCCCAAGGGTCGCCTGGCGGAGTTGGAAGCATCCGTTGACGCAAACGGTATCAATGGCGTGGAGAAGATGATGAAGCTGACAACCACGGTAAGCACAACCAACATGCATATGTTCAACTCGGAGATCAAGCTTCATAAGTATAACACGGTCGATGAAATCATTGAAGATTATTATGGTGTTCGAATGGAGACGTATCGAAAGAGAAAGGCGGCGCTGGTGGATGACATGGAGAGAAAGCTAGTCCGTCTTTCCAATCGTGCGCGTTATATTCAGGAGACATTGACCGGAAAGATCGATCTCCGTCGTAAGACCGCGGATCAGGTAACCACGCTGTTGACGGACCTAAAGTTCGTACAGATCGAGGGCGATTTCAAGTACCTGGTGAAGATGCCGATGGATTCCGTAACCCAAGAAAATGTGGATAATATTATGAAGGAGAAGGAGAATACGGAAACGGAACTCGCCGCGTTGAAGGCAACAACTTTGGAAGCGATGTGGTTGGGAGAGTTGCAGACTTTGGAGACACAGTATGATAAGTATAAGTTGCAGCGTCAACAAATTCAGGCGGGTGGATCACCGATGTCCAAAAAGATGAAGCTGGTCAAGAAGAAGTAAAACCCAGGTTCCACGCTCGGCACACCCCAGAGGAAGGATTAATAAAAATATAAAATCTTTGTACACTATATAGAAATATCAGAAAAATGAACTTCGCAAATCAATTTAGGTTAATCGAACGCGATTTTTTACTTAATCGATGGAGAATTACGGACGAACAGGCAAACGCATGGCGCAGATTAGATCAGGTTTGTCCCCCCGAACTTGCTACAGATTGCGTTATAAACGTTGGCTCTTTTTTAAATATCCTTGACCGACAAACGGCAACGGCTATATCCCGCGAATTAAATGTACTTCAACAGGGCGTTGATGTCGCCCCTGCATTAGGCAATCAATTAACGGAACAAATATTGCGAAGCGAACGCATAAGAACGTTTCATGAAGTGAGATATTTTAATTTTGATGTCGAATTGTTTCGAGAATTGTTTCGAGTAATTGGACCCGGACATGCCACCATCCTTGAATTAAGATACCCTCCTCGGCCGGATCGCCCAAACATTGGCGGGCATCTTGTTGTTTTAGCGATATTGGCTAACGGGGAACCAGTATTATTGGATCCACAGAACCAAAAGTATGAAGTCGGTGACGACATTCGTCAATATGTCAATAATGGCGGTTATACCCATTTCGGATTGTATTTGCGTCACCGCCGTTTTAAACGTCCCTCAAATGAAACGGAAGTGCAAGTACGAAAACAATCTCACGAATCTCCTGCGCATAAACGTCGCAGAGTTTACGTGAGCCCCGAATTCTCTCCTGACAGAGTGATTTCGCGCGCACCCAGTAGATCTCCTAGTCCCGCGCAACAAGCTGCAAGGGAGCGTTCTCCGGCCGCAGGCGACAGTCCTCCCGCGAAAACACAAACTAAAAAGAAGGGTAAGTCGAAGGGTAAGAATTCCAGAAAAACCGCAAAGGCGGCTCCTGTTGAAGAACCCGAAGATGGTGAAATCGCAGAAGAGCCCACCTATGCCGAAGGTTCTCCTGCCTATCAACCACCAGTTGAAATGCCCATTGAAACCCAACCAACGGATAGCCCGGTTTACAATCCCGTTGAACCAGAACCGGAAGTTGACACAGCTCCGCGCAGAGGAACTCGCAGACGTGTTAAAATTACTATGCCCAAAGGCGGAAAACACAGACGCAGCCATAAAAAATAGGCTAAAAAATTGACATCAAAAGTTTATAAATTTTAATGTCAATCAAAAAATGAACGCAGCGACGCAACCCGAAATTCTTGACGAAAATATGATCCGGATTTACCAAGAACATATTCGCATGTTAAGTCGTGCAACATTTCAGATCCGGGACTATGTTCCCAACATTCGGCCGGAGAAACTCAAAGAGGTAATCACGTGTTATGAAAAAATATTGGGAGCGTTATTAGACGCAGAATAATACTATCTTCTTTTGCTAGATAAAATTGTTACTTTTAAGAATGAATATATTATATACAATATTACAAGCACGGTCATTGTCATGATCAATAGATTGAAAAACTTAACGAAATAACAATAAAAACTAGTATCTTCACTTTTGCAGGTTACTGTGCTTCCGAACATACCGAAAACTCCCGTTCCAGCTATTCCGCCATTGCCTCCGCCAAATGAACGTCCGCCTTTGCCCATATACATTTACTAAATATTTTTTGTAATGGACCGTCGTTATGAAGGGTTTGTCTTCACGATCAATTCGTCCAAACAATCTTCGATTTCATGCTCTTTATATTTTAAACATGTCACTTGTACTTGTGCCGGACTAATCACATAATCTTTCATTAACGCGAATTTCGGGTCGTATTTTTTCATGTCCAGGTTCTCCTCTCGATATTTATATTCCACCATCTCTTTAATAACCAAAACCGACGCCAATTTCAAGTCCAATACATAGTCTATTCTACCCGGCCGCGTAAACGCAGGATCGATCTTCTCCAAATGGTTCGTTGTGAATATCAACATGGCATCATGGAGTTCCACTATTCCGTCAATCACATTCAAAACGCATTCAAGGGTTAGTTCATCATCTCGTCCTTTGTTTGCGTTCAACAATGCGGTCGTCATAGTTTCCAGCATTTTTTTCGACTTCTTATAATCCGTTTTCCCTTCCGGCGTGACATCGCTCGAACAAATATCACTATCGTCGTCGTTGACCAAACTATCACAACAAATCGATGTCGCTTTTTCGGATCTCTTCTTCAATATCTCATCATTGTTTGCATCAAAATCCTCGAAAATAAAACATAACTCTTTCATTTCGTATTTCACTTCTTTGATAACCGTGGATCGTATCAAATTACAAAACTCATTGCAGGTCTTTATTGAAGACCAGCGAACTAAAACCCCATGTCTACCCGTTCGGTTCAAAATCCCACGAATGGTCGATGATTTCCCGCAACCAGGCGGGCCGGTCATGATAATGCCGGCTTTGAATGTAATTCCTGCATCCTCATAACGCCGTTCATGGGCATCTTTTTCCAATTTATTACCTCGATTTGAGAACCTATCCACGTATTTTATGAAATCGTCCCTTCCTTCAAAGAAAATATTCTTATCCAAATGTTTATTACTTTTGAATGGATAGGCGCGGAAATCCATATAATGACGATCGTCTTCATCTTTCGTTGACTTTATATATTCAAATGTCTGTTGTTCCTTTTTATTTACGATCTCGTTCTCATAATCGACGACGCATTTATCCAAAAAATCTTGTAATACTTGATATTTGTCCTTTCCTTTTTTCGTGATCTTATACACGTAATTTTTCATAACATTCGGCATCTTTGCTTTTTTATCGTTCTCCTTTTCGCGTTCTTCTTCCTCTGTAATATTGATTTCAAAGAATATGTCGAGATCCTTATGGATAAGGATTTTTTCATTTTGAATGGGCAATAGAATAAAATCGATGATTTCGTCATCCCAGAGCGATTTTTGGCTTTTATTGATGACCTCTATCATTTTATTGATATTCGCTGGGCAATTCTTATGCATATAATGGTTCAACGCGCGAAAGCGTTTACTATAGACAATTTGGACGTTCTCCCTACTCGTCCCGCCTGAGTAACAAGTTATCGACCGTTTATGTTGGGGTATAACAATTGCACTTTCGTCGTCGTTCGCCCTTAATGCATCGATCAAATCTCTGATATAATACTTTAGATAATCATCGGTTATGAGTTTATAAAAAAATAAAACAAGGACGGCGACCCAAACATTTGTCTCGTTATTGAGAACATTTGTAAGACCGTCGTTCATCAATTTTGAATATAATGTGACTTGCATAATTTGAAAAGGATCTACGTTCATTTACTGTAGTATGCAAAAAGCATTTTATGTAATTTTATCAAATTATATAAAATTTAATCCCTACACATCTTAATACATAATGAGAACCTTTTTACTATTAACAACGGTTCTCCAAATTGGGGCGTTTTTAAATTTCAAATTCGGACCCTCTTTTAAAATATCGGATTATGAAACAAAAAAGCACATAGGTTCTGAAAATGTTCTCAAAAAGATAAACGGGTTTTATGGTTTGATCGGGCCCAATGTTGACGCAAAAAAGGTAACCGCATTGGCCGATCTATTTATGGGCGATGGTCACATCCAAGGCGTATTCTTCGACCAAGGTAATCTAACGTTTGTAAATAATTTTATTTATACCGACAAGATAGCCTACGAAGAACGAAACGGTAAGGTACCAGAGGGGGTTCTTTTAAAATTGCTTTTTCTATTGTTCAATAATTTGCGTATGTTGCCAAATCTTATGGATGTAGCAAACACCGCATTGATTAATATTGATCAAAAAATTTATGCACTGTATGAAAGAGATAAGCCCTATTTATTAGATGTCGATTTCGAGAACAAAACCATTCATACTATAAAAAAACTGTCGTTGCCTCATCTACAAAGTTTTTCAGCACATTCAAAATACTCAAAAAAGAGCGGGGTGGAAACCATTGATTATCATGTTCTCACCAAAACGGTTCATTATCATCGATTGACGGAGAACTTTAAACCTTTGAATTCTGTGCAGATAAAAACGCAATATTTACCGATTGTACATGACTTTTACGTAAACGATAATATATGCGTTTTCGTGGATTCGCCCATTGTTATCGATATCATGAAATTATTGAATGGCGGACTTCCTGTTCGTTTTGACAGGTCAAAACCGTCGTTCATTCATGTGATAAACAAAGAAACCGGTGTTGTCCAAACTTATAAATGTCCTTCTGCCTTTTATTTATTTCATTTTTCTAAGGTTATTGAGAACAAAGAGACAATCGAAATCTATGCCCCTTTATATGACGATCTCGACTTTTCGCAATTAAACATCCAAGGCAAATACCGGAAAATTGTTCTCGAAAAAGCGTCGAAATTGGTCCGTATTGAAAAAGACAGGGTCCTCGAGCGACTAGATCTTGATTTCCCGGTGGCGTTTGACGATAAAATTGTTCTCCGGTCTATAGAAAATAAGATCATAAAAGGGTTTGTAATATGTAAAGACATGAAACAAATCCGATCCATAACTCTGAGAAACCGTTTCATTTGTGGAGAACCTGTTGTTATCAACGCGGAAGGAACACCATATTTGATATGTTTCGCGAATTCCATGCAGAGCGCCGAAAGTTTTTTGATAGTTATCGAGTTAAATACTTATCATATCCGGGAATTCTCGCTTGGTAATAGATCACTTAACTTGGGGTTCCATTCTATATTTTTACACCATAAGAAAAACCCGGCCCTTAATAATCCGGGAAAAGAATCGGGCGCACTTTTGGAAAATGGACATTTTTAAAATGTCCAAAATGAGATTCCTGAGAATAGAATTTCCGGGAAAAATCACTTGTGACTGAGAAGCTCACAAACCCGAAATTTTAATTCTCTGTTGTGACGATAAAAAAAAACACAAAAACGGCATCGGGGATTTTCTGGTTCGAAGGTTTTCGAACTTTTCTGTCCCAGTAAATCCCCAGAAAATTTGACGCGCGAGCCGTCACGATAACAAGTATTGTCATATATAAAATATAGTTTATCTATGACACCATAATGATTTTTTCGAACTTTTTCGAACCCAGAAATCCCAATTTCGTTCCTTTTGTTTAGGAGATTTTCTGGTACTAAAATAATAGAATGGAAAAATCCCCAAAAATCCCCAAAATATTTTCATGCGAGGCATGTGACTATAATACGAGTAATAAGAAAGATTTGGCTAAACATTTCACCACAGCCAAACATCTAAATAGAACCGCTTCGAACGAAAATATCCCCAAACAGACCTATTATGTCTGCCCGAATTGTACGAAAGAATACAAGGCCAAAAGCAGTTTATGGTATCATACGAAAAAATGCATGGGACTTAGTGAAGACCGATCCAAAATGGAGGCAAAATTATCGGATACGAATGACCAACTCTGTATGATTACCGAGCTATTGAAACAAAACCAGGAGCTTCAGAAGCAGATCTTGGAGATATCGAAGGAAGGAAAACACTATACCAATAACAATAATATCACGAATAACAATACTAAGAATTTCAATCTGAACTTTTTCCTGAATGAGACATGTAAAGACGCGATCAACCTGATGGATTTCGTGAATTCGCTACAGTTGAAACTGACCGATTTCGAGAACACAGGCCGTTTAGGTTACGTAGAAGGAATATCCAAGATCATCGTAAACGGACTGAAACAAATGGATGTACATAAACGCCCAATACATTGTACTGATATTAAGCGCGAAACTATGTATGTGAAGGATCAGGATTCCTGGGAAAAGGAAAACAATGAGAAATCGAAGCTGACCCAGGCAGTGAAAATCGTGGCGAATAAGAATTTACAACAGATGCAAGAATGGCAGAAAACTTACCCAGAATGTACTGTAAATAATACCCAACAAAATGAGGAATTCATGAATATCATGTTGGCCGCCCTCGGTGGTCAAACCGAGGAAGAAGACGATAAAAACCGCGAAAAAATACTACGAAATATTGCAAAAGAAGTCCTCATTGATAAAGACAAATAGTGAGTTTGTAACTACAACTGCATAATATGCTGACAATATAAATATAATATTTAGACAGTGTATACTCAATGTACGAAGACCTTTTGCGGGATATGGGACCGATCACGGACGGCGAATTCATAACACTACAATATAACGTAAACTATGCACTCAACAATTTGGGTTATGTAAGAATAAACATAACGACGGATGCTAGCGGAACCGTGTTTGCATTAGATAGTAGCGGAAACGCAATAGACAATAGGCTTATTATAAAGTTGTCTTATACATACGGTCATATTGACGAGGTAACACAGCTTCCTATCGCAGCATATTTTACGCTTGAATTTGACGACGGATCTACTTTTGGTCTTTCTACGGAAAGTCATGACTTATATTGGTATTGGATGACGGGAATAGACCCAATAGTCATTTATCAATATACCTAGTGAGCAGGGAACCTACGGTTCCCCTGCGACCCCTCCCTTTCTTGAATAATTTATATTAACGTTTTCTGTTAATATAAACCGGACTTCCATTCGCGTAAGGGAGGGGTCGCAGGGGAACCGTAGGTTCCCTGCCCCCTAACAGTTGTTATAGTTAGTCACTCCGTCCCAGACTATATTGTTGTTTAATGTCCATTTTTGTTGAGCACAAATGGGATTAGCACCGGAATTACCCCAACCTGGATCCGAAAAATTAATCGACTTACCATCCGACGAAAGACCAAACGTGGTCTTGCCAACTAGCGAAGAAGCGCCGTTTGCATTGTATATAGTTCCAATGTTTTTTGCACCAACTGTAGGAATAAGACAGCTACTTCCGTCGGCAGCTAAATTCCAGTAATCGGGGCAAACAGGCCTCGCACCAGGATACACCGTCATATTGCTAGTTTTGCTTTTCATGGCAAGTCCAACATAGGTCAAAATCAATATGAGAAAAACAACCGCGATCGTTAAAACAACAATATAGAAGAGATCCATTATATATTACTTGAACATTTTTTTGCGTATGCCTAAATTCATTTGGTCTGTATATTTAGTAGGATTAATTTCTTGTGTAAAATTATACGATGTCATATCAACCAATAGTTCCGGTTCCTATAAATAATAACGACCTGATTATCGGCGATCAACATAATGGACGCGTGAACATTATCGAAAACCCGTCAACCGATATCTTATTCAAAATGCAAGAGAAAATTGGTATTCGCAATAAAGCGACGAATTTCCGAGAAGCCATTGGTGGAGTATTGGAAGATAATGTTCTCGCTCAAGTTTATTTTTCCGCCGAAAACATTCAGATCATACAGAATGGGTTACGTGCCGGAGTGTATAAAATGTCGAATAACCGTTATATTATCGCCCCGCAAAACATCGACAACTTGAAGATCATTATGCGTAGCATCTATTTACAATACGCTGAGCATTTGCCGAAAGACATTACCGGTCAAGTAGAGCGCTTAAACGGTCTTGTTTTGGATTATGCCATCCCCGCGGTTTATGGTGAGGCCACGGGCTACGAAAAGTATTGCCAAGACCAGAGCACACTTGTTGTTCCATTACAACACCCTCTTCATCACGATCGCGAGTATAAACAGTTACAGTTGAAACCATTCGTTTAGATACTAATTATTTATATGTCAATTATAAATAATTTTATTATGAAAAAATAACAATAATTATATATACATTATGCCAAAACGCGCGACTGTAAAAAAAACAAAAAAAAACTCTAAGAAAAGAGTAACAAAATCAGGAAATAAAAGAAAAACAAGATCTGTAAATAGAAATAGTAAACATTTAGGCGGAGGTTCAATAATAGAAAACTTACAACCAGTAATTGTTATAAAAAACAACAGCATTCTCAAAGAAAAAATAGCAGATTGTTATGTTTTTTCTATGGAAAATAAAATATACGTTTTGTTTCAGTTATATAAAGGCATTCTCAGCGCATTTTCATCCGCATCAAAAGGAATGGCAAAAGGTGTAGCAAATGCGGGAATTGGCACATTAGCCGGAGTTTATAGTGCTCTTACAGTTAGTGATAAATCAGAGGATGTTCAAGCACTTCAGCAAAAGAGTGCGTCTTATTTACTAGTTGAAAAACTGTCAAAAACATTAAAAGAATTTTTAGGAGGAATAGGCAACGACGCTACACTTACCGGGATGGGCGAAACAATGTCATATAAGGCCGAAACAATATTTTTCTCTTATACAATTGACCAAATTGACAGAAAAGGTCAATTAGACCAATACAATCGTAAAGAACCAATAGCTTTTGGAAGAAACACAGAAAACGCCTCGTTTGATATTAATGATCCAAGCAATTGGATAAATGAGGTTAATGCCGGAACAACACCATCGTCGTTTCAATACACATTAAATGACACCCCGGGTTTTGATAAAACTATAATGGACGCCGTCAATACAGTGCAATCGAACTTGAAACTCCAGCCCCTGCTCCCGCCCCCGCCCCCGCCACAATAGTTATTTTAACCGCGTAAGAATGAAATGACAAATTGAAGGTCTTACTCCAAAAAATTGAATTCTGATTATAGTTTAATAAAAGTGATAATCAGAACTTTAGTCACGCTTTTATTCTTAAGAAGGACAGCACATTCGTTTCGGAGAATGGAACGCGTACCCGGGTTTACCAGCGAATTGAGATCGGTCATTGAGAATAATGTGTATGTTAAAAATTGTGACAGCAATAAAGCAAAGGACACGCATTCGCTTTCTTCGCTTATTGACCGCGATCTTTCTCAAAGTGATTGTATTAAGTTAGGAACAGGCGCCGAGAGCGTGATCCGAGACATTGTTTGTGTAAAGAATACTGCGCTCAAAAATATCAAGCCAAAGAATACCCTGGGAAAAAAGGAAAAGGACCATTTGTTTGTGGATGAGGTCACCAAGACGCTTTACTACGCGGAGCTCAAGGGCAATTTGAATTTGGATACGGAAAAGTGCAAGTCCACCAGTGATAAGTGTAGTAAGATCGAAGCAGAGTTGAAGGATGAGTTTCCTGGTTATACGGTGAATATGTATTTATTGGGCGTTCGTTATTATGACAAGAAAATTATTCCAGAGATCATTAAGAAAAAGTATTCTTGCATTGCCAATAACTTGATTGGCGTGAATGATTATTTCAAGGCTCTGAATGTCCCTGTGGAATTTGCCGATGAGCAGGATTATAGAGAATTCTTGAACTATTTGGCCAACTCTATGTTTGTCGAGTAGGCAGGGGAACCAAGGTTCCCCCTGCGACCCCCTCCTTTGCCTACTTAAATAAAAAAATTGTTTATGGTGTATTTTTTGTTGAGATTAAAAGTTCTTGATGATGAGATGTTTCGTATTGATCTCGTCACCCACTCTTCCCGCATACAACTTAAACTTATATTTCTTATCATATTCTCCCACAATATATCCCGCATACAACTCACTAATGAAGTCCGTCTTTCCAATAATCATCAAGCAACGGATCTGTGTGTTCTTGAAGCACTCGGCCAACTTCCTCTGTTGTTCACGCTCGAATTTACAGTATCCATAGTCAGTAAACTCGCTATCATAAGGCGGATCCAAAAACATAAAGTTCTCGCGACTATTATAGTTCTCGAAAATATACTCAAAGCTTTTCTTATGTACCGTTGTGCGCTGGAGCAACGTTTCATAGTCTCGGTTCTTCAAATCCTCGAAGTTCATATTCTTGTATTTCCCATAAGGAATATTGAACTTTCCGTTCTTATTGTACCGTAGCATTCCACGGAAGCACGTCTTTCTCAAATAGTAAAACCTCTTTGCGTTTTCCAGAGGTGCGCTATAGTCCATTTGGTCGCGAACCACATAGTAATTATCCTCCGTGTTTGGGTTGTTTTGCATGAACGTATAAATCTCATTGGATTTACCATCCTTTATACTTTGATAGAGATCGGTCAATTCGTTATGAACATCCGAAATCACGGCTTTCTTTGGTTGTAGATGAAAATAAACAGCTCCGCCGCCAATGAACGGTTCCAAATAGGTGTCAATGTCCGTGGGAATATGATCGATAAATGCTGGGATTTCGTCCCCCTTGCCGCCGCTCCATTTTACAATTGGTTTCAAAGGCATTGTATATTATACCATAATATATAATGTATTTTCTAAGTCAATTTTTTGCGGGGAACCAAGGTTCCCCCGCACGCCCCCTCCTTTATCTCAAATTAAACTTTATGACCCTCGCCGGCTCACCAATATTATGATCCAACTTCGTAAGTGCCACATCATTCTTAAATAAAAAGTGCTCAACCTTTCCATTCGTATGCTTCTTTTGGTTCATCTCCATCAACTCCGCCGTCAATAAGCGCAAATTCTGCGCCTCCGGAATAAGATCACTCACTTGCATTTGAACCGCCGTTTTCAGCAACTCGCGATTGCCCGTTTTTTCATATTCCGCCAAAAGCGACCTCACGTTCTCCACATAATAAAATATCTTGTCCTTTTTGCGCTGAATGAGTTCCTGTTTATGAGGATCCGCATGTTTCTCTTCATAACCGTCCATCAACTCCTTAAAAATCATTGCATCAATATTATAGTTATCCAATTCGCTCTTAAACTGCTTCACGGATTGTTCCTCCGTAATATAGCTAAACAGCGTATCCAACTTCTGTTTAATGATATTATCCTTGATTTCTTCAATATCATTCTTGAAACTATAAAGAAGATCTTGATGCGAAGAAAAGCTTCCCTTATAGATTTCGATATTCAAGTTGCAAGGTTTATCCGTGCTTCCGCACAAGGCGACATAACGATCGTCCCGGATCGCAAAAACCGTACCCACGGGTCGCGTACATCCCACACATTTTGCCTTGATTTCCGATGCATTACGCTTGCCAATCTTTTTATTGGGCGCGTTCTTAAACACGCGGCGCTTGGCCTCATGAAGTTTGTTCTCGTAATCGTTTTTAAGGCGAAAGTAATCAAACAACGACTGTACATAATTCATGTTTTTCTGGACATCGACGTCTTCAGTGGGAGATCCGTCCAATGCGGGCACTGCAGAATTACGGAATTCCACGCTGGGGTTATTATCGATATTGAGATCCGTGATTTCCTCGGTCAAGTTCTCGATCACGGATATTTTATTATTGGAGACATTGAGGATTTTCAAGCGATCCAACCCACGGAGATCCAAATGGCGTAATGCGTTATTGTTCAATTGCATTTCGACGACATCCGTAGGGAATTTCTCGATCTTCTCGAGCGCATTATACGAGATATTCACGTATTGTAATTTCTTACACGGCGCTAAATTAATCGTGCTCAAATAGTTATGTGGGATCTCTAAATGTTGAAGAGAACTCGGCAAATCCTCGAGCGCAAACAAAAAATTCTTCGGGCAAATCAGTCGTTCAACGCCTTCGGGAATATTGGTGATGCTCGTCACTTCACCTTCGGGCAAAATGATTTCAGTGACAAACATGAACCCCGAATTACGTATAATGGAAAAGTCAATATCGCCATGGAGAGGTTCGCGAATGTCGAGGACGCTCGTGCGGCGTGTTAATTTATTCACGAGTAAATCGGTTAAATAGGCCTGGGCGGTATTATTTTCGCGTATAATATCTTCGCGTTGATCTTTGATGACGTTCATTTATAATTACTGAATATATAATATAAGCGAGATAAACAAAATTTACGCCTCTTTCAAAACTAGGAGCCGCATATTTTGAATTGTATTTACAATTGCAACCCATATTATGCTATAAAATATATGTTTAGGGAATAATATAAAAATATCAAAACAATATAGAATAATGAATGTATTGTAGCGCTTGTATTTTTTGTAATCCAAACACGTAACTAGAAAAATGTCTGGCCAAGCGATGGCAACTGAGTAATACTCGATGTCTTTCGCTCCTTACTTTCCTCTTGATAATATCGGATCTTCGATAAGACATAAGCTTGATCGCGCTTCATTTTCTCATGTTTTTCGCGATCCGATAAACGATGGGTGTAACAATAATATAAAGTATACCCGACAATGGATGCGAAAATCAAGAACACACCAATATTGAGAACATAATAGTAGATGGTAACACGATGTGAATGACAGTTTTGCAATGTCTCATATAAATAATTTTTTGCCGTTTGATCAATGAGATGTGAGAGTTCCATGTTGATACTGATAAATATATGTTATCAGTATCAAAAAAAATCGGTCAAAATACGGGTTATAAGTAAAGCAAGTAAAACAAGATGGCTAAATAAGATAAAATAGCTAAAACAATGGATACCACCCAGATCGGGATAACGGTTTTATGTTTATATCCCACACCAAAGGGGCGAAATCCGCCTTCGCGGTTATAGATAAACGCCGGTTTCAAAAAATGGATCAGTGAAAACACAACTAAAAATATGAAAATAGCAATATTTAATTTATGGTAGCGGACAAAACCCTTGATATTATTCATTATATACGTACTATAATATAAAATGAAAATAAATTCCGGGAAACCTACGGTTCCACTGGACGCCCCTCCCTTAACTCTTATTTCTTAGATCGCTTGGACTTATTCTTCTTCGTCCTTCGTTTTCCTCCAAAGCCCGCCGCGCGGGCCGCGGTATTTCCCACAACGTTAGCCCCGTTTACTAAAGTGTTTCCTACACCTTTTCCCACATTACCCAAAGTAGTTAGTCCAGAGACAGCGTTGTTTTGGAGTACAGTTGTACTGTCTTCTAATACGGCAGGACTGCATGTTGGAGATGCATCCATAGAGGCAACAGTAGCGGTAATATCCGGTTCACATTTATATTTTTTATCGCCAGTGTTCGCTGAGTATCCTACGCAGCTCCCGCTCCAAGATGGAGTGCATTCCCCAGTGCTTTTGCAGCAATATGTTTTGCCGCCGCCTCTCATTTTTCTACGACCAGTTCGTGCGCGTTTCGCGGTTTTACGAGCCATTTATAAAATATAACCATATATTTTCTAAATGCCGAATGAATGAAACGCGAACCCAACTTAGAATGGGACATTAGAGCCCGTTTGAGTAACAAAATGATTTGTAACATTTTGAATAACAACAGTATCTGTTGTAACGCCGGAACCCAACATAAGATATTTGGTTTTCTGGATACCGGTTAGAGGAGCGCTTGGTAATGGTATGTCTGTGGCGGTTGGATCATAAGCAGTTGCATCCACAACAACACGCATATTTGTAATATATCCATCAAATCCACCCGAGAAGGCCTTTCCAATTAAAGTTTCTGTTCCTGCGTAAACTGTGAGATCCTGTTGCTGTTGTGCGTTCTGCGAAACTCCGGATAATTGGCAATCGCTTGCTTTTTCTCCATTAAGGAAGATAGTTTCAATTGAACCGCTGGTTGTTGCATTTCTACATAAAGCCAAGTGGTTCCATGTGTAAGGCATAATTCTTGCCACAGTATAAGTGCGATCAGCAGAATTGCTATTTGCTGCTACTGCAATATGTGTATCATCAGCGAAAAATAGTGATAATCCATATCTTTGACCAATAATTCCGCAATTTGTTACGTCATAAATACTATAAAACCAAAATTCGATAGAGAATGCATAATTTCCAAATGTGAAACCAGGAACAAGAGACAAATACGTGTTGTCCGTCGAGTTAAATCGTAACGAACCAGCCAAACCAGCTCTTGGCACAACACCGGAAGATGGCGAGGAATAGTTGGAATTTCCTACAGCGTTTACTGCGGAAACTGTAAATGTATACGTAGTACCGTTTCTCAGTCCAGTAACAAGAGCCGTTGATTGATCAGCGGCGACAGTTACGTCGTCAACATCATCCGGATTAGTAACAATAACATATCCTGTAATCGCAGATCCTCCGTTATTCGACGGTGCTGTCCATGTAACAACTGCGCGGACATCATAAGGAGTTGCGGCAACACTAGTAGGAGCGTCAGGGACCGTGGCAGGAGTGGTTGACGCACTAGCGGCCGATGGCGAGGAATTGCCGATTTTGTTGACAGCCACAACTCTAAACGTGTATGCGGTTCCGTTGGTGAGACCAGTAACAGTGGCGGGAGATTCCGAAACAGTTGTTGTAAAATTGCCAGGCGTTGATGTTACAATATAGGATGTAATAATAGCGTTTCCATTTTTAACTGGAGGAGAAAAATAAATTGTTATGGAACCATTCCCTCTTGTGGTCCTACCAATGATAGGAGGGTCAGGAACAGTTTCAATAAGCTTGGCGGTTACAATACCTCGATTAAATCCCAAACGGACAAAAGTCCGATAGTCGCAATGTAAATTGTCTTCATCGCACAAAGCACCACGCAATAATTGTGAACGGTGAGTTCTAAAAAACGACATTATATTATAAGCGTAGACAATATAATGTTGAACGACTTGTTATTCTAAAGTTTACCTTTTCCTCCTTTTAATGGACCTGCATTTCCTGCTTCATCAACTGCTCTTATTCTTTTCATCCAAACGTCGGATATGTTTCGTGAGCAATTTACTTTTGATTGTATTTCTTCGGGTTCTTGTTCATCCTCGTTTATTTCTATTTCTGATAGTTTTCTTCTGAGTTCTTCGGTAATGCGATTACTTTTGATGATTATTTGTTGTATTTCGAGTAATTCCAAACGTAATTTGCTTTCCAATTCGACCTCTTCGATTTTAGAGAGCTGTAATTCATGGATCTTTTCAAGTTGATCTAGTATTTCTATTTCTCTTTTAATACATTCCTGCAATTTTGAACCATTATCACTGTCTTCCGTATTCATTATTCTATATTATACGAAATTATATTTTACCCTTTCCTCCTTTCAAAGGACCTGCGTTGCCGTCACTGTCCACGGGTCTTAGGCGCCATATGCCATCGTCTGGGTGTTCGTCTTCGAAAAACGCAATAGATACATCATTTAATACCTTTTTCTGCGTAAAGTCTTCGTCCACTGTACATCTTACGCTAGATGTAACCGTGCAACAAAATATTAAGCGTATGTAGTCAAATATAGTCCAACCCGAATCATCTCCATCGCAGCACGATTTTTCTTTTGTATTCGCTAAATTGTTAGGATTATTATTAGAATTCATATATATAGTAATGGACGAAAAAGATGATAAGGAAATTCAAACAGAGAATGAATTTCAAATGTTGACCCTACCTGAAGTCGAAGATTATATGGCCAATTTATACGATAATACCGAAAATAATAATTCGACGATATGTGATGTGATTTCCATCTATTTGAAAGGCCAAAAAATACTATACACGGAAGCAAAAACGATATGTGAAATTCGACTGACGTTTCTCATGCTTCCTGCGATATTTTTAACCGTTTCTTGTAGCGTGGCTACATTATTATTGAAAGATTATGAGTATGGCACTTTAATCACAAGTTCGGTAAATGGAGCTATCGCATTTATTTTAGCGGTCGTAAATTATTTGAAGTTGGACGCTCGCGCAGAGGCGCATAAAATGAGTGCTTATAAATTTGATAAATTACAGTCCGAGATGGAGTTCAACTCAGCCAAGATGTTATTTATCAAGGATGCGTCGAAAGGGTTGGGAACAATTATATTGAATGTGGAAAACAATGTGCGTGAGATCAAAGAAACCAATCAGTTTATATTGCCTGAAAAGATCAGAGTGAATTTCCCTTATTTATATGGAACGAATGTGTTTGCGGAAGTGAAAAAGAAGGAACACACGGAAAAAAAGTTACTACACACATTAATGATAAATATGAATGATACAACCAAATTAAAAAAGCGGCTTCCTTTGTTGGAATATCAAAGAGATAAGGGAACCATAACAACAATCGATGGTAAAAACGTCAACGACGAAATAGTGTTATTAGCAAACAAAATAAATGAGCTTAGACACATAAAAGACAATTTACACGAGGCTTATTTGGAATTGAAAAACGAGCTTTTGAATATGGATCGCGATTTTGATAGCGAGATTAAACGCTATATGAACCGCAATCGATTTAATTTACTAACATGTGAATGTCTCAAAGTTTAGCAGGGAACCTCCCATTATTCTTGATAATAATTTGTTACTTACAAAAACAAATTATTAGGCGTCGTCGTATTCCGACGGATCGATATCTTCCTCATAATATTCACCGTCCATAAAATTTTCGCCGAATTTCGAGATATCTTCGCCTTCGCCGTCATAATACCCCTCTGTTTCGTCTCCGGTATGAGCCTCTAATTCTTCTACGTCCACCGCGCGTTCATAGTTTTCGAGTAATGCCAATTCGTAAACTTCGATCATCATTTCGCTCACCACGTCCGTGGTGCCCAATTCGAGATCCTGTAATAGATGTCCGATCATATCCTTAGTTTCACGCTCGTTCGTCGCCGCGTCGTACTGCACGAGGCCCTTCTGTTGACCCACATTCCAGCGTCCCATCTTATACTTCTTCATCGTATTTTCCACGCGACGCTCCTCGATGGACATTTTACCGAGATCCTCAACAATGGATTTCTTCTCCTTATTACGCGAACGTTTGACATGGTGCATAATATCTTCATACGAAAAGTTCACCGCTTTCTTATTTTTCTCTTCAATCTCCAAAAACCCGAGTATCAACTGGCAAACACGTTCTTTCAATTCCTCTGCGTTACCTTGAACCACGCGATATTCTTGAAGATCCATTTCCGTTTCGACCAAACTCTCATCCAACTCATTAAACTGCGCCGCAATGGAATTGGCTGGGTCTTTCGCGTCTGATATTTTTTCACGACGTATTTGTTTGAACTCTTCCAAATCCGCACGTATCAAATTGATATCATTTGCGCATTCTATATATTCGTAGATAGCCGATAAGAAGCAATGCGCGAACAATGCGTATGTTGTCTTTTTATCAAAGAGCGCATTATATGTTCGCCCATCCTTACGAATAGGAGTGATGACGGGAATATTTTGCGTAAATAAATTCAAGTTGACCAATCGGGTCGAGATCTCCAATAGCAAACGACTAATCACATTATCGTTTTTGAACTTTTCGATGCTTTCATAATACTTTTTAATGAACGTTTCGATCTTACGCGTGGTGTCGTCCTTTTTATTGAAACCCCAGTGAGGAGGAACAGCATAATTCTCGGCCAAATTCAATATTATATTGGGGTAGACTTTCGCCATCGAATGAACTGCGTTTTGAACATATTGCGCGACGGTGCATAACTCATCATCATGGTATAAGTCAGCGCGGCTCGATACGGTATCCAAATTCCACTTGGTCAAATCAAACAAATATTGGTTCACCTTGTCATAGTTAGCGTTGGATAGCTTTCCGTATTTCTCAATGAACGACATTACTTGGCGATATAATTTATCATTCGCCGTGTATAAATAATTGATTAACCCTTCCATTTCTGGTGTATCATCCTCCTTCATGGCGGCTGGATTAAAGGTTTCGAGAACATTACGTAAATGATCGCGTAGTAATTCAACTACCACTGAGGAGTTTTCCATATCGAGGGCTTCCACGACGTTTTTCATACTATCTACACGGTTAAATGGCTTATTGGCTTCAATGACGACGCGGTTATTTCCATTGACGATCTTCATCAACTGATGTAAGGTGTCCACGTTATAGCGTTTTCCGTTTTTCTTTAAGAACTCGATCTTTTCGTCGAGTGACCAAAACTGGTTATAATTCGCGGGTTTTTCGCTACATATCGTTTTCAACTCTTCGGGTACGGGTAATTTGCGATCAAAGTTACAGTATTTGATGATGGCGGCATAAACGTTTTTCTCGAGGTCATGCGCGGCAACCGCGGGATATTTAATTCCGGTGAACTCGGGATGGTATAACATCGGCGCCGTGGAAATAACGCGCATGTTCTCTAACATCTTCGACATCTTCCTGACAGCGTTGATTTGGAAACGAATGTTCTCGTCCTCTTTGATAAAATAAAGGATCGGGTTATAGGTGTCAACACCTTCGTTACAACATGCGTTTTCCATGAAAGGGATTTGCGCCGAGGTTTTAAAGAGCAGGTCTTTGGTTTTCACCACATTATTAATACCTTCGACGACCGCAAAACCGAATTGTTGTGCGCGGCTCTTCAATATCGCATATTGTTGATGTTGATCCTTATGGCCCTTACGCATGATATCCAATAAGTCTTTATTGAAATCGGATCCTACGTTTTTCAAAGACCCCAAGATAGAAAATTCGACAACCGGAGGTAAAAAGTGCTTCCATTTACTAATGCTGTGTTCTTCCACAGAGACCGTATCGGGGTTCAATAACACATATTCGCGTTTCTGAACATATAATTCGTTGATGTCGCTGCGTTTCAATACATAGACGTCCAATATGGTACGAATACGTGTTGCCAAATCGATCGCCTTTAACTTTTTGATCGATTCCCAGGGCGAGATCGAACTCTTGGTCTTTTCCAAGACACAAGAAATATATTGGATCGCGGTCATATCTTCCACGCCTCCGTTGAGAGGATATCCACTGAAAGAACGTACACAACCCGGAAACGTTTTTGTGGTTTTGAACGACGGAACGGCGGTTTGAATGCGCACCAAAAGTACGCTCGCCGTGAGAGTGATCAAGGTTTCCTTACGATAATTTTCATAAGGTTGTAACCCTTTACCCTTCTCATTCAATTGTTTTTCGGATCGCTCATTATACTTGTTTTCTTTCACAACCACCTTGGCCATGAGTTCATTCGTCATACTCAATACGAAATCTTCGATACCGTCGACTTGAATGTCAATATTAGAGCAAATCGTACTGAATACATTATAGATACTCTCGCTCGTTTCGTTATCGAATACGCGCTTCTCTTTCTTTCCGATCACTTCCATCATCACGGTTCCCATTTCTTTCTCCATAATGGCGTGTGTGGTAATCTTGAAACCGCTTTGATCGAACCCTTCTTCCTCGCTGAAGTCGCCTTTGCAGATAATATATCCGCTATGACGATCTACAATGGCGTCAGCATCATCGCTTGGTATGCCAATAGCATGACGGATCTGTTGTTGTTTCAAAGCATAGTCGCCTCCATTCACGAACTCCTTTGCCAACTCGTATAAAAACCAGGGCATAAGTTTGGTGTTGGTGTCAATACAATACTTCCAATATTGATTTTCTTCCAGTTCGTTGATCATAGGATCGCGACAGAATGTTTCCACAAACCGGATTATATCGCCTTGCTTTTTAGTGAAATCGTCTTGTCCCAAAATCAAATCGCGTAATTTCACATGCGGAGAAACAACGGCGTCACTATATGTCGCGTATTTTCCCAATTCGTAAGCTAAATTATTCGCCTTTTCTGCCTGAATATCGTATAATGATTGTAATTTCACAAGATGGGCGCGGTTGCGTGACAGGTTCTTCTCTAATTTACGCTCCATATCATCGATGTTCTCTTCATAACGGCTTTCGAATTCCTTCATCATACCCTTTTGATTGATCTCCTTCAATCGATCCGACGCATCCTTGGTAGTTTCACATACCGCGGTATTCTGGTTTTTCATGCATTTGCTGCTGATATTGCAGAAAATCGTATTCGTATCCAAAAACGCCTCCTCATTAATCTCATTATCGCGAACCCAGTTGTTTTTCAGGCGGCGATAATATTGTACTCGCTTACGCAATTCGGCTTCTTCCTCTAATATCGCCTTGTTTTTTTCACTGATCGATTGTTCATCGACGGCGACATCCAATTGAGGACGGATCTCCAAAATCGCGTATTCGCCATCACTCACCTTCTTTTTATTCTGTATCAAAATAATGGCCAAATCGTTTGCGAAATCTGTAGGGCAATCGTGTTTTTGGATGAGATTTTCGGTCAAATAGCTGACAAACTTTTCCGGGGGCATTTTCTTTTGCTCATCCTTGTACTTCTTCAAGATATCATAAGGCGTATCGTCGAATTCTTTATCATAGAATACGTCTTCCGCATTATTATCCTTTTGGAGATCCTTCATAGAAGTATAGCGTTTGGCCAAATAGCGTTTGTAGCAGTCGGGAGGAGTGATTTTCTCGATATCCGTCATTTCTTCGATGGCCGGTTTGCTACCGAAGACATCCGTAAAGAAATCGGGCGTCACCAAGGAAGGAAGGAGCATCGTATTCATCAAATTACAGTATACTTTATGGTTATCCAATTGCAACATTTTAAATAGGATCTCTTGCGACGATAGCGCGACCTCGTCTTTTTCTTGAAGTAAAAAACGATAACTTTGGTATAAGTCATCCATAAGTTCGCGCTTTTCGGAAATAAGACCCAATATCGTTTTCATTTTGGGGTCGACGTTATAGTTCGTATTACGTAAAATACTGAGCTCGTCACGGCGCTTCACATAATCGATTTTGATCTTTTCAATTTGCTTCTTAATAAAATAACGGATCTCCTTATGTTGTTGGTAGGTGATATGGTCGGGGTAGATAGCAAAAGGCTCGAGATGTTGAGCGACGTCGACAAACGAAAGCTTATCCTTGATGTATTTACGAACAAGACGTATCAACGTTCTCGTTTTGGGAACAATCGCTTCCAAGAATTTCTGATATTTCTCAGGATCCTCGCCGACATCTTCGGATAAGATGAATTCTTGTATTCCCGAGAAAAAGTCTTTTTGCGTATCCTTTTCCCATTGTTCATGATCGAATTCCTTTTGTAAATCTTCGATAACATGAGGAATAATATCCGTCTTCTTACGTAAGAGGCGAAAGGTCATGAATAAATTATGGTGCAAATTCGCGCGTTCCATAATACTTGTTGTGGGTAAATCAATCTTGGAGAACATTACCACAGGCGCAGGTAAAACAAGAAGCGATTTGATGGTGATTTTATCGTTCGGTGTCATAGGGATGCGCTTGAATATTTTTTTACCGTTCTTCATGATTTGCTCGTCGAGTTTCGTGAGACCCAAATTATACTTTTGAATGATAAAACGGCGCTTGGCAATACCATCCGCGTTCACAATTGTGCTATAGAAATTATCCAAGTTATCAATGATCGCCTCCAAATTCGTCATCACACGCTTCGAGGTCAAGAATTTGTTATTATCAAAAGGGTCCTCATAAGACGCGACAATGTTATTGATAGTGTTATTCAACGTAGTATAGTTCATGGTACGCGTTTTTGAGACGTTTTTATAGTATTCGTTCTGCACATTTTCAATGCGGTCGATATCATCGCCAATTTTCTCTTGTATAATATCTTGGTTCTCCATTTCCACATCAATATCGTAAATTTTCTTGCGGTTGCATACAACCGGGATAAGCCATTGTAGACGCGTATCTAATTTATCAATACGCTCAACAAGGGGTTTATAGTACGCACCATACGTTTTGGCCTCATACACGTTCTCATTCTCGTCGAAGTTTGAGAAGTGTTCTCGTAATTGCTTAAATCTTTGGATCAATAAATGGATATTATCGAGAACGCCTTTTGTGCGGCGGCTATTTGGTATGTTGGATAATAACTCATCCATCAGGTTATTCACCTGCTTTTCGACGTCATAGCGCTGTTGGCCTTCTGGGACTTCCACCACTTGTTGAACCGCTCCTAATTTTTCACCGAAGACGATCTCATTGGCCTCAATATAAAGGTTATTGAGAACATCGCGAATATTTTCGTCAGGAACAACATCTTTGGGTAGGCGGATCACGGCATCGCCATTATCCACGTAGGTAACAACTTCTTCTTCGCCCGAATAATCGGGAACTTCACCTTCTTCCAATTCTTGGCGAATGAGCGCGAGTGAACCGACTTTACGAATAGACGCCGGTTTCTCGCGAATAACGATTTTATCGATAGGAATAGTTTCGGGTAACCCTTTATATTCGAAATCGATATAGATAACTTCCAATTCGGGGTAGGTCGTCAACTCGATCATGTCTTCCTCTAAATTGGTGATTTCACCGGTTATGATCGCAGGAATATCACCTCCGAAATAAATATCCACCCAGGTCTTTGGTAATAAGTCGTTTTGTCTCGCATATCCCTTCTGATCAGGTCGACTAAGGAGATTGATCTCAGTAATTGTTTCATCCGTGAACGAACCGTTTTCGCCAATATTCAATTGATAGGGCTTCAACGAGGCAACATCGACCAAAACTACCTTTTCGCCGTTAATATACGTAATTATCGCAGTCATTTCATGGATGTCGGTATTTGACGGAGCGACGATCTCTATGATATCGCCTAATTCCAAAGATATTTCATTCGTTTTGGGGAGTTCGCGTGTTTCGTCCATTTACTATATAATCTTATAAAAATTATAGAGTATGTGTCTAAATTATATTTATTGTAAATTGTTAATACGTATTGACGACAAATGAATTTATCATTTGAAAGAGATTAAAGAGAATGAGACATAGACTTTATCCATCGCTCTTATAGCTCAGTTGGTTAGAGCATCAGTCTTATGAGCTGAGGGTCCGCGGTTCAAGTCCGCGTATGAGCACCAAATGCAAGTATGGCCGAGTGGTTTAAGGCGACGGACTTAAGACCCGTTATCTATGATGCGTGGGTTCGAACCCCACTGCTTGCAAATTTTTATTCCATTTCGCAAATGGAATAAAGATATAAACTCAATAGGTTTAAATGAACGAAACAGAACCCACCTATTTTACCTATAAATTGGACGTGAACCAACATAATGTTTCGCGTAAATTTATTTATACAGAAAACGCCAGTTATTTTGTATTAAACAATTATAGTAAATCTATTCATAAATATTTTTCCCCGGAAGATCAGGACGTGAGCGCGTATCGATCGGTTGTGGTTTCCAATCCGGAGAATAAGGTGATTAGTTTTGCTCCTCCAAAATCAATGTTGCTTCCGAATTTCGTTCGTCTTTATGAAAACGATCCCATGCAAAATAATATCGTAAACGATCTCATTGAAGGTGTTATGATCAATCTGTTTTATGACCAGCGTTTATCGAAATGGGAGATTGCGACGAAATCGGGCGTCACTGGTAATTATCAATTTCATAAAACATCCCCTAAAAACAAGACATTTCGCCGAATGTTTTTGGATATATTTCGATGCGGAAAAGACGAAGATATTCATGATATCGCGTATTTGGAAAATTTACCGAAAAACTATAGTTACTCGTTTGTCATGCAACATAAAGAAAATCCCATAATTTCCCCGGTGGAAACATCGAGACTATATTTGGTCGCCGTGTATGACATACATGACGATAATCGTGCGACTTATATTCCGGCGACCATATACGAAGAATGGTCGATTTTCAATAATGTACGGGGTATCATTGACTTTCCGAAACGACATACTATGTCTGATTTTTATGATGTGAAAGAAAAAATGTATTCCATACATAACGACGCAAATTTCATGGGCGTTATGATTACAAATAAAAGAACCGGCGATAAGGCGGTGATCTATAATAAAGCCTATGTTGATTTTAAAGAAACGATTAAAAACGATCCGCAAACACAATATCAATATTTATGCATATGTCGTGCAAATAAAATAAACGAGTTTTTAGGTTATTACCCTTGGCATAAAAAACACGTCCATGATTTTTATATGTTGTATGGCGATCTTATCACAAATGTGTATAAATCATATGTTGATTATTACATAAAGCGGCGAAGAGACGATATATCTCCCAAATATATGCCGCATATTTACAAACTGCATCATGATATTTACTTACCATCATTAATATTTTCAAATCCTGTTGTCATAAAACGCGGTATCGTAAAGTACTATTTCGATAAAATGGAGCCGCGCGAACTATTATATCATTTGTATTATGATCGCCGATCAATTGTATAAGAGATAACCTCCAAAAATAATATAAAGTTATGAATGAGATTATGTATAATGAAAAAGGAGGATATCACTAACGATTTTTCGTCCGATCATTATTGTGATGTTTTTTCTTGCGAGTTAGATAAAATCGCCAGAAAATATAATTCGGATAAAGGATTAATTCAAGGAGTTGGAAAGCAATTCAAAAATTGGCACGATAATACGCCGGTTAGATACATTGCTGGACATAATTATGTGGAGTTATATGAAAAATATTTTGCTGAACTACGCGACAAAGAAATCACGTTACTTGAATTCGGAATGGGAAATTACCCGACGAATGGTTATAGTATGAAAATGTGGTTGGAGTATTTTCCAAAAGCAAAAGTACATATTATAGATTGGAGTGAAACCAACTTTTATTGCGATTTTGAGTACGATAAAGATAGAGTGACATTTTTTAAATTAAACCAATCGAATGCACACGAATTGATAGACTTCGTTAATCAAAACACAACTAAATACGATATTATTATAGACGATGCAAGTCACGTTCCCAAAGATCAATATAACACATATAAAATATTTTTCAGTTGCCTATTAAAAGAGAAGGGAATATATGTCGTTGAAGATCTATTTACTTCGAACTCTACAAATGAAGGCGATAATTTTTATTCTTATATGGCGGGTGAGTATTTACAATTACAAAACAAATGCATAGATAATGATGAGACAATTCAAAATATCGGTGACATTCAAAGCATTCATATGTATCGTTCTATAATGTTTATATTCAAGGATACTTATAAAATTTCAATATAATTAAGTGAATTTCAATTATATTGAACCATATTCAAAGGGCGCCCTCGGAATATAAACGAGAAAGCTCCGTTAAATTTTGAATGTATTTCATAGTATGTCCTCTATTTACGTCGCTCATTTCGCGAATAGGACCACGAATGGTGTCAATTATCTTCATTACGTTTTCTGCGTTACTCAAGTGATTAATGTCTTCGGAGTAATCCTTTTCAAAGAAAAACGTGATATCGCCGTTTTTAATCACATCGTTATATCGGGAATAAATAAATTTATACCAAGCTTTTACTATCGCGGTTGGGTTCGCCTTTTTAATAGTACTGAATGAGTTTCGTGCTGCAGGTATATCATCGTTATCCGGCACAATCGTAATGATATCATCAAGAAAGTCGAAAAAATGGTTATTAAATGCGCGTAACAAAGTTGATTTATCCGTCATGTTTGTTAAATCACTGTATATATTTTTATATAAGTTAAACGATTAAATATTTAATGCCACTTCGGGTTGGCCCACTATCTTATTCATATCTTCGTTTCGTTGAGACTGAATTGTGTCAATGGTAATGCTATTTGACAGCTTATCGGGTCTATAGGTATCGGGAGGCGTTTGAATAAAGAGAGTTTCGCTGGCCGCGGATACATAATTATGCATTTGTCGCGCTCCTCCTTTGCCTTTACTGCTTAGCTCTTCGGGTGTCATACTATAAAACGTAAACTGTTCAGAAACTATATTTGTGCCATTGGAATTTCCTATAGAAAATGCCATGGGCTCTCCGTTATGTCGTTGCGCTACATTCTGTTGCTCTTCGACATGGGGTTCAAAATAGGATTTGATTTCGTCGCCATAGAGCACATGATAATTCTTTTTCACTAAAAGCAATGCAGGAACACTATGTACATTTGGCGGCATGATGACTTTAGATCCATTTTCTAAAATAACATAGATTTGGTTATTTTTGGGATCTCTTGCTCGCTTATCGATACAGATGAAACTCAATTTATTCCTTAAGTCCGATTTCGATAAATATTGAATGATACTTTGGGAATGTTTACAGTAGTTACTATAATATAAAATATCCATTTTGACCTTTATATTATAAATGAAAATTTCGTTTCACTGAATAAAACGAAAATTTATTTACCGGCGCACATAGAGTATAAAAGACGGTTTTGGAAATAAGCAATTCCGTACCACATCGCTATGACAGCAATGCCGAAGAAGTACATGGCGTCCTTCTTCTTTGAAATTCCACGGTAAATTCCGGAAGCCAAAAACATGATCAAACCGATGAAGGCGAAAACAGAAAGGAAGTAGAACCAGATGCAATAGTCTTTTCCTAAAGGACCAAACAAGTTATCCATTAAAGCGGACATTTTATAAAATAGTAGTAGAAAATAAAAAATTTTTCGCTAAATCGGATTAACACTATCGTGCAATAGTGAAATACTAACTTTAATAATTAATTAACAAGGAGTATAAAAATTACAATGGAAGATATAAAATATAATACAGTTTATATACACTAAAATGGAGAACGCTACAATATGGAAAATAATCAATTCGTATTTTAACGATAACCCCCAAAGTTTAGTAAGACACCATGTCGAATCGTATAACGAATTTTTCAAGACGGGTATCTTTCAGATTTTTAAGGAGAAGAACCCGATTGAAATTTCAACGCGGTTTGATAAAAATATCAATGATTATCGATCACAATGTAAGATGTATTTTGGTGGAAAGGATGGTACGAAAATCTATTTTGGTAAACCCGTGATTTATGACGATAATAATTCCCATTATATGTTTCCGAACGAGGCCCGTCTTCGAAATATGACGTATGGGATGGCCATTCATTATGACGTAGAGGTAGAATTTATTGATATCTTAGAAGACGGACAGCAACCATTCATCGTTGGTGCCGAAGATTTGGACAGCGAAAGCGACGAAGAAACGGAAGAGAAAAAGAAAGAAATGACGGGCGGTGCTCCCAAAAAAGTCGAGCGCAAGCGCAAGGGAAACCGTAATTTGAAGGACCTTAGCCCCAACGACATTGCCATATTACGCGAGGCCACCGAAAAAACCATGATAGAGCCACGCAAACAAAAACAAACGATTGTCTTGGAGAAAATATTACTCGGTAAATTCCCAATTATGTTACAGTCTAATTATTGCGTGTTGAATGGTTTGCCGAAGGAAATTCGTCATGCCATGGGTGAATGCGTCAACGACGTCGGTGGATATTTCATTATTGATGGAAAGGAAAAAACAGTGATCGCGCAAGAAAAATTCGCCGATAATATGTTATATGTGCACACAGTGGACGACGAAGTCCATTTATGTAGCGCGGAAATCCGATCTGTTTCGGAGAACGTTTCTAAGCCTATTCGCACTTTATCTGTGAAAATTGTTGCGCCTACTCCGTCTTATACGTTCAAAAACATTGTGGTCAATATTCCTAACGTGAGAAAACCGGTTCCTTTATTTATTGTATTCCGTGCGTTGGGTATAGTGACGGATAAACAGATTATTACCACGTGTTTATTGGATCTAGAAAAATACTCCAATCTAGTGGACTTGTTTATTCCGTCGGTCCATGACGCGGGTGGAATAATGACACAGCGTAACGCTCTTAACTATATTGCTGTATTGACCAAGGGGAAAACCATCGCACATGCGCTCGAAATTTTGTCGGATTATTTCTTACCTCATGTGGGTGAAGTGAATTTCGCACAGAAGGCGTATTATTTGGGCTATATGGTATTCCGCCTATTATCTGTTCACACTGGATTAGAACAATCCACGGACCGCGATAACTTCAAGTATAAGCGTATTGAATTGGTGGGTTCTCTTATGCATGATCTATTCCGTGAATATTATAAAATTCAGCAACGCGAAATCGCGTTGGCCTTTGACACAAAGATCAATTTGAATAAGTCGCTTTATGAGAACAAATTACAAAAACTAGTTAATCTCTATTACAAAGACATATTTCAAGAACGCACAGTAGACATCGGTTTCAAAAAGGCGTTCAAGGGAAACTGGGGTTCTCAAAGTCATACCAAACGTATCGGTATTGTTCAAGATCTCAATCGTTTATCTTTTAATTCGGCGATGAGCCACTTACGTAAAACGAATTTGCCCCTTGATGCCAGTGTAAAATTGGTCGGCCCTCGTGTTCTTCATAGTTCACAGTGGGGATATTTGGATCCGATTGATACGCCTGATGGTGGTAACATTGGTTTACATAAACATTTATCGATTTCTACCTATGTTACTCAGGGGATCTCGAGAGAGCCTATGATTAAATGGTTACGCGAGAAGATCGGAATGCAACTCCTTGAAGATTGCACACCAAATGTGTTATCGAATATGACCAAAATTATATTGAACGGCCTATGGTGCGGATCCGTAACGAACCCGTTACAAGTGGTCGCCAAAATCAAGTTATTCCGTAGAAACGCACTTATCCCCATTTACGTAAGTGTTACGTTTTGCGTGAAAGAGCGTGTCATTTACGTTTATACGGATGCTGGCCGAATGTGCCGTCCTATCTTTTATCGAGATGAAAATTCCAACGATATGAGCTCCGATAGCGATGAAGTGAAGAAAATCGAGAACTGTGGAGATATCAAATGGAATGAAGCGATCTTGGATAAAATAAAGGAGTGCGATTTCACATGGAACGACTTGATCACGGGCTTTAATCCGAAGAAGATCGAGAACTTTCACCCCAATAAATACGAAATGTATGAATTAGACGAACTTTATGACGATGTTAACGCAGAGAAAAACCCGGCGAAGTTCAAGAAATTCTTGGAGAAGAAGGCGATCATCGATTATATTGACTGTAGTGAGAGCGAAGACGCGCTTATTGCCATGAACCCCGAACAAATCGAGAAGGAGAAGTCCAAAAAATACACCCATTTGGAGATCCACGAATCGTTGATCCTAGGTATGATGTGTAATATGATCATTTTCCCTGAAAATAACCCCGCCACTCGTAATTCATTCTCTTGTGGCCAAAGTAAACAGGCGTGTTCTTTGTATCACACGAACCACCAAGTTCGAATGGATAAAACCGCGGTTGTTCTCGTCAGTGGTCAAACACCCTTGGTGAAGTCGCGTTATTTGGAGCATATCAATGGTGAAGGAAATCCTTATGGCGAGAACGCAATTGTGGCCATTATGTGTTATACTGGATATAATGTGGAAGACGCGATGTTAATTAATGAGGGTTCCCTTAAGCGCGGTTTATTCCGAACAACTTATTATAGTACTTATGAGAGCCATGAAGAGAAAACGAAAACGGCCGACGCAGTAACCGAACATATTTTCACGAATATCGAGAACGATACCGAGGTTGTAGGAACAAAAGACGGATATGATTATAGTCAGTTGGATAAATATGGTCTTATTCGCGAAGGCACGCCGGTGGACGACAGGACAATTTTGATCGGCATGACCGCGACAGCAAGCAACATGAAAGGTGTGAAAAAGGATATGTCGAAATCGCCAAAGAAGGGACAAATCGGTATAGTAGACAAGACGTTTATTACGGATAGCGAAGAGGGCCAGCGTATTGCCAAAGTCCGCGTTCGTGAAGTACGTATCCCAAATATTGGCGATAAAATGGCCAGTCGTGCGGGTCAAAAAGGAACCATTGGTTTGGTGGTACCCGAAGAAGATATGCCATTCACCAAGGACGGCATTCGCCCTGACATCATTATTAATCCTCATGCCATTCCTTCTCGTATGACGATCGGACAATTGGTCGAGTGTATTATCGGTAAGGCGTGCGCTCATTATGGCGGGTTTGGTGATTGTACGGCGTTCAATAACAAAGGCTCGAAAATCGGCGTATTCGGAGAACTTTTACCCAAGGTAGGATTTCACTCCAGCGGAAACGAGATTTTATATAACGGAATGACGGGCGAACAAATCGCAACGGAGATTTTCATCGGCCCGAACTATTATATGCGTTTGAAGCACATGGTGAAAGATAAGATCAATTATCGCGCGCTTGGCCCAAGAACCGCCCTCACGAGACAGCCGGTCAGTGGCCGCGCAAATGACGGCGGCTTACGTATTGGTGAGATGGAACGCGACGTGGTGATATCACATGGCGCCACTAATTTCTTGAGCGAATCGATGATGGAACGTGGCGATAAATATCAGGTTGCGATCTGTAATACAACAGGAATGCTCGCGATTTATAATCCCGCGAAAAATTTATTCCTCAGTCCTATGGCCGACGGCCCACTTAAATATGTGGGTTCGCTCGACGGCAAAGAAATGCATATCGAAAACGTCTCGCGATTTGGCCGTAATTTCAGTATTGTGAAGGTTCCCTATACATTGAAACTGTTGATCCAAGAATTACAGACCATGAATATTCAAATGCGTTTGATTACCGAGGACAACATTCAACAGTTGGAGAACATGTCGTTCTCGAAAAACATCGATAAATTATTATCGATCGAAAACGCACACCCCAAGAATATTGTGGACGAAATTAAGCGAACGTTACACGCCAGTAATATGACGGATCGTGAGAAGGCCAGACTGGCCGCGAAACATGGCGCTCCGCCAACGCCCGAGAAATCGCCGGAGTATCCCGATACGTCTCCTGCGTACGTACCCACAGAGGAAGAACGAGCCGAATTTTCGCAATCGTCATCGCCGGGATACAATCCATTTACGCCAGAAGAAAGTCAAAAAGAGTTTTCGCCACATAGTCCAGAGGGACCGCCTCCTGGTGGATTTTCGCCGCATAGTCCAGACGAACCACCGCCCGAATTTTCGCCGCATACGCCCGAAGAGGGTCCTCCTCCGGCAGTTTTCTCAAAGGGAGAAGAAGTTCATTTGCGAGGTGATACGCCACCGCAACGTATCTGGACGATCAGAAACATCGGCGATCAGTTTATTACTATTGAAACACAAGATACTCAGGGTCTTCCCGATCAAAAAGACGCAGTGAAAGTGGTGGAGGCCGCGGATTTATATCGACCCGGCGATTTTAATTATGAAGCAGCGCAACGAGGGGGTGGCGGAAACCCCATGATGGGTGGAGGAGGCCAGAAAATACCCATGGGAATGATGCAACCCGGAATAAACTTCGCCCCGGTCATCAAGATCAATAACGGCGGATACGATTATTCTAGTGATGGTGCTATGAATGGCGGAGGAGCGCAACCTATGCAACTCGACGGCGGAGGACCAGCACCAACTGTCATAGATAATATCAAGAGTAATGTTATTCGACCCATCCAATCAGGTGGCGATATTGTGGTGAAGCAAAATGGCGGCGGCGAAGAGAAAAAGGAAGAAGAATCCGGTGGAGGATTATTATCCTCTATGGCCAATTTTGTCATCAAGAAATTAGGATAAGCAAAGAAACATAAATACATATTTTATTATATATAAAAGATGTATTATCAAAGATTGCCTATGGAGTTAGTGCGTCATATTATTGAATTTGTCAACGACATTGATATTCGAAGGCAATTGGGCGTCTTTTCGAAAAAAAATCTATCCAAGTTCTCCTTATTAGATAACATTATGCTTTCGAACCATCCTGTTTTTTTTAATGATACAGGAAATTATTTATTTCGTCGGTATGTTTTGAAGAACGCATACGTTCCTCTAGAAGAACGCCCCACCATAGACCATGACCACATTGAGAGGAAAGTGTGCATACATGATGGTAAAGTATGGTCGAATGTTGGAATATATCATTTAAAACCAAAACCCGAAGATCCCATTGATTATGCAGTTAAGCCGTATCAACCAAAATACGAAAACTATTACTGGCAGTATGTTCAATATTCACATGTTTTAGAGTGAAGGCGGAGCCACGCGAAAAATTGACTTTAAATTTACCGTTAAAAAGGATATAATAATAACAGCCTATTTTATATAATGTCGACAACCAACAACCGCGTATTGAGCATCTATAAGTCAAGAAAAACAATTTTGGAACTATTGGAAACCCGCGATTATAACGTCAGTGATTATATTGCGTTTAGTATCAATGAGATCGACGCGATGTTCACCAATGAACAGCTCGATATGTTGATCACACACAATGAAACCGAACAAAAAGTATATATTAAATACTATTTATCCGCAAAACAGATCAGACCGGCAAATTTAGACGACATTATCGAAGATCTCTATGTCATTGATAGTGTTTTGACAAAGAACGATACTCTCATTATTATCACGGAAGATGAACCGAACGATACGATTATTGCAAAGGTAAAGTATTTGTATGATCATGACGGCATTTTCGTAGTCATTCATAACATTAGACGCTTGCAATTCAATATTTTGCAACACAAGCTGGTTCCGCCGTGCAGGATTTTGGATGCGAAGGAAACCGAAGAAATGAAACAGAAGTATAACGTGAAGGAATTGATGCAGCTACCGGAGATTTCTAGGTTTGACCCACAGGCTTTGGCAATTTGTTTGAGACCCGGACAGGTGTGTAGGTTTGAGAGAGATAGTATTACTGCACTGAAGACGGAACATTATAGGATCTGTATCTAGGCGGGGGAACCAAGGTTCCCTTCTGCGACCCCCTCCTTTGTTCATTTTATCAGAAAATCCGGTTTAGGGAGGGGGCGTCCGGGGGAACCGTCGGTTCCCCGGAGAAATTTGTATCCGTATAAAGTAAAAGTAAAGTAAAATGTCAACTGATGTTCTTGTTGGATATAGTTCAAACGATTTTTTTTATATGCGAGCACAAGAGGCCGGCGTTATGCCAACAGGCGCACAATGCGCAACATTAAACGCAACGCCAGCATCACAATGGGCCACGAAATGCGATCCAAACGGAACATCCATAAATAGCAATTATCAATCCTGCGCAAATAAGGCCCTATGCGACAATAAAACATACGCCACAAAGTTATACAATTTACAAAACAATAACGGTGGTGCCCATCAACGTTATTTAGATGTACAAAAAAAATATAACGACCAAATGATCAACTTTTATAATTTAGGAATAGGCATTGGTATTTTATTTGGATTTATTTGTGTGAAATATATATAACGTCACAATAATGTATTCATTGCCCATTATAGAAGGTCTAACACAAGACGCCGCCACGACGCAATTATTATCCGATATTAAAATTTTTAACGCCGCTTATGAAAAATACACATCTTGCAATAGCCCAACAGTTAATCCTTCGAATGAAGTATTGAAGTGCAGCGCGGTTGAATTATCACCAGACACAGTTACTGCTGCTTATAATAAGCTAGTATCGGCAACAGGAAGTTTTACGCAGTTTCAGGCCGCGATGCAACAAAGTCCAAACAAAAGCTATATCGACAAAAATGTCAATGTGATGGATTATTATAATGCCAAAGTCGTGCAGCCTAGAGCGGAATTAGAGGAAAAAATGCAAATATTGAAAGACACAAAAAATTCAGTCGAAAAAGATTATTCTATAAAGTACGATAGTACGATGATAACAAATACTTTAGTCACTATCACCGCGTCGTGTATGTTATTTTATGTATTTTTACATATCAAATAAGTCTTTAGAAAAAAAAGATAAATAATATATATATCAGATCGCAACATGGATTATAAACCCTTTTCGATAGAAGATAGTTTATATTCGACGTTTACTATTACAAACACAACAACAACAAACTCACCCAAATTGTCTGAGAATTTTACTACATACGGATATGTCGATACAAGCGGTATGAAAAATTTAACCACAGATAAAATTAATACTAATCAGGTCATTCCATTAAGAGAAATGAGCAAGGATTACATAGCAAACATTAGTCAGGCAGAACAGAATTACACAGATTTATGCGGCAACATTGCAACTTTGAGCAGAAACTTAACCACAGCCGCGCCAACTTTAAAAAATTATTATGACGAGAAATCCAATCCGGACAAAAAGAAAAAGTTGATTGACGTGCGAAGCGATGACGCAGAAATTATGATGGTTCAACAGAACTATTTATATATTTTAGGAACAATTAGTTTGGCCATAGTATTAGTAGGATCCATTGTAATCGCAAAAAATTAAGGTCCATCGGATATATATTATGTTTTTATAATATATATTTATTCATAATGGCATCAGGACAAATCGATTTATCAGGAGTATTTTTTTTAGATCAATCAAAATTGGCCGGATATACAGCTAACAGTACAAATACGCCTGGCATGCAAACACAATTAACTGATCTACAAAAGCAGTTACAGAATGCGTATAATTCGCTTTCTGCTGTGAATAATTCATCCTCACAATTTTTGAGTAATCAAAATGATATTGCTCAGATCATTAATTCAGAAAGCACAGAACTTAATAACAAATTATCGGAGGTTAACGGAAACGTTAATACGAAAAAACGCGTTTTGGAATTAAACGAAAGCTCGCGCTTGCGAACAGCAGCGTACACGTCGTTGTTATTAATCGTTATTTTTGGTCTTGCTGCGTTTGCGTTTATTGCTGTGTTGAGCAAAACCTTTACTATGGTTCCAGGACCCGTTTATGACTTATTAATTATTATTGTTATATGTTATTGTGGGTTTAGTGCTTACTATAAATATTATGAAATTATTAACAGAGATAATTTGAACTTTAATGAAATCAATCAACCATCGCCTGATATTTTGACGCCTGCGCAAATTGCAAAACAAGCCGCAGGACGAGGATTGCACGGCGATTTATTAGGAAGTTTGAACTTGAAACAGTGTTTAGGCGAGAGTTGTTGCGGAGCAGACACAGTATGGGATCCAATGGCGGGAATTTGTGTTTTGCCAGAGGATCTTACTCCTGTTGATGGATCCGTTACACCGACTTCCGCACCGTCTTATGTAACAACTTCCGGACCATCCTACGTAACAACTTCCGGACCATCCTACGTAACAACTTCCGGACCATCCTACGTAACAACAGCTGGTTCTTCTATGGGAACCGCAACCACTACAAAGTCTTCTTCTATTACAACAACGTCAAAGAGTGGGTTTAGCACAATGCGTGAAGGATTTGCTATTCAGCCGAATTCTCCTAACGAATTCGCCGAATATTCCAAGATCTAAATTTATTATTATATAGTATATAAAGTAATAATAAATATGAATTCATCTTTAACAAATGATTTAACCAATATTTCATCCAAATTTAATGATCTAAGGAAAATGTTTTCAAATGACATGGATAAACCCATTTCATCCTCTTTTGAAATTAAGTTTACTCCTCCTCCTTTAATGAAACATGAATACACAGACATTAATGGGTTCAATGTGATTGAAGGCGTTACCGTAGTTGGACCAGCGCAGTTAATACCTGTGCCCGCGCCTGCTACTGTATCAGCTGCGGCATATAGTCAATTGCAATCTCAATTGTCCACAGTTCAAACTCAATTGTCGACGGCTCAATCTCAGGCGAATAGTTTGACTTCTCAATTAGCCACCGCTCAAAATCAATTATCGACGTCTCAGGAACAGGTAAATAGCTTGACTTCTCAATTAGCAACCGCTCAAAATAGCTCGACCGCAGATAAACAGCAAATAGCCACTTTGCAAACTCAATTGTCCGCCGCTCAAAAAAGTTCCTCTGATGCGCAAGCTCAAGTAACCAGCTTAACTTCTCAATTGGCCACCGCTCAAAAAAGTGCCTCTGATGCGCAAGCTCAAGTAACTAGCTTGACTTCTCAATTAGCCGCCTCTCAAAAACTCGCTGCCGACGAATTAACTCAAATAAATGATTTGAACACACAATTGTCCGCATCTAAAAAACTCGCTTCTGATGAATTAACTCAAATAAATGATTTGAACACACAATTGACCGCGTCTCAAAAACTCGCTGCTGATAAAATAACTCAATTAACAAATACTCAGAACACATTAGCGAGCACAAAAGATCAGCTCGCAACCGCGCAAGCTAACCAATTTTATATTTATAATGGGCTTATTAATGAAAATGATCAGTTGCAAGACAAACTAAGTGACATGACCTCTGAATTTTCAACATACGAACAAAAGGTTCTTTATCAAGAACAACAGTTGGATAATTTGATGACCGTAAATTTTTGGATGTGGATAACCTATTATTTTAAAGTGTCTATGTTTATGTATTACCTGTTTGCAGTAAACACTGACATGTTTATGAGCACCAAAATAGTTTTAACGCTGTTAGCTATAATTTATCCGTATGTTATCAATATTATTGAAGATTATGGATACGATATAGGAAAATACGTATGGAGTATCATTAACGTAGATGTTTATTCTCAAAATCGATAAAATAATATTCATAAAAAAAATGGATATTATTTCATTTTTACGCGTCTAGATCACTGACGTCAATCTCATCGGGATTGACTGTGGGCATTTCAAACTCGTCTCGTTCATAATTAATCTTGATACCCTTCCATACTTGATTTTTCTGCTTTCCAAACTGTTTATCGATGAAGTCATGGACGTCTTTCACGTTCGGTCCGCCGCGGCCATAAGTAGCCATGTACCACTTCTGGAACTCGTTATTGAGCTCCGTCTTCTTAATCTTTCCGTCGACGTCGCGAACAATCTTATCGCGAATGAACTCCGAGATGTAATCCTGGCTCTCGCGGTACTCATTGCTAGCAGCCATCACCATTTGGCAATCCTTGACGTTTCCGTTGGTCTCGAATGCACGCTCCACCAACATCGAAGTGAACACCTCCTTCCAGTCATCGAAGCGCTCCTCGATATTCTTGATGATCTTGAACTGGTAAGGCTTCTCCGGGTCATCGAACACGGGGTTCTCCGTGAAAAGCGACTTGAACTGCACAACGCGAATGCGGCGCCATGTGCCATGATCGTTGGACTTGATCTCCATCATCGTGTTCGAGCAAACCACCAACTTGAATTGGGGAGTGAACGAAATCGCCTGTAATTGATAAGGAGCACGAGCCTGAATGGTATCACCGCCGGTCAACTCTTTCATCTTACCTTCGTTGATACGATCACCCTTCGAAGGCTCTTGCATCACCGCAAAACGCACACCCTTCAACTGTACGACCTCGGGAGAAAGACCGCCAATCTTCGTGCGATCGCCAGTGACCAGGGAAAGAGGGACATCGCCCTTGTATTTGCCCAAGATGATTTTCATGAAATCCACTAGCTTCGACTTACCGTTCGAACCAGCACCAATATACATATTGAATGTCTGATTGGAAGTCGTACCCATCAGGGTGGACGCGAGATGGTCAAACATATAGTTATATAGTTCGTTGTCAGGAAACAGGGTTCTCAAAAACCCCTCGATCTCCTTCATCTTCGTTGCATCGCGAACGCGATCCAGTGGGTAATAATCTGTGTTGGTGCAAAGCGAAAGACAATCCTCTGGTCTTCCGTTGCGGAAAATCTTCTCTTTGAAATCGATGACGCCGTTGTTGAAGCACATGAGGTTTGGGTTCGTGTCCAACTTATCCATGAAGTTTCCATCATAGAACAGCTCCTTCGCCTCCGTCATAATGTTCTTCTTGTCGCTCGTTCGGTTGAGGCGCTGGCAAATATTGAGAATGCGCTGGGAACGGATCTTACGAATGTTCGTCTGCTCTTCGTCATTTTCCGCCGACGCAGGGTTGTTTGTGACTGTCATCATCACACTCAGTTGTCCGAACGTTTTCTTATTGTAAAGCTCACGCATTTCGGTAGAAATGGCTTTGCGAAGAGTAGTGCCACTATCAATCTCTATCCATCTATTTTTTACATACTGATACCAGATGTTCGACTTTACGCTGGTACAAACGAATTCATCCTTGTACAAGATATACAACACTTTGGCCAAGTCGAAATCGCCACATTCGCCCTTGTTGGACATTTTACTATCTCCACTGATAGATGCGCTTGTTCCTGTGATCGTGAGCTCAATTGCGTGATCAATACTATCCTCGCGCACCTTGATGTACTTATCATACGCATCTTGCTTTGACCAATGCATCAAGGAACGTTTTGTCACCCCGTCGAACTTACGAACATTCATTTTCATCCATCTGTCACACAGATCAGGAATGTCTGTGTATTTGAACGCTTTCGATTGAGAGCTGAACTTGATCCAACTGACCAAGAGTTTATCATCGATGTTTTTAAGCGCCCAGCCGACTTTCATCCATTTCATATAAGATCCTTCTCCGTAATACGAAACGGGAAGCGTCATTGCGTATTCGTGCGCCTCGCGAAGATCATATTCATTCTTATTGATCGTGTCGAGAAACTGGTTGAGAACGAGCTCCAAATCGTCGGGCGATTTGATGTTGCGAACAACCGCGACCAAACCGCTGGAATTGATATCAAATTGCATTGTGCTGGTTGTTCGCTGGACGCTGGATGCTTTGTTTACACCGGGCGACCCACCCTGACGAAGTCTCTTGTATTCATTGTACACCGTCGCGAATTCGTTCTTCATGAAGAATACCGGGATGTCGTTATTGCGAACAGATAGCTTGTGAATATTCTTGACCATGTCAAAGGTATCCAAATCCACCGGGTTGATCTGAAAGTTACCGTCGCTCTTATCAAAGACAATGTCATACGCGTAGGTCACTGCATACGCTTCGTTATCGGGCTTTCGGCTTCCATACAACTGGCAGTTCGTGTAACCGATCGTAATTCCCTCATCGAACACATCGTCCCACTTGTTGATGATTGGAAGATTATCCCATTTCTCCGCAATTTGCTTCATTACGCGATCGCGTAGAATAATCTGCATAACACGATCCGCCTGAAAGCATATCATGATGTGGAGGCCATCCTTAGTTTTCGATCCGTCCACCAAACGATTTACGCTCGGCTTTTGCATGATGAAGAGGTCAAAATGCTGTTCATCGTCAAACTGAAACATGTTCTTCAATTCGTCTAAATAGGTATCCATCAAATCGTCGATGTAATCTTTATCGATCAATCTGCCACTGACATCATGTTTGAAGTGCAAATCCATATCAATGTAGATAGGACCGTCCGCGTCGAGCTGTTTTTCCGTCAAATATTCCGGTTCTCGCTTCTTAAACACCTTTTCTGCGTACAAAGGGAGAAATTTCGTGTTATATTCTTCGCTCGGAATATGATACGATCCACCATAGATTTTGCTCTCCTTCTTTTTGTCACCTATTCGAGTGTTGGTCGGAGACTGTGGTGCCTCTTTGTTAATCGATTTTTGTTTTAAGTAATTTTCGAGATTGGTCGCGCGCATTATAATAGATTTTTTTGGAGGTGTGGCTTCATTTGCGGATTGTGTAACCGCGCTCATTGGATATATTATTGGAATATTTTTATTACGTTTTGTAAAGTCAATTTTCTCTCTCAAAAAACAACGAATTATGTGTCAATTTTTCATGAGAAAAAACAGTATCAATTTTTTGCAGGGAATATACGGTTACCCTGCGACCCCTCCCTTGATCATGAGGTTCTCCTCATGATCAAACGTGTCTTTTTTTATTTACTTTCGTTGGTCTTCCATGTCGAGTCGCATTCCACACAAATATACAAGTACTTCAAGTTGTCATCGTCGTATCTCATATAGATCACCTCCACTGGCTTCCCGTAATCTGAGTGGTTCGTCTTACATTCCGTGTTCGGACAACGTACATTATAGATGCGTGGAAGTGTGGGATCCAGTTTCGTGTACTCATTAATGATATGATTGAATTTTTGTTCTCCCTTCTTAAACTGAGTATTCAACACACAAAGACCCTCTTCGGTGATCGTCTCGTCTTTATTTCCACAGTTACGACAGTAATAGGTAAGCTTATTATTGTCCTCACTGTTGATGCCAATATAGTACATATTGTCGCATTTCTCGCAAAATCTCATTGTATATCTTATTGAAAGATTTTTATGTTATTTCTCGTATTCAATTTTTCGGAGGGAACTTATCTTTCCATAAACGTTTCGCGAAAGGAAAGAGGGCAAGAATAAGCAATCCTATAGGCAAAAATAACGGTTCGTAATAGTTTAGGTATGCCCAAATCATGACAAAAATTACAGGAAATATTTCTTCTCTTGGGATCATCTCATAACATTGATTGGTTCTAAAATAGATCCAAACGCCGCTACAAATGACAGCGAATACTACTTTTGTATGAAAGGAAATATATTTATCTAAAATCATTGTATACTATATAAACGCATAATGTTTACTGACCTTTTTTTAATTACCACAAACCCGAAATTAAAGTTATCTGAACTCTTTGGCGCAAAGCTTCTAGTCCAGATATTATTTTCGGCGATTTTTCATACAGTTGTCTATGCCTTATTTGTGAATTTGGTTACTTATATTTTCTTTGGTAAAATCTTATCGAATGCAATCAATTTTAGACTGGCTGGTTCTCTCTTTGTTATTATGGCGTTTGGATTTTTGGCGCGATTTTTTCATGTGAAAGACATTTATAAGGCTTATGATAACGATTTAGAAAAAACCCGTAGTCATTTAGATAAACTCTATATTGGCTGGGTATTTATTTCATAAGGGAGCGAGCGTCCTTTATCATTAATAAAACTCACGATAAAGGGAGGGGTCGCAGGGGGAACCGTCGGTTCCCTGCAAAAAATTGAATACCATAAACAACGATTTAGAAATATAATCAAACTAGTATATTATTGAACATGGACGAAAAGTATGACGAGGAAGATTTCGATTTAGAGGATGAGGATGAAGAAGAGGAAGACGCCGCACCTACTACTGTCAAAAAAATTAAGGCCGTTATTCGCGATAAACCCACTGAAGCTGACGAAGAAGACGATGATGATATTGAAACGGAAGATGAGGAAGATCTAGATATTGATGAAGATGAGGAGGATGATCTCGACATAGATGAGGCTGAAGAGGCGTTTGATAACACGAAAGCGATAAAACAGAATTTGCCTCATTTTGATGAACTCGACGATGAGGACGAGGACGAAGAGGATGATGCTATTGACGAAAACTACCTGCAAAAATTTGAGGAGAACTTACAGAAAAATATCATCGCGGATTATCATCCCGAATTACAGTCGCATAACTACAACGAGATTGAAATTATGTCACGTGTGGTGCGCGATGAGAATGGTGTGATTATTGATCCTCTTCATAAAACCTTACCTTTCATTACGCGTTATGAGAAAGCCCGCATTCTTGGTGAGCGCGCAAAACAGTTGAATTCGGGCGCAGAACCATTTGTCGAGTTGGATGCGAATATCATTGATGGCTATTTGATCGCCACGAAGGAGTTCGAGCAAAAAAAGATCCCATTCATTATTAAGCGTCCTCTACCGAATGGTGGATGTGAATATTGGAAGTTCAAGGATCTCGAGATATTGATGTAGGCCTCTCATTCCGAAGATGAATTACAATAAAATATTCTTATTTTTTATTGTATTAAAATTGTCTGAGAAACCCATAGTCACCATCCGGACCATTATTTTGAAACAATGGATCATAACACTTCCATCCAAAACTTTCAATTATAGGTAACGATTTGTCCGCTTTCATCGCACCTTGATTATATTCTGTGTTTTGTAATTCCACAATCATACGTTGTGCGTATCCTATCGTGTTTAATCCACCGCAAATAATATCTATCTCCGCGCCTTGAACATCGATCTTCACAAAATCTGGCTTTGGAAAACCTCTTTCCTTAACAACATTGTCAAGCGTCTTGGTTTTCATTTCAATATATTTATTCTCCGGAAAGTATTTACCGTTCTCACAACCGATCTCACGATAATAAGAGTTTCCTCCTGGTATCATATCGTTTTGGTAAAACTTCACGGTTTTGTCATCTACGTCACTTAGTACTCCTATATGATAATCGTATCCCTTATATAAAAACTCAGCCGGCTGGAAAGCATCAAACATAATTATTTTTGCATCAGGCCAAACAATTTTTGCGGCATTCGTCCAATGCATAACACACGACCCAATATCATAAATCACTTTAGGTTCGAACCCTAGAGATTTCAAATACCATAAATACTTAATGTGATTTTTGGGAATACTATCGTAAATACAAAGTTTGGTAAGGTGTCCTTCTAAACTCATACTAATTACTATTATAGTAAACGATCTATATTATTTTACTTAAAAAAATAATATAATGTTTCTGTATTTGCGATTACGACTTCCAGTGTTTACCACAATCCAAACATGTCACGAAAATAGTGGCCGGCTCATCCGCCGAGCGCGTTTGCAACTCATAGTAAGTACACTTCTTGGATCGGCACTTCTTACAAGTGAACATGTCGGTTGATGCCTGAATATTTGTATTGAATTTACTTGCGTCACGCTTGATTTTTTGATCGATCAGCACCTTCCATCGCTCGGGATTAAGCTCTTGATGGGTCATGAACGCAGCAGTTTGAGGCGCAATTTCACCCGACTTAATGAGTTGTAAAAGTTCGGCATTCTTGAGGTTTACATAGATGCTTCGCAAGCGATCCAAATAGAGTTGTACGAAATGAGGGTTGTCCCATTTCTTGATAATTTTTCTCGAATTCGCCTCCTTGATTGCGAAGTTATAGATGCCGATTTCCAAATTTTGAGATAGCTTATCGTTCTCCAAAATAGGGTCCAATTTCGCCCGGATGTTCTTACGGAATTTATCTGAATTTGAGATGGAGTACATTGTATAATGAATAGATTGAATTATTTTTATATTCATTATAGGTATTCAATTTTCTCCGGGGAACCCGTGGTCCCTCGGACACCCGTCATTAAAAGGGGTATTTTTTACACCTTTTCTCGTTAACTATTCTGCAATTTAAGCTGCTCGGGAGAAATTAAGACAGGAAATAATGTGTTTCGGTAATAATTTTAGAAACACTTTAGTAATAATTTGTAAATATATATTATATGGACGAAACAGGGGCAGTTGCTTCAACCGGAAGCTACACGTTTAATCCAAACGAAACCATGGCAGTTCCTCCAAACGAAACCATGGCAGTTCCTCCAAACGAAACCATGGCAGTTGCTTCAACCGGAAGCTACACGTTTAATCCAGACGATACCAATTATGGCAATGTGTACATGGAAAAGGCAAGAGGTCGTATTCTTTTTGCAATTTCTGAAATGAACACCACGCGCAAGGGTTATAATGCAGTTGCGAATATGTTTCGAACCAATGAAAGCACGGGTGATATTGCGCCAACATTAAGAGGTATCGCCTATTTAGAGGCACTGAAACAAATTGTTACGCGATTTGAAAACGAGCCGGCAAATTTAGGAGATTATTCGACAACATCCAATTTTTTTGGAAGGTCCCAAAAAGCTTTTGGTGGAAGACGTAAGCGAAAGAGCTCAAACAAGACAAAAAAGACAAACAAAAAGAAGTAAAAATTGCGCCGGTTGTTTGCAATAAACTTGAAAATGTGTATATAATTGATATCCTTTTTGAAAAAAGAAATCAATTTTTAAGAAGGGAACCCAAGGTTCAGGGTCGCTTCGCTTTTCATTTCAAACCCTCCTTGCAAAATTGACCAAGCGGCGCGGATTATGAAAAGCAACAAAATGGAGTTTGATATAGATGTTACATATTGGTTTTCAGGATCAGTTAATCTGGTTGAAAACAAAATAAACAACGAACGCTCGGAAAAAGACAAAGTTTTTCTGGGAAAATTTATAGAGTATATTGGGTTTCCCTGTGGTTCGGATTGGCTCCCCAACGCCAAAGCGCGCTTTGAATGCGGAACAATTTCTCAAGGACATTATGATAAAATTCATACATAATCATCTTCGGTCAACTCATCCGTACAATCCAAATATTCCTTTTCGCTCGCATCCGTCGCCGCAGTAAACACATTGGCCGGGGCCTTTGTCGTCTTCTTCTTTGGCTTGGTTTCGGCCTTTTTTGCCGGCTTCGTTTTCGACTTCTTCTTTTTCACATAAACCTCTTCCTCTGATGTCTCCTCTTCCTCCTCCTCTTCGTCCTCATAATCGTCCTCCTCTTCGTCATCATCTACCACAAAATCGTCTTTTACGTATCCCTCCTTTGTGCGTGGAACGTTTTCGTCCACATCGTCTTCGGAGAACTCGCTATCCTCATCGCCAAGATCCTCAAACCCGCCATACAAATGTTCATACACTTTGAGCCATTCGTCCTTGGTCAAATCAGCAACCTCGCCATTCGGCTTATTCACCAAAACACAAGATCCGAAAAAGAGAACACTATCCACGGGAGGAGGGAATTCATATTTATTTTCTTGACCGGCCTTTCCGTCAGTCTTACCGAACAAACTAACGGAATAAGTTACTCCGTCGATTTCGGCACCCCATTCGGTTTGTAGTTCAAAACCCTCCTCCGTCTTAAACCCAGCCTTTTTATACAATTGATCTTCGTCATACGACTTTAGTTCAAGTTCCTTAATTGAACCCTTCTTTTCAACAATAAGAATAGTTACGGTCATTACTGTAATACTATGTCACATATTTTTAAGTTATTTTGGTTAACTAACTTTATAATTTCTAAGCGTTATATAAATGGTACTCATAAGAAAGAATAGAACAAAAAAACATTATGGTGGATTTGATGGCGTGGACGCGACGTTGTCTGTTGTAAATATTGATAACGATTTGAAACTAATTATTAAAACTTTTATAGCGCAACTGCCATTAAAAGATAAAATGATTTTGGTTTATAATATTGTAAACACTTATAGAAAAGTAGACCCTCGATTGTTGTCAAATTTAGACAATTTGCCGTTTGATTTCACAAACAAAGCGAAAGATGCTGTAAAACAGACTTTCCAAAATAGGATAGACGGCGGATATAACATTTTTAGTGTAGAAACTTTACAAACGGTTCAGCAAAATTTACGTACATTTATACAAGAATATAAACAAACAAATAACATTAACGATGGACTAATTAAAAGTTTTATCTCGCTTATAGATGTTTTTAAAAATCCTATTTTGAAGTTTGTGCAACAGTTTGATTTCAGTAAACTAGAAAGCGTTGAGCGTATAAAAAGTCAAATTCCTCCCGAAATCTCGCAAAGCTCTCATTCAGGAGCATCAACGAGCGGTTCATCTAATTTTTTAAACAATGCATGGAGCCAAATTAGAGACACGTTTAATGAAATACGAAATAGCGACGTTTCCGCTTCTTCCAGAGAAGAGAAAAAATGGTACGGAGGTGGAGATCCACCCAAAATTAACTCCGAACAACACCAAGTATTAAATAAAGTTGACGCGGTAGCCCCAAAAGATGGGCCAAAGATGCCTTTTTCTGAATTTGATAAGATAGTTTTTACCTATATAGAAGATGTTTCTGAAATATTGTGCGAACATGGAATAGATTTTGATAAATACCTTGATCTCGCTCACCGAGATTTAGCGACCCGTGGAATATTTATAGACATTCTTGTTGCAAAAATAGCTGATGATGTAAAAATGATGTTGGACAGATCGGGTTTGGGGTTTCTTATGCCAATTGATATTAAAAAAATAGCCGAAGGCGTACTTGCTAAACTGAAAGAGACAGGGTCTTTCAAATGTACTCTTCGAAATAAACATCCTGATCAAATCGTCAATCTTAATCCTCCAGATGTAGGAAAACGGGTAAACAAATTAAAAGAACTGTTAGGGTTAGAAAAAACGGCTAATCTATTGAATAGTCTTGCTGGATTATTGAAATCCGAGAAACCGAAACCGAAACCAGGATCAACAGACGCCCATCCTTCACCTAATTCCCATCCTTCACCCAATTCCCATCCTTCACCCAATTCCCATCCTTCACCCAATTCCCATCCTTCACCCAATTCCCATCCTTCACCCAATTCCCACCCTTCACCCAATTCCCACCCTTCACCCAATTCCCACCCTTCACCCAATTCCGCTCAACACGCAAAACATTCGAGGGGTGGAAAATATAAAAATAATACGCGAAGACGTTCAAATAAGTAAAACGAAATATCGCCGATCATATATCTTAATGTTCTCAAATCCGCTATTTTATTTTACATTTAACATAATATTATCCTTAGCGATCATTGTTTTGGCCCATTATTGTTGGAACTATTTAAAAGAAACCTACTCCACCAAAAAGACAAGAAATTTAGTCAATAGTCAGATCGAGAAGTATAAAAAAATGGTAGAAGAAATACAACAAGGAGGTTCTCAAAACAACGAACCCTTTTCCGAAGAAGAAAAGGAAAACATGAACAACGACCTATTATCCTTTGCCAATTCCCTCACCAATGAAAACTTATAATTCAAAAAGACATAAACACATTTTGATGTATAACAGTATAGACATGGAGCTAACACATGCACAGACCGAAGAAATAATGAAGCGCTTCCCTTCTTTCGAACTTTCCTATGAAACAATATCCCATAAGAAAGTTTCCCCAGCATATAATAGTTGTTTTGCCATCCCACAGGGCCGGAAATGCTATGCGTGGTTTACGTATCTAGGTGATAAAGACGTGTGTTTTATATTGGAATTAAACCGTGAAAAGAAAATAAATAAGGCAATCCGTTACGAAGTGGATTTTGATATGAAATTGGCCTACGGAACTGTGGTTTATGGAACACTCGTGGACGACGAAAATGAGAAGTCGCGATTTTTTGCCGCAGAAGACATCTTTTATTTCAAAGGAATATGTTTGAAACAGTGTAAATTGGCAGAGAAATTGGATCTCATGATTGAAGTTATCAAGTCGTCGACGTCGTCGTTTACTGCAACGAATAAGATCGTATTTTCTCTACCCGTGTTTTGGGACTTTCATAAAACCGAAGACTTTGAATTGACACCAAATATCCCAGATAGCATTAACGAGACCATACCCTATACTATTCATCATTTACAGTATCGTTCGCTTCATGAAACAAACCCCTATATGAATGTCTATCTAAACCGTAAGTTGAATTTGAATACACCGATGATAAGCAAAGAAACCAAAAAGGAGAAAAATCCGTCCTACGAAATGCCCGAATTCACGTGGGATACTATGAAGCCGCAATTTCGATATCCCACTGTGTTCCAGGTTACCGCGGATCTACAATTTGATATTTATCATTTGCACGCTTACGGACTGAATAATAAACCGACCTATTATGGCGTTGCTTATGTTCCAACATATAAATCGAGCGTTTTCATGAATGGGTTGTTCCGCAATATTGCCGAAAATAAGAACCTAGATTATATTGAAGAAAGTGAGGACGAGGAGGACTTCCAAAATGTCAGCGAAGATAAGTATGTGGATCTCGAAAAGACACTATTGATGGAGTGTGCGTTTCACCCGAAATTCAAGAAATGGATACCACAACGCGTGGTAGACAAATCGAACAAAATGGTCCATGTTACTCGATTGGCGAGGGATACATCTCTACAACAAACGTCAAATTATCGACCGAAAGAGAGGCAACAATACCAATCTCGTCCTCGTCCGAACTACCGACCCAATGGTAAACACTAAAATAATTTATGAGTATACTGTATAATGTCAACACTTGGATTTAGCGGAATTACTGATACCATAAAAGTTTTACCCAATATTCTTCCTCCAAACACAGAAGGAGGCATGAATGTGGCTTTGACTAGTGATGTAAATAAGGGCGGCATGAAAGGCGGCGATCCGTCCCCCGATGATCCTATCGAAGAAGTCGGTGACGAAATCCATGTAAATATAGAAAATCTACGTACGTTAGAAAGACAGGGTATACCGATCGCCGGTAACCCGGTATTTGATGCCAATCCGGTCTGCATATTTAACTATTCTGATTTTCATATCGATCGCGAAGGCAATTTTTATATTAATTATAATACTGGTCGTAAAAATTATGGACGAATAGACGAAGATAATAATTTTGTCGTGAGCGAAGATGTGGAGGTTAAATTGGGCCCACAAGGGCTTGGATTATGGGACGCCAAACCCAATGGTGGATATTTAAACTATGGCGTTCGTTCGGTATCCGTCAAACCGGGGAATATTATCAAAATTCCCAGAACTAACGAAGGAGTATTCAAAACACCCGGGTTGCCTCTCGAAAAATATAGAGGTTCAAATTTGTCACCGATATTTTTTGATAGAGATCATCCTTATACTTTGGATCAAGTGAGGGAATACATGACCTACGCAAACAGAAGCGACTTTAGCATCGGGAATAACCATTCATTAAAAAAGACATTAAATGCAGGAATGTATATCATATATCATAAAAAATCGAATAAAATGTATAGCCAATATGAGTTTGTGAAGGCGGTGTTCACGGATCCCAAAAAGAAGACACATGGATATTTAGTGTTCAGGAAAAGCGAACCGATGCGAAAGCGTGATTTAAAAACGCTCGCGCCATTGGTAGAAGATTTAAAGCTTCGTCCCAACGATAATCCGGCGTCGATTATTGGTCAGGATTATCGTGCCGCCAAACACACATTTGAGGCAGCCACTGGACAAGTATTCACGGAGGGTAATAAATATGATCAAGTAGTTCGTGAAATAAAAAAAACGCGTCGTGCTTCGCCGAAGGGCGGTCGCACGAAGAAGCGTCGCACCAAGAAATGAAAGGAGGGGGTCGCAGGGGGAACCTTGGTTCCCCTGCCCCCTACTCGTTGAACATTCCGTCTACATTTATGAGGCAACTGCCGATAAATGCAGACTTTCTCGATGGTTCCTCCGCTTCGTCAGCGACGGCGGCGCCATCGCCATTTTTCTTAGGATCAAACACGCGTTTCCACGCAGGATCCGTATCCCAATCCACCATCATATTGGTATATTTCTTACTATCAGTTTGTAGAATACGATAATTACACTTTTTATAAAACCGACGACGTTGGATCCACTGATTTTGAAATACGTCATGTTTATCTACGATATCTACCACAATGGGTTTCTCATGTTTCACGCGTAAAATACGCCCAATTGATTGTGTAATATCAGTTTTGGGCGTTACCATCACCAACGTCGAAAGCGTTTTGATATCCAATGCCTCGGCGGCCATCGCATAGGTCGCCAACACGATCGATTTCGTCTCAGTCTCCTGTAAATTCGCCTGCTTCATTCCGCCCACATAAAATCCCACGGTCGCAATATTACGATATTCAATGGCTTTATGTAAATAGACCAACAAGGATCGGTTATGGCACAAAATCATGATCTGACTATCGGGTTCTTCTTGTACCAAGTCTTTGATGACGCGGACAATAAAATCGCTCCTGGGGCCGAACTCACATAGCTTCACAATCATGGTACTATATTTGGCGTTCCCACGGAAATCCGTTTCCACTTCATTGAACTGTGGGTCCTCACTAATATATTCGATTGCACGGACATTCACCACATCGTCATCTTCGCGTTTCTCCTCGTAAATTTTATCACCGATGAACATGTATAACACACGGGTCAATTTATCTTTACGATCCACCGTCGCCGAAATACCCAACATATAGGGTGTGATCGTTTTGAACAAGGTTTTTGAGAACTGTTCACTACCAATACGATGAACTTCGTCAATAATGGTGAGACCAAAACACGAAAAGGTGTCCGCTGCGTATTCTTTATCATAGAGTGTCTGAACCATACCAATGACAATATCACATCCTTTCACATCGAATGTCTGTGCTTGGATCTTACCCACGGTTGCTCCGGGTAGAAACTCAGCAATACGTTCAATCCATTGGTTCATCAAGAATTCCTTATGTACGATGATGAGGGTTTTCTTTTTAAGGATCGATATAATTTTCAGAGCCATTACCGTCTTACCGCGACCGCAAGGCACTTCCAAAATACCACCTCCGCCTGGTTCCTCAGCGCCATCACAGATCGGAGCAGCGACATACTTGATATAGACGTCCACGATTTTGTCTTGATAATCGCGAAGGGTCTTGGGAAACGTAACATTAATATCGTCGCCTTGTTGGATTTCCGATTTCGAGGGCATTCCATAACGTTGAATTCCATAGAAACGGGGGATATACATTTTATTGGTGTTCTCACGGAAGACCGGGAATTCGGTGGCGTCGTCTTTGGCACCACCATAACCGGGGCCAAACACAGCGGGTTTAACAAATAGGTCCTTTCTGAGAAATTCTTCGTCTTCTTTCGAGAGAAGGGCCTTTGGAATGGTATATCCTTTCTTGCCTAGATAAGATTGATCACAAATCGCCGATTTATACAAAGGATCGAGAACCAGGACATCATCGGGCTTTTTAATCCCCTTTTTCTGAATTCCCGGTCTTTTTGTGACCGCGGGTTTACCATTACGCATATAATTCATTATAACAGAATATGAAATAATTCCTTTAGCATGTTTCAAATCAATTTTATAAGAGGGTCCTACTTCATGAATAATTTATATATTTATATGTTATATATGAAACTCTCCAATCCATTCAAAAATTTTACACCGCAAGAATTTGTGGCATTAGGTGTTTTGATTGTATATTTAGTATTTCCTATCCATTTCCCCCACGCATTGAATGGTTATATTGCGTCTCCTATCGGAATACTTGTTTTGTTTGCCCTTACCATTGGAATGTTTTTATACGTCAACTCTATTTTAGCCGTTTTATTCGTTTTTGTAGTATATGAAGTATTGCGCCGTAGCAATTCGATGAACACATATAAGCCCTCGGATTATGTTCAGGATAACACGGTTCACGAATATAAATATGTTAGCGACGAAGTCGCGCACGAGAGCGTTCATGTGCCGTCTGTGATCCAAGAGCATTCAGAACCTCAACATTTCAGTATGCCTGAAGCCAAAAGCAACAGTGTTATTTTACCTGTCGGATCTACCTTGGAAGAGGATATGATTAAAAACATGTCTCCTCTCAACGCAACAGATAGTACCAACTATACATTTAGCGACTTCAAACCGAAGAGCGATAAGATCGATCACGCGTCGCCTTATATTTGATATTTATAAACATTTAAAATTCTCATTTTAAATGTTGATTAGTAAAAAGTGTTTATTTTTTTGCAGGAATTTGACACGCTCCAGCTCCAGCTCCTTGACCAGGAGTGGCCGCAACCGTTTTATTGTAAAAGTCTTCGCGTGTTATATTCGAAAGGACGGCAACGGGTGAACCAAGCAAAATCACTATTTCTAGCGCCATAGAGAGCAATAGCGCCATATTTTTGGGCATAGCAAGAGGGTTTGTTGCGTTTACTCCCCATACAGCGCCCTGTAAAACCGCAGTTCCGATAAACCAAAAAAGAAGCACGTATTGTGCCGTCGTGCTTCGCGTCACAAAGGTTCCAAAATCTTTGAATAGACCGAAAAAGATATCCATGGGATCGAAAAAATTTATGCTCACTCCTTTGACGCTTTCAGCTGGATATCCGTTTCCTACTATTTTGCCATCAACGCGACTTTGCATATAAGCCGCGCTTATTTTACTGTATTTAACGTTTGCGTATCCCATTACAAAAAATATCATAAAATAAACACCGCTTAATGGATCTAAATCTGGCGAAAATCCTTGTGTTAGAATAAGAGCAAACATTATCATAGCAAAAATGAAAATCCAAAAATCGATGGACGCTATTCTGACAAACGTATCAATGCCTGTTTTCGGAACAGCCTCTCCTGCTTCTTTCATCTCTTTAATATAGTCCAGCGAATTTGGAGTATACCTATTATTTATAATGGCGTCTATTGCTGCCTGATTATTATTCGGATCTTTCGGATTGAGAACAAATCGATTGACGTTATCGATAACCAACATTTTATACACAGTAGGGACTGCGAAATAAGAAACTGCCAAAAACGAAAACACAATACACAATTGCACTGCGGTTTTATAAAGATCTATCTTTGATGCGTCTTTTGTGTATTCGCTATTCACCGGAACTTGATATGTACTTATCGTCTCCGCACTTTCGCCAGTGGGTTGACAGTCAATATAAATATCATCAATACCCTTTTGCTTAATATTGTCGCCATTCAGCGAACTATATGTTGCATTATCAGAAGGTGCGTTTTTAAATAAGGTTGTTGTGGTAAGACAATGTTTAATGATATCAGCGGAAGAACCGTTAATATAAACTGGAGTGGTGAATACGAAAATAGTATTACTACCTTCCGTATAAGTAACCGCGCTATTTTGAACAGGCAATACGCCGTTTAATGTAGTAGATATATTTAATCCAGTATCAGTGGAGGGAGTGGATACCATGCTTATAATACGATCAATATCGTTTGACGTTATGCTTAGATAAGGTAATGTTCCATCGGCGGCTAATAAAAAACATAAATAGCTCTTACCAGAACCCGTCAATTTTGTGTTCTCAATGATAAGCTCGCCGACAATTTCTCTGTTTGTCAATTCACCGTTTTTATTACACGTAACGTCCAAAATATTGTTATGTACCAATCCTTGCAAATATATATTGCTGGCAGCATAAGTAATTGTTTTATCTGGATACGTAACATTTGGGCTCGTCGACGCCGGTTTATATTGCGATGTTAAATATTGCGGAATTGTGGCTCCACTCGCGTCTTTCCCTGTAATATATTGGCTAGTGCTTTTGTATACCAAAACGGAAAAATAATCATACATTAGTTGCTTTACGTTTGGATCCAAGATATTTTGCGTAGCATTAAAAGTGAATACCATTTTAATATAAACTATATACTGTAGAGATATAGTTTATTCGTAAAAAGTATTTCTAAATATAAAGTCCATTTTATCTGTCATGGAGAGCGTAGCGCCATTGATCATAAAAACGGAATATAATTGAAAAGGGAACTTTCATAGATAGTGGCTCGGAAGGTATCATTATACCCTTCTACGTAAATTGTGTCGCCGTTATTTATACTATCGCATCCATATTCCCCTGTGCAGCTTTTCCCATTGACACTTACTGGTAATTTGGTATTCATATTTCCTGTCGTTGTCATGGTATAATACTGCCATTTATCTGTTCCAGTTGTGATCTTACGCCCCATAAGAGGTAAAATCATTTCTTCTCCGCGTCCACTTCTTGTTAAAATGCCTACTTGTTGATAATTCCCACGCACCCCGCGCGTAGGGACATTTACAGGAACGCCTCTCACGTCTCCTCCCGTGGATCTGTAATATTCTTCCTGTTTCACGGGAGGATAATAAGGATCGGCCATGGGAATGTTTCGACTATCCACTGGCTTTAAATAAGGATCGGCGTAAGATGTGCTTAGTTGAGGAGTGGGCAAAATAACGTAAGTATTATTCGCTGGTTGAACCGGCTTTCTATTATCCGCGTTCTTCACGAATTGAACATAATAAATATAAAACACTACGAATAATATAATCATCATAATAAACAATGTCATGTTTTCAATGCAGAATAATCCAGGTATGCATTTTTTTCCCATAACTATAAGATAGCTGTATATTTTACTTATTGGATCAATTTACATAAACGCTCCTCTAAATTCCGCCGCACCGTCATTCATTTTCTTTATTCCTTTCTGTAAATTTTCGCTCATTTTTACTGTAAATGCATTGTTTACTTGCGCCGCCTTTCGTTGTAGGGCGTTGGTTTTTAGTCTTCTACAGTTGTAGCATTTGTCGCGTATCGAAATATCCCAATGGGCAAAATGGAAGCCTAAATATCCAAAAACGTAACTATCCAGTTTGTAAATATATTCCCATATGTTATCCACGTATTCTGAAACGTCTCGTTGTGTGTATTTCAAACATAACCACATAGCCAAACGCACTGGCATATATAATATTTGGCCAACAGTGTCAATAATATAATAGAAGAAACAGTAATTTAAATTTGCCAGGAAATATCCGCTACAATGTAAATAAGAAAACAAAAATTCACTAGTCCACATTAACAATTGACCAATGTTATTAAATCCGAGCGCCAATCCCTTTCCTAATCCTTCCGGTTCATCCACGAACAATCCGGTAAATATGTCATTTAATCCTTTCCCCATTTGAATGAAACGCCAAGCCAAACTCTCGAACCAATTTGTCATGACAGAAAATCCGGCCATCAGTTGATCTCCAAATTTAAGGAACCAATTTTTGAGAGTGTCGCCCAAAGAAGTGAATGTGGTTTGTATCTGGGATCCCAATTGAGTGAAAAAAGTTGTCATAGTAGAAATTGCCATATTAAATCCGCTGGTGATTTGAGAACCTAGACTATCAAAAAAGGTTTTCATTGAGGCGCCCAACGAATTAAAACTACTGGTAATTTTCGAACCAATATCATCGAAAAATTTTTTCATTGTGTCACCCAAACTTTTGAAACTATTCGTAATCTGAGAACCAATACTATTAAAAAAAGTGGTCATTGTGTCTCCCAAAATATTAAACCCGCTAGTTATCTGAGAACCTAGTTTACTAAAAAAATCGGTCATCGTTTTTCCAACAACGTCAAAACTCCCTTTAATCTGCGAGCCGAGATCATTGAAAAATTTTGTCATAGATCCACCCAAACTATTGAAGCTACTGGTCAATTGCGATCCAATACTGTTGAAAAAAGTCGTCATGGACGAACCCAATGAATTGAAACTATTCGTAATCTGAGAACCGATACTATTAAAAAAACTAGTCATAGAAGCGCCCAATGAATTGAAGCTATTGGTGATTTGAGAACCAACATTATCAAAGAACGATTTCATAGACGCGCCTAAGCTATCAAAACTGCCTTTAATCTGAGAGCCAATATTATCAAAAAAAGTTTTCATGGAGTCGCCGATTGAGTTAAAACTTTTAGTAAGCTGACCAATAACGTTATTTAAAGAACTAGTAAATGATGAAATGATATTATTAAATAAATCGGTAAACTGTTTTCCGATGCCGTCGAACCATCCTTTAATAGTATCTCCTATTCCATCCATAGTTTTTTTAATAGCGTCTATCTGGTCCTGGACAGTCTTTTTTATTGTAGCAATTGTGCTGTCAAATATGCTTGTTGCGTCATTAAATGTCTTGGTCAATGTTTTTGTCGCTGGATCAATAAGACCTGTTTTTATACTGTCTTTAATATTGTCAAAAATAGATTGCATGCTAGGCGGATCCGGAAAAGAAATTGATGGCCAAATGCTTCCCAAACCTGGGATCGAAAGTCCAGGAATTGTAAAATCTTCAATAAACCCCTCCTTGTGCATATAATCGTAAAATTTTTCATAGTCTTTCAATATTTTTTTAAACTTCTTATCGAACTTTTTTAAATCTTTGTTTCTTCCCATTTATACTATCCATACATAATTTCATCTAATATTTTACAGAAAGGCCTTTCTAAACTCGTCTGCGCCATCATTCATTTCCTTAATCCCACTTTCTAATCGCTTTCTCATTCCATAATTGAAATCATAATCGATTTGATTAGCCTTTCGTTGTAATGCTAGAACCTTTACTCTTCTACAATTGTAACAACTATCTCTTATTTCTTTGGGATAATGCGCGAAATGAAAACCCATATATTGATAACAATAACCATCGATTGAATATAAATAATTCCAAACCGTATCCATCATCTCATACATATCGCGTTTTAAGTAGTCTTTCATGAACCATAATGTAATACGAAACGGTAGATATAATATTTGCCCTAATGTATCCACGATATAAAAAAAGAAACAGCTATGTAAATTTTGCAGATAATGGATACCACACATTACATGAGAAAGCATAAATTCTCCCGTCCATAATAATAAACCGCTAATGTCTTCAAAACCTTTGCCCAAACCTTCGCCTATTCCTCCTACCTCTTCTACAAAAAGTCCATGAAATATATGGTCTAAGCCGCTGCCCATCTGAACAAATCGTTGACCGAATGTGGAAAACCATTGGCCAATAACATTAAAACTATCCATCATTGTATCGCCCACTTTTTTAAACCAGTCGCCGGCTGAGCCCATGGTTGAATTAAATCCTTTCGTAATTTGCGATCCCATATCATTAAAAAATTTCGTCATTGAGGAACCGATAATGTTGAACCCTCCGACTATAGTACTTCCCATGCTATCAAAAAATGTTTTCAAGGATGCTCCTAATGAATTAAATGCACTAGTCACTTGTGATCCAATATTGTCGAAAAACCCTTTCATGGTGTTACCCAATGAGTTAAAACTATTTGTAATTTGAGAACCTAAATCATTGAAAAATTTGGTCATGGTATCGCCTAATGATTTAAAACTATTTGTAATTTGCCCACCGATGCTATTGAAAAATGTTGTCATAGACGAACCTAACGACTTAAAACTACTTGTAATTTGGTCACCAATACTATTGAAAAATGTTGTCATAGACGAACCTAACGAATTAAAACTATTTGTAAGCTGCGATCCAATTTCATTGAAAAATTTGGTCATAGACGATCCTAACGAATTAAAACTGTTGGTTATTTGGTTGCCAATATTATCGAAAAACGTTTTCATAGACGCTCCCAAGCTGTCAAAACTCCCTTTAATTTGGTTTCCAATGTTATCAAAAAAAGTTTTCATGGACGAGACGACGGAATTAAACCCATTTGTAATTTGCGAAAGAACGTTGTTGAATATGGTTGTTATAGTAGTGCCAAAACTGTTGAATGTGCTTGTTATTTGATTGCCAATACTATCAAACCAGGCTTTCACTTTTGCTAATAAGTCAGTAAATGCGCTTTGCATTCCAGATGTTATTCCTTCAAATGTACCTTTCATTGTATTAATACTGTCGTTTATTCCCGACGTTATAGTTTTTATCGTTGTATTCATAATGTTTGTCATGTTTTCATTATAACCTTCATGTACATCATTATGGAGTTTATCAAATAATAGATCAATATCAGAAGAGTCTGGTATATTACGATATTCAATATTCTTGCCTTGCATTTATAATATAACAGTAAAATATATTATGTTATATTACGATCAAATTGCTAAATAAAAATAGCTTTTATGCATCTCTTATGCAAATTAAAAATAAGGACGATACGAATAACGCGAAAAGACAGACGATCGAATTATTTTCGGTCAAAAGCACGGAGAAGAAAAATACGAATAAAAATACCATAAACGCGGCTATTTCTTGTGTGTAATCTTGAAAAAAGTCCTTCAATGTCTCTTCAATATAGGTATCTGAAACATAATTGTCATTTTCCATAGGCTCAATAACGTCCTTGTTTATTTTGTCTTTTACACCTTTAAACATGTCATCAAACGACGGTATATCAGGAAAATTTATTTTCCACGCTGGTATTCCAGGAATTCCTGCAGTTCCCGCAACTGTTCCTGTTGTTGTCCATGCTATTGTACATGTCTTTGAACAAGAATGCCGCCAACAATTCCTGCAGCAGCACCCCCAGCCACAGCATCCGCACGCCTCCGTACAGTCTTCGCATGGGTACCAACAGACACCTGCATAGTTATAAGTTGTATTTGACCAATTCCAATCAGGAGTTGCTGCGATCCCTGGCGATCCAGGAAGCGTATAAGAAAATCCCTCTTTTACGTCGTCGCCGTTATCGGTAAATCCATCATCTTCTGATTTTATAAAAGAATATCCAGTATACCCGTCGTCAAAATTGTAATATTCATTAAGTTTATTGTTTTCGTTATCCAATAAGTAATTTTTATAAGAACCGTTTGATGTTTTTAACATGCCTTTATAGTTACTGCTTTTAAATGCTGCCGAATTAAATATTTTTTTTTTTAATATTTCATCAATAGCGTCTGTATTGTATTCCATTTATATTATAATGATAAAAAATGATACATTATAATAAAACTAATTGTTCGGAGTACTAAATTTATTTATTGTTAAACTTCTCCTTGAAAACTTCTGCCTTCTTCTGAAGAGGTTCTGCCTGAGCCAATAAATCTAACAATTGCTTCTGAATATCAAAATATTCCTCCATATCTTTCTTCAATTCAGAAGTTTTTCCTCCGGCAGGCATAGACGGTGCCTTCTTGTCATCCTCCTTGGATTTTGATTTTACGGAAGGCGCCTTTGCGTTCTTGGGCTTTTCGGATTTTTCCTCTTCCTCCTCCTCTTCATCTTCCTTAGACGATCCATTATCACCTTGGGCCTGTCCTTGATAATCGAACTTAAAATTTTCCTTACTTTCTTTGCTGTCCTTTCCTGCGAAATTCTCTAAATAATTTTTGGCGCTAGGTTTGGCCAAGCCCTCGAATAACCAGGCCACAAACATCGCAAATACAATAACGATGATCATGTTCTTAACGAAGAAGGAAGTCAAAAACCCAACAAGGAAAAACACAATGATGGTGGTTGTACTCTTCACGTTGATCAAATAAAAGAGATTGATCAATGAAAGAAGGAGAACAACGTATAATAAGCATCGGCTGTACAATAAAGAATTCGTGTCCGATTTCACATTGAAGCACGTGGACATTTTCGAAAAAACGTTCTTAATCTTTTGCATGTCGTCTATATAAAGTATACGACGATATTTTTTCCCCCTAAATTAGAGATCTTCATTCTCATCACTAGAATTACATTCGGCGTCTAATTTATAACAAGCTGGTACGTCCCCTCCATAGATATCTAAAACCTCTTTTACCACTTCTTCTCGTTGAATATCACTTCTCTGAAATTCGAAACTACTTATGCTAGTTGAACGCTTTCCGCGGAACTTGGTCAAAAAGTCTTCTAATCCATTCAACTGATCGACGCGATCGAATTGTTCTAAATCCCCCGTAATAACCAAACGGCTATTTTCACCTAAACGCGTCAATAACATTTTCATCTGCGAAATGGTCGAATTCTGCATCTCATCCGCGACGATCCAGCAGTTCTTAAATGTTCTCCCGCGCATATATCCAAGAGGTGATATCTCGATAATCTTTTCCTCCATAAGCGCAGTGACTTCTTTGGGCGATATAAAGTTATAAAGCACATCATAGATAGGTCGCACCCAAGGCGCCATCTTTTCCTCCAACGTCCCGGGTAAATATCCGAGTTCTTCATCCACGGACACCGAAGGACGCGTAAAAATCAGCTTTTCATAATTACCTAACATGAAATTACGCACTCCCTGTTCTGTTGCGAATAGTGTTTTTCCAGTTCCGGCTGGGCCAGTGGCGACAATGATTTTTTTGGTTTTAGTTTTCAATAAGTATTCGTATTCTTCTTGGCTTTGATTTTTGGGCTTTGTAAACTTGTTCTCGAAATTGGTCTTTTCTAATGGAGATAAATATTGGATGTTCTCGTATAATTTGCGCTGACGTGTTATCGTCTTCTCTTTTTCGAATTCGGAATAATATTCGTTCATGATTTCCTTCTCCGTTTGCTTCTTCGATTTACGAGTGCGCTTTTTTACATCCGGCTTAACTTCCCCCAAATCAAAACCAAGGTCCTCTTGCTTCTTCATTTTAATATACGTCTTTATTATTTTCCATTGAAAAATAATAACTCGATCTTATTTACCAAATAAGAATTTATCAACTGTTGTGCGCACATGAAATAATTTATGGAGAACAATGCCGAGTAAGAAAAGTCCTCCTAAAACAATCCAGAAGTTATATCCACTGTAGTAGTGTAAAATATAGGCCCCGACTATAGTCATGATCACGTCAACGATTGCGACCCCCATAAAACGATAAGAATGAACTCCCTTTCCGGGTTCTCCAAGGGCGTTCTGATACTTCCACAAATCGAACATTTATATTAGGGCGTCATTATTTTTTGGCCGTTTTACGCTTTCTGTTTTTCGGGCGTTTTACGGATCGCTTCTTTTTTCGGCCCCCCGCCATGGGTTCGTCCGCCTTTTTCGTTTTGGGGCGAGTGATTTTGTAGCCTTTATCAATAGAGTTTTTCTTGGACTTGATCTTTATGATCTTTCGATTCGGGTCTTCGGTTTCTTGTATGATCGCGTCCTTATCGATTTTAAACGTCAATACGTCTTTACTTTCGTCGGGTTCTTCCGGAGCAGCGACGGCGTGTTCTTCCGCGGTCGGTTCTACCGATTTTACGTTCTCGAGAATGACCACCAATTCTTTGTTCTCGGGTTCCTCTTTTGCGAGCTCAAGAGCGGTCTTATTATTCGCCATTTTTTCAGTAATATTGATTTCGCGGATGGCGTTCACGAGTTCTTCGTCTGCGATCTGATCATGAATGCATTTTGTTGTCTTCTGGACATCGCTATAAATGTCTCTAAACATACCAAATTTATACTTATAAGCGGCGGTAACTGTGGTGTCGAACCCTTTCTTCGCCAAAATATGAAATGCTGTGGACCCGGTATCAATACCATAACTGTTTTCGCCGACGGTCTTTTTCAAGAGTTCTTTGTTCTCAAGAATGAACTTTTTCACATCACCACAATCGGGCGAGTTACCAAATAATTCCGTTATAATTTTCATCAAATCGTTTCCACTAAAATGGTCAGTCTCGTTGGTCGATACTTCTTGAGTTGGTTCTTGCATAGTATATATTTTATTCACATTTTTATCGTAAAGCCAGTGCGGTTTATAATTTAATGGAAATGAAATAAAAGCTGGGCTCTATATATATTTAGCGAAAGAATGACCGACACAAAATTTGTAGAACCTCTCCTCAAGGCTGACGATAGTCGCTACGTAATGTTTCCGATCAAAGACAACGATATTTGGAAGATGTATAAAAAGAGCGTCGATTCGTTCTGGGTGCCTCAGGAAGTCGACTTATCGAAAGACTTGGGCGATTGGGAAAAGCTATCCGCGGATGAAAAACACTTTATCTCTATGGTTCTTGCATTTTTTGCCGCTTCGGATGGCCTTGTTCTAGAAAATTTGGCGCAGCGTTTCATGGGTGATGTTCAATTGGCCGAAGCCCGCGCCTTTTATGGTTTCCAAATCGCGATAGAAAATATTCATAGTGAGATGTATAGTATTTTGATAGACACGTATGTGCGCGATGACGCTGAGAAGACCAAGTTATTTCAGGCATTAGAGCATTATCCTTGTATCGCGAAGAAGGGAAACTGGGCGAAGAAGTGGATTAATGATAACCGTAGCTCGTTTGCCGCACGTTTAGTCGCGTTTGCAGTTATTGAGGGCTTGTTTTTCTCATCGTCGTTTGCGTGTATTTATTGGATCAAGAAGCGCGGATTGATGGCGGGGTTGACGTTTTCGAATGAGTTGATCTCGCGTGATGAGGCGCTTCACACAGAGTTCGCAGTTTTGTTATATAGTAAGTTAGAGAGAAAACTCAATAAGTCGCGTATTTATGAGATTATTAAGGAGGCGGTGGAGATTGAGAAGGAGTTTATTACTGAGGCGATTCCTTGCCGTATGATTGGTATGAACTCGAAGCTCATGACGCAATATATTGAGTTCGTCGCAGATCGTTTGTGCCTTCAATTGGGGTATGATAAGATCTATAACTCGGCTAATCCTTTCGATTTCATGGAATTGATCAGTATTGAGACAAAGGTGAACTTTTTCGAGCGCACCAATTCGGAATACGCATTGGCAAATAAGACGGTAGATAAGGACGTCTTTGATTTCAGCGCGGATTTCTAAGTATAATAATATTTTTGGATAAACACAAATATTATTATTTACTTCTTGGCAGGAGTAGTTAATGTAAACGAATTTATCCCGGTAAATTCGACAAACTTTCCTGTGTTGGGATCCTTCTTTTTATATACCTTATCTGAGGGAACGTTCATACTGCATTTAAAATCTTTGCAAACGGTGGGAGAAGACGTTACTGACGCAGGACAATCAACTAACGAATTTACAACACCGGTAACGTTTGTTCCCGCTTTAATATTACTAATTATGATTTGATATTTGCCGTCTGATAATTTTGTAGCCGGGGTTTCTACATAACCGGCGGCGGTATCACAAGCAAATTTAGTTCTGTAATATGTGTCTTCGCCATTGGCACTATCAAATGTAATTGTAGCGGAATAAGTTTTTCCATTATCAGTGCTGGTGGGTTGAGCAACTTGAATGTTTGTAACCGCTACAGGAGCAGTAAAAAATTCTATTGGTTTTGATTGTTCGCCCGTTAAAACTTGTAAGGCGTCAGGTTTTCCTGAATAATTCGGAATTATTGTTTTAATTGCTGATGGAACATCACATACAGATTGTACAACAATTTTGCATTTTCTTCCTGGTTTCAAACCAATTATTTTGCACCACCCCGCAGTTCCGGTATCAGGATTTACATCTAATGTAGATGTTAATTTCGTTTTAGGGTTATTCACGTCGCTTACTAAAAATGATGTTACATTAAACGCCATTCCAATAGAGGATACCGGAGCTACTATACCTTTATTGTAGCTCATGTCGGCGCCTGTATTAAATTTAATATATGTAGCCAATACACCAGACGGATCTGGTTGCGCATGAGTATTACTCAAATCGTTCGTTGAAAACGTTGGAACAGGAACTTGTTCCTTAACCGGGAGAGTACAAATTGTATTTGCATATTCGGTTCCGCTTCCATCAACTATTTTAAAGCAGCTATACTTGATGTTTGGCTCTAAACCCGATATTACATAAGAATTTGCTGTGCCTGAACCGCTAACCCCAACCCCGCTAAGATCAGTACTGCCTTTATATTTAATACCAGGCGCAGTCATTCTTAAAGATAAGTTCGAGGATGAGCTTGTTAGACTAACGGTACTCGACTTATCCGATGCGTCTTTTTGCGTGAATGATTGAGAAGCGCCCTCCTGGACCTTCGGATAGAGCGCAAGGACAAGTAACGCAACAACTAATAATAAAACCAAAAGCGCGATAACCTTCCAGTTTTTCTTAATGACATTGATAATTGGAAAACTTTTCACCATTATATATATTCCTGAGTAAATAATTTACTAAATCTCTTAGAATAGATACAAATCTAGACGCCAAAATAATATGATTAAATAATATATGCACGTCTTATTTTTAGTTTACATCGCCATTTTATTTGTGATTTTTTCACCGGGCGTTTTATTTAAATTACCGAGCAAAGGATCACAGTCGGCTGTTTTGTTTGTTCATACCTGCATTTTTATCGCGGTTCTCTATTTTAGCCAAAGTTTAGTTTATAATATTACTATTACCATGGAGGGATTGGCAGGCGCGCCTGCTTGTCTCAGTCCAGCGATTGATAGCGCAAACCAAATCAGCAATCAATCTCAAGCCAATTTAACAACACTCACTAATACGTTAAATGGTATTGTAACGCAATTAAATGCGCAGGTAGCTCAGCTGATTACAATAGCAAACTCGTTAGGCCCAAATAGTCCAATCAATACGCTTCCTGTAGCAGTAAGTCAACTGTCTCAGACGTCTAATTCAATAATAAGTGATACAAGTAACCAGATAAATTATATGTTGACCTCAAACCTTTCACAATTGACTAATGACCTTTTACGATATGTTCCTTCTAATCAAGCGAGCAATATCCAAACTTTAGTAAACGGGTTTTCCAACAATATTAGGTCTCAAATAATGAGCATGTTCAATGCGAGTATGAAGCAAAACTCTAGCGTGTTTGACGGTTTTTTCACGAAGTTGGATTCTGTTTCTAAACAATACGCCGACTATTCAACTCAGCTCAATAAAATTCAATCCGATTTGGCCGCCGCACTCGCTCAATTACAAAACCTCAACAAGTCTCAAACTCCTAGCACCAATTTACAGATAAGCAGTAACATGACACAATTGATCGGTCAAATGCAGTCTTGCGCACAATAATATTGGTTTTTTATAAATAAACATATAATATATTTTTATATATTATATGCATCTTTTATCAACTATTTTTTCAGCGCTTTTGTTTTCCGCGTTTGTGCCGGGAATTTTATTTAGCATTCCTCCAAAAGGATCTAAATATTTGGTTTTATTTACACACGCGACAATATTTGCATTAGTATATCACTTTGCGCATAAGGCAATTTTTCATGTTGCGCAGGAGGGGTTTATAGAAGGGGGGTGGTGGGGGGTTCCTTCGTGCAGATCAACATCTCCTGTTTGGTCGCCTGGAGTTCCAAATTGTTCTCCGTCAAAAGTTGTTTGTGACGATAAACGCATTTGTCCATCGCCCGGGGTTTGCTTTAATACACAAGATTGCTATACGCAATCTGGCGCTTGCAGTCCATCGCCGCCTGTATATAGTCCAGGTCGAACAATATGCAATTAATCCGTTTTCAAAAATATTAACTAAGGGAGGAGGCGTCCGGGGGAACTGTGGGTTCCCCGGAGTAGATCTCCAACGTCCTTGCGCTCGCATCTTTTGCGTTCACATATTTCGGCATCCAAAAATACGGCACAATTTTACCCATTCCTGGATAATATTGTTCAAAGATCTTACGATAATAATACTGCTCCGTCGTAGTCGGCATCAAATGATCATTCACGCCATGCATCTTCTCATTGAGTAACACAATACTCTCGATCGTATCTTCCGTTCGCACACCAATCCTATATTCTCGGAAGTCATCCTGAATAAACCGCGCATCCGCATATTCCTGAATAATCTCATACAAGGATCGCGACGTCTTTGAAACGCCATCGCTAAATGCCTCCTTACGACGCCAAAGCACCTCAGCGGGCAATAGTGGTTTCTCCCCTCCATCAAATGCGCTTCTCAACAAAAACTTCTCGCATTGTTGGTTCGCGCGATGATCTCGCAGCTCCACCGGAATGGACAAATAATATTGTACCCACGCACGATCCAAAAACGGAGTGCGCGGCTCCAACCCATGACTAGATATCGATTTATCGGATCGTAAGACATCATACAAATAAATATCGCTCAATAGACGGCGGCATTCGCGATCAAATTCCAGACTATCCGGCGCTTTATGCATATACAGATATCCACCGCAAAGCTCATCGGATCCATCGCCGTTGAAAATCACCTTGGCTTCGCTGTGTTGCGAAATATATTCACCTAGTTTCCAATTTCCGATACTAGCACGAACGGAAGTGGTGTCATAGCTTTCGATCGCCCGAACAACGCTCGGAATAGCTGTCAAAAAGTCATCCTCGGTCAATACAATCTCCGTATGCTTCGTTCCCAAATAATCGGCTACAATTCGCGCGTATTTCAGATCTTCGGATCCAGCCAAACCAATACTATAGGTCTCCAGAGTGGGCAAACCTCGCGCAACGTGATATTCATTGACCAATGCCGCAATCAAACTACTATCCAGCCCACCCGACAGGAGACAAGCTATCGGGCGCTCTGTAGTAGAGCAACGCTTATGGACAGCCGCAGTCAAATAAGACTTAATGTTTTGTAGGACAACAGGCAATGTACTCGCCGCATCATTTCTCGGGATTACTGATTGAAACCCGGTAGAATGATATCGCACATTTTCTTTTTTTGGTTCCCAATACGAATATACCTTAAATCCAAGCTCATAGAGAGAATAGGTGCCAGGTTGAAACTGCCCAATACTATGTTCTGCATATGCGTCGTTTTCATCCAAATTCGAGACTGTTTCGTTTTGAATTCTATATCGCAGCCGCGTATTTACGTGTTTTTTCATTTCAACATTGGCCACAGTACAAATATCGGAAAGCATCTTGAGTTCCGATGCAAATCCATAGAGTGTATTCTTCTCGCGTATCCTAGTTTTTTCTTCGTTTTTCAATATATATAACGGTCTGACGCCATAAGGATCACGCGCAATATACATTTTGGCGGTCTCGCTAGAGATGCGATAGTCCACCAAGACAAAGGCGAACACGCCGTCCAACAGCTGAAGAGTTTGTTCCATACCATATTTCAGATACAAATGCAAGATGACTTCGCAATCCGATCCCGTATTCGGAACTACACCCATCATTTTATAGAGTTCTTTATAGTTATAGATTTCGCCATTACAGATCAACGCCATCTCACCCAAAATGAGGGGTTGATGAGATTCGGGGTTCAGCCCGTTAATGGATAAACGATGAAATCCAAAAAGTGCCTTGAGCATGACAGATTTTAAGGCGGAGAATTCCGGACCGCGGCCCTTTCCCTTTTCAAATTGTTCGTTTATGAATTGTCGAGTTAAGTATCGATGATCATCATTTAGTAGGGCGAAAATTCCACACATCACTATGTAATTTGGCAAAATACCTTTATATCTATTTTGTCAAGTTATGAAAATAATTTGTGTATTCATTGTATACAATGAACCAACAATCTTTAGGAAATGGAAATATTATCTTACAGAAACAAAACGGAGTGGACATATTAAATAAATCAGCGACGTCTTATTTTGGGAGTTTCGCCGTGGATCAACCCTTAGAAACGAATATGGACATTGATCCCATGAAAAATGAACCCAAAAAACGCGTGCATAAACGAATATACAAGAAGATCAATGAAAAACTGGCAACGGAAAATGGACCTAGCGGCCCGAACGCGGCAATTGAGGCGCTCCTGACAAAAGACATTATTTGCCAATTTTATTTTGCTTCGCTTTCTGTGGTTGGATTATATATTGTCTATAGAATGATCGAGCGCTAGGCAGGGAACCATTCCGGGGAACCAAGGTTCCCCCAGACGCCCCCTCTGCAGGGAACCTGCGGTTCCCCTGCGACCCCTCCCTTAAATAAATAACTTCTGAGCTAATTCCCAGATGTTATTCACTGACAATGTTTCGTTTTCATCCTAATTAAGGAGGGGGCGTCCGGGGGAACCTTGGTTCCCCGGAATTAGAGCTGATAGCGCTTGTAGATCTCAAGAGCCGTTAAGCCGCCAAAGATCTGTGCAAGAACGTAGGGCACTAACTCATGCGTGGAGATCTGACCGGCCGAAGCCATCACAATGGAAATCGAAGGATTGGCGTAGCCCTTGGACACATTCGTGGTGAACAATAACACTAATGAAAGTGTGGCACCGATCGCCAAAGGATTGCCCGTAGCGAGAACGATGTAGACAAAAAGAAGTGACGCGAAATATTCGGCTAAATACTTGTACATGTTATAAATTATGTTACGAAAATAATATTCAGAAACATAATTTTATAGGACCTTACAATTGAGCGCGTTTATACGCCTCGTAAGAACCATGGCTCTGATCGCCACCATTCTTCAAGTCGTTATAGTTCTGGTTCATCGCGCGTTGTCTCTTGTATGTAATGTAATCCGACGAATCGGAAACGAAGCGCATGTTTCCGGCGCCAGCTGGAACACCAGTTCCGTCGCATGCAGAAAGAATGCTACCAATAGGGCCCTGGCGACCAGGGAACGTACGGTTCACCTGGTTCGATCCGCCACAAACATACTGTTTGCGCGACAAAAAATCACCTAAATTATTGACCGCGCGAAAGGGTGTAATCACACGCTTATTCCCATTCACAACGCCAGTGGCGTTCTGGGTATTCCATGAATCGCGCAAAATTTTACGCGTCATGCTCTGCTCGGCCGTCTTGAAATTGCCGAGGGTTTGTTGCGGAGAATATCCCTGGTAGGGTCCTCCTAAATTAGCACTGGAAGTCGGTAAGTTAAACGTCATCGAAGTGATCGGAACAGAACTCATTTTTATATTACACCAATATATTATATCCCCATATTTTATATTTTATTCAAGAATGGCCGAGATAGATAAATTTAATATGTTAGATTTTTCGCCCGATCTATTACTAAATAATGCAATTCAGAAGTCCAAACGTTATATATTAAGGATGCGTCGTGATTTGCCACCGCTTATTGTGAATACGATGGATGATGGATCATTAGAAATACTATTAGGCATGGACGGGGTTGTACCTATTTATTTTGTTCCTGAAAAATCATTAAAGGGCATATTCATTTGGCGTTCTATAGAGACGGGAAAAATTTGCACAGCAATGGCAAACTCAACATCAAGGTTTGATAAAGAAAATTATAAGATATTATGGGCAACGAGAACTGATTTAACTAGTAATGTCTGTAAAAATACGTTTGAACAAGTCGAACTCCAAAAAGATGTAAATATAAAAAGACCGACCAATAGTATTATAAAACCGAATATTCGAGAACTCGTGACAGACGCCAAAGAACATATGGCAAAAATAAAGAAAAACGTAACTGAAATTAGAGAACAAATGAAGAAACGCAATTTATTCAAGACAGAAACAATAAAGGATGTTACGAACGAACGTATGGATCAGTTACAGTTGTCACTTAAAAACGATATGGAAATTTATAAGGATTGTGTTCAAAAGATAAAGAAACTATTGAAAACAAACTTGAGCGATTTGGAACGAAGTGTGGTGAAAACAATATTGAAAGACGATCATAAGACCCTTCGCGCAGTAATAAAGATGAAAAAGAACGATCTTGTTACATCGGTTCAATTAGAAAAGAATGCGATCAAACAAACGTTGAAGAAAAGAGAAAATGTCTATTTAAAATTGGGCAAAACACTGAAAAAGACAATAAGCGAAGTAAAAAAGAAAGCAAGCAACAAAAAAACGGCGGAAATAAAATCAAGTAAAACGTTACGTAAACATGAAGGGTTCCGACAAGAATATAAAGATGAAACAAAAAATGGTTTGTTGAATAAATACGCGACCAATATTGATAACGAGATCGAAAAAGCGAGAAGTGAATTATTAGGAAAAGAAAATACCAAACTCATGAATGCATGTGAACAAGAGACAAAGAAAAAACAAAAAATAGAAGTTCTCAAAACATGTAAACGAAAAAAAGCCGCCAAGAAAGAAATGCAAAAACATACAAAGAAAAAAAATAGAATGGTTTAGCTAACAAAATCTATATAGTTACATTTTATATGGAATTATATATCTTGATCGGAATTATAATTGGTATATTTGTTTTAAGATCGATGATTGGATATGTTTATTCAGAAAATTATAGTGCAAACAACGACGAATTTATAAAATTATGTAATTGTTTTCATAAAACGGTTCATATTAATAATTATATTGATATTAAAATATTAGATTGGAACACGCCCATTATATTCAAAGTTCTCAATAGATTATCTAAAAATGAATTTATTAAAGCCATGTCGACTTTTTTTTTTGATTGGTCGAAGGACGGAATATCCAATAAACCGCTTGGTAAAATAAATTACAGAGACTTTTTAATCGAGCTCGATAGTTGCGCATTGAGCGATAAGTACGTTTTTGATATTAACAGAAAGCTTACAGAACAAGTTGTAAAGATAAAAGAATTAATACCTTGTCCTGATGTACATTTTATAAACACTCGTGAACCCAAAGTGGTTATTTATACAGGAGGAATAAATACTTGCACTGGGTTACACACCCACGACGAAAGTTTAAATTATTTGATTCATGGAAAAAAACTATGGATAATATTTTCTGATAGCAAGGAAAACCAAAAATACGTTAATAAAGAAGGATATATGAATTTTGTTAGAAATTGTAAAACGAGGGACTGGTTAAAAAAAGATTTCGTCAATTTAAAAAAAAACTTAACAGATTTATATATTTTTACTCAGGTTTCAGGAGATGTAGTGTATATTCCCTCAAACTATTATCATGCTGTAATAAATCTAAAAAACAGTTACGGATTTACATATAACGGCAAAATATAAAGCTTCGTTATCATCATGTTTTTCTTTTTTTATTATATACTATGTACATAACAATTTATATTGCGGCGTTTTTTTTTATATTGTATGTTTCTATTTATTGTTATATCAATTTTATAAATTCATCAGATCAGCACTATGAATATATATGCAATAAACGCCAAAAAACCGTTTTTGTCCACAAATACGAAAACGTTATAATAAACGAACCATTCCTCCGTCCAATTTTAATAAAAGTAACCTCATACAAAACCAATGATGATTTTTTTAATTTGTTAAAAGACGTTCAGTTGAATTATTCCGTTTCCGGAACCACGAAAGACACAATCGGGAAAACGACGCATGATGATTTCTTATCTGAAATAGAAAAAAAATACAAGAATTACTACATTTATCATTTCACCAAAAATGAACCAGAATTAATTGACAGCATAAATAGTATAATCCCGCCGCCGAAAACATATTTTATTAACCACAAAAACATGAACATTGTTATCTATTCGGGCGGAAAACACACAGGAACTTACCTCCACAAGCATAGTTCTAGTATAAATTATTTATTTAGAGGTAAAAAATTATGGATCATTTTCCCAAACAGTGAAAAAAACAAGTCCTATTTGAAAAATAACAAAATTTCGTACGGAACAATCAAGTGCAGTCCTCTAATTTGGTTTAACAACAATTATAAAAACCTTAAACAAAACATTGAACATTTATTCATATTTATACAAAACTCGGGGGAGTACGTTTATATTCCAAATGAATATTATCATTCTGTTGTAAATTTAGAGACGTCCCACGGAATTATATACAATACGTGTTGCGAAGTTGAAAATTGCGATTGTAATACGCAAAACTAATAGTATCATATTGTATATGAGCGAACACGAAGAATTTATGCCACCTGAAGCAATTAGTTCTCAAAACGAGAATATTGATAAGTTGACACTTGAACTGCTTCTCAATAAAAAACACTACAGTAAGTATTTATCTAAGACAGATCCAGAAAAGTTTGAAAAGCATAAAGAATTCAAGGCAAAATTACGAAGGCACTCTGTGGACATCATTGATATTACATCCCAGTTACTTGAAAATCCTACTTCGGCGCCAACAGCAGACATCCAAGAATGTTTCGATAATTATGCGAAATCTATGTTACGTTATTTTGAAATGAAACAATTAGAGAACGCCAACGAATACAACCACAACGCAGAACAAGTTGACGAATATATGATGTTTGGCGCTATTGATGAAGAACCCAAACAGCCTTCTGCATCAAAATCTTATTGGGGAAAGGAGCGTGTTCTCAAAACAGAAAAAGACATTAACGCGTTTTCCATGGAAATGTTCTCTCGTCCTCGCTAATAAAATTATTTATTACATTTTATCCTTCGCATCAACATTATAGCGTATTTCGTCGATGCCGCATGGTCCACAGTGGTCTACGTTTGCATAATCCACCTTTATTGCAACTTGTTCATTCTGGTCTTGGTGTTGCCATCTACCAAGAACACGTCGATCGGCGGACGGACAAGCTAAATGATTGTTTAATTTACACGCTTCCCAATATTTTACGTCGCAATGTTCATTCGTACACCGTTTCAATACAGATCGAATAATAGGTCGGAACACGTTCATTTAGTATATACTACTACAGTATTAATTTTTAATTCAATTTTTTATCATTATAGTTAAATGGCAAAAACAAAATATAGGAAACATAAGGGCGGCAAATCAACAAACAGTAGTAGATCAAAAACATTTAAGAAAATGAACTGCAATCCGATCGTTGAAGGCAAAACGCCAGTCGCGGAAAGCTGTTTCACCGAAGATGTTCTCGAAAAGATAAAACAATCCTATAACGAACAGCATCCAACCAATAAGATAACGGTCGGCGCGCCACATCTGCTTTGGCACGAATTGAAAAGTCGTATCCAAACCTGTGATAAGGAAGACTGTTGGTTGGAACAGATCAAGGACGCGACACTTCGAAAACAGATCGACGAACTTTCGTTTGCGCCAGATCATCCCCCGGAATGGAAATCTAACCCCGATGAATGGTTATCCAATTTCGATATTTTAGAGGTTCTCAAACAATACGAAGAAAAACATAAACACTTCAAGTTTATAGGACCAACTCCCATCGATTTCGATACCAAACCTCCGAGTAAAAAAGGTAAATGCGTCTGGCAAGAGTTATGTACATTTTCGTTGAAAGAACAAAATGGTCTTGGAAAAACTCAGATTGGTGTAGTATTTAATTTAGATAAACATAACGAAGACGGATCGCACTGGGTTTCTTTATATATTGATTTGAACGACAAATTTATATTCTTTTTAGATAGCGCTGGAGATGAAGCCCCCAAAGAAGTGCGGGCGTTTGTCAATCGCGTCATTTCGCAGGGAAAAGAAATGGGCATTTCGTTACATTTCTACGAAAACGCACCATTTGAACATCAAATGGGAAACACCGAATGTGGTATGTATTCGCTCTTCTTTTTAATCACAATGTTAACCAAGAAAATTGGTAAGAAAACATATACACATAGTCAACTCATAGAGATGTTTAAGAAAAAACGCATCCCCGATAAATACATATTTAATTACAGAAAGGTTTATTTTAATAGTAACTAACCTTACTGCAGTGAAATATTTTATACCTATAGTATAGTATATTTCATATGTCAACTGATAATAATTCGATTACCACAAAATTCACATGGTTTCCAACACAATACAAAAATTCGAATGGCACGTATCTGGGTAGTTTATGGGTGAACACCGTAGGCAAACTAGCGCCCAGTGGGTTCGATACGGTTGATTTTGAGTTGACCAATTTAGTAAAACAAATAAGAAGTTTACTTTCGGAAAACCCGCAAGATCCCAAAGTGATAACACCGAGCATTCAAACTGAAAGTAAAACTGATATTACCAAATACAATAAAATTGGAGGGGCGAAAAAACGTTCGAAATCAAAGGCGGGCAAAACGAAAAAACGCAAAACCGTATAATATTTATAATGGTATAGTAATCAACATAAAAATTATTTCATAATACACTTATTAAATAATTCAATGTCTTCATTTATTCACCCAGAAAACCAAAAATTATTATGGGGAATAATATCCAATCAACCCATTTTTAATCATGTTTATCCATTAGGCCACCCACATCGCGAGACGTGGTTTCGTAGCATTATAGAAAGATACTATAATGAAAACCGAAACCGTGTGTTTTCGAGCGAACAATTATTAAATGTCAACAGGGAAGTAATACGTAATATGATAAACATTCTCAAAGGAATAATCAATGCTAAAAATCCAATAGTAACAAGGCCTCCCGCTGCTGCGCCGCAGCCGCAAATTCAACTTGAACAAAAATATGTAAAAGAAGAACCAATGACCACATATACGCGTAACTTATCGCAAGATAGTATGAATAAACAAGAAGTATATAATATGCAGTTTAATGAGCGTCAAAAACAATATGAGCAAATGGTTGCCCGACCGTTACCGCCGGAAGTTAAGTTTGAAGAAGTCGTGAAAGACGAGGTCATTTCAAATATGGAAGAGTTAATAAAACAGCATACACAACAACGTGAACAAGAACTACAGAATATTATGAGATCCTCTAATTTTGCCGCGATTGCTGACGCACCACAAACAAGGCCGAATGCCATAAAAATAAACGGCGAAATGGACGTAAGCGTCGAAGCGCAGCAAATTTCCGTAGAGATTGTGGAAGAAAAGTCCAAAAAGTCAGTGTCTTGGTCAGAAAATTTAGAAAACAATGAAACAATTATTCGTCAACAACGAGAAATTCAGGAATTAAGAGAACAATTGGCCGAAATATCAAGGGAAGTTCGTTCATTGAAGGAGATGTTACAAAAGTCCAGTCCCGTCCAAAATACACAAAGCCCGCCGAAAAAGACAATAGAAAAGATAATAGAAGACGTAAATTTAGTATAATTGGTCTTAAATTTTATTGGTAAAATAAATATGCTTGTATATTATAAGAATGAGTAACAAAACAATATTTGTAAGCATAGCCAGTTATCGCGATTTTTATTGCAGTAGAACATTGGAATCTTTATACGCTAATGCAAAACACCCTCAAAATATATACGTTGGGTTATGTATTCAAAATAGCGACGGCGACGAAGAATGCTATATACAAAACGAGAATTTGAAGGCGTTTAAAAATAACGTCAGCACCATAAAAATGAAAAACTACGAAGCGAAAGGCCCCACATGGGCTCGCTACTTATGTACCACATTATACAATAATCAGGACTACTTTTTTCAGATCGATTCGCATACTCTTTTTGAAAAAGACTGGGACGCTAAATGCATAGCCATGATTGATGATATTAAAAAGAACACCGGTTCCAAAGACGTTGTATTATCACATTATCCACCAAACTATGATGACTATAAAAAAGCCGAGAAGAATTTGAATATTGTGGATACCATCTGTCAATCATTCTTTAATGACAAAGGCATGGTTTCGTTTCAGGGCGCAACGCCTATTGACATGTCGAAAGAAAAATACGTTCAAACGCCTCATATTGCGGCTGGAATGTTTTTCTGTGAAGGTAAATGTTTGACAGACGTTCCTTATGATCCTAATCTCCCCAATTTATTCGTGGGTGAAGAAATATTGCATTCTGCGAGAACTTGGACGGCCGGATATGACATCTATTCACCAACACAAGTTGTGGTTTATCATTTATATACAAGATCCGATCAGCCCCATGTATGGGACGATAAGAAAAATTTCATTGATACGGACGCCCTCGCCAAAGTGAAATATCTTATGAATTTACAAGACGGGTCTCAACCAAATGACGTTCCTGAGTATTTGAAAGACAATATCGATAAATACGGAATGGGCAAAAAGCGCACGCTTCAACAGTATTACGATTTCGCAGGAATAGATGTTGCCAATAAAAAGGTTTATAAAAATTTTTGCCCAAAACCCCATACTATTGAGCCCAAAGAGGGGTTTTCGATTATGGGAACTTCAGTTAACACTGCGTATATTGAGAACAACGTCTGGTATTTTTTATTATTTCTTCTGTTTTTAATTGCGGTATTCTACGTGATGAATAAATACAACGTCCTAGAAAAAGCCCTTCATTCTTATAAGAAATCAATTCTCTACGTTACCACAAGTGTTAAAACGACGAAGCGATAATTATTCACCAAAAATAATAATATAAAATGAATATATTACTATTTCATATAATGACTATCCCCAAAACTGTTTTTCAAACTTCTCGTTATCCACAACCACAATATGTTATTGACATGATAATGGAAAAATGTCCAGGATGGACGTATAAACACTTCACGAATAAAGAAATCATGCGCTATTTTTTAATGAACCCTTTGCCGGAATTTCCCTTAATTATGAATGCATTCCATAAGTTGAAATTTGGCGCACATAAAGCAGATCTGTTTCGCTATTATTTTTTATATAACGAAGGTGGCGTGTTTATTGATAGCGACGCCATGATAAAAATCGGTTTGGAATATATCACGAGCGAATATCCATTTTTCTCAGTGAAATCTTATATTGACAATTCGGTGTTTCAAGGATTTATTGGCTGTGAACCCAAAAACCAGATAATATACGAGGCACTCAAAGACGCTTATACGATTGACGTCGATATATTGACGCGACATTATCATCTACTGACTGTGCATATGCATGATATCATAAAAAAACCGAATTTGAGACCAGATATAGATTATATTCTATACGAGGAACTTGAGAGCGATGGCGAAAAGGCAGTAACTATAAACAAATTTAAAGACACTATTTTGATCCATTATTGGAAAGACAAAATCGTGCCGAAACCACTTAAAAATTAGTCCAGTTTAGATAACATAGAATGGAGCTCTTTCAAAACACTATCTATATCAATTTGGAACATCGCAAGGACCGTCTTGAACATATTACCAAGCAATTGGAGAACATGGGAATTCAGGCCGAACGTTTTAACGCGGTTCGAACCAAAGATGGCGCAGTGGGATGTTCAATGAGCCATATTAAATGTCTGGAGTTAGCAAAGTCGCGCGACTATGAATACGCATTTATCTGTGAGGATGATATCACTTTTTTGAATGTTGATGTTCTCAAAGAAAGCCTCGCCAAATTTTATGAGAACAAGGAGATCGAATGGGATATGTTATTGATCGGCGGAAATAATGTTCCGCCGTATGAACGCATTGGGGATTATTGTATTCGTGTGTCGAATTGCCAAACCACAACTGGATATGTTGTCCGACGGCACTATTATGATACATTGATCCAGAATTTCCGCGAAAGTGTTTCCAATTTGATGCGTAATCCAGCGAACAAACCGGAATTTGCTCTAGATATGTATTGGAAAAGGTTACAAAAGACAGGTAGATGGTATATGTTGACACCATTTACTGTGGTTCAGTGTGATAGCTATAGCGATATTGAAGGGCGCGATGTTGATTATCGCGGGCTTATGTTAGATATGGATAAAGAGTGGTTATTCAGAAGGAAACGCTAGGTTCTCCGCTTAGCACTTGATCTCAGCGTCTGGGTGTTTTCCCGCCACCATTACACTAAAATCCGCCCTTGCTTTCGCCGCCGTTTCCGGGTTCAAAGGAACAATTAGGTTCACCTCTTTCTTTACATTGGTAAAATACTCATTAATGATATCCTGTGTTATGGTTCGATCACCAACAAACTCTTTGAATGGATCATCCTCTTTTATTTCCGCATTTGAATACTTCAATAACAACCAGGCGCTGATCGGATTAATAGCCGTAGATTTGATATGAGAAACATCAGGAATTTTACCAGCAACTGCGGATAATACGGCGCGTAACATTTTGTTATATTTCTTACCCTCTTCTGTGGTATCCGTTTTCGAATTTATGCTCACTTCTCCGGTTGGAGAAATGATCAACTCTATGGTAGAAATACATTTTTTCGATGGTGTGGGTTTACATAACGCCAAAATCAATCGATCATAATAGTTACATCCTATGCATACGTGCGACACCTCGCTATACCGCGTCATGGGTTCATTATATTCATAAAACGGTGCCAATTTTAGTTCAAATTCTGGGCATTTTCGGTCTAATTCTGCGTTCATTTCATCGATAGTATGTTGTGCGGCAGAAAGGTCAATAGCCGGAACACAGGACTGCAAAATCACCGCATCCTTCGTCAAATCTTGATGTCTTGTGGTGACGCGGCGCGGTTTTGTAATCGCAATAGCGGCCTTTTCGAGCGTTTTTGCGTTGGGAGCGTTGTCCATATGAAAATACATGAATTTACCGTCTTTATCTTTGAAAACAACATGTTTGTTCTCGGTATCGACATAATTCACACATATATTACCATCTTCCATTTCGTATTCGATCTTATAAAGTGTCTTTCCAAAATACGTATTCGGCATTTTCGTTTTTGTGAAGTCGCGGCCCTCTGTTGCCGGCTCCAAGTTCGGAATAGGAATGGGGCTATTCTTTTTTGTTTTCGCTTTGGTTACTGTTCTTGTTGATTTTGTTGCCATGTATACATAATGACAACAAATTTTATCGTTCTAAAAGCATGAAGCTAGATATGATCGATTTGTTTTTCTCCTCATATTGCATTGTTCTCAAATTTGCAGCGTGTTGTTTCTGCATAATTTGTTCTCGAAACTGGCGATCTTTTGTCTCGAGTATTCGTTCGGCCTCGGGTTTATCTAAAGGGTTCAACGGTTGACTTCCGCGCTCTCGCACAAAATGGTCTACCGACGAGTATTTCTTTACTTTGGAGTAATCACTTTCGCTAACAGAGAATATAGTTTGATCCTTATGGACCTTACGCAAATCGTCAAATTTCAATTTACTAAAGGGGTCGCTCGAAATATAGAGGTCATTCTCATCATCGTCCTCATAAAGTCGCGTTCCTCCTGAACGATCAATCTCTTGAACGCCGCGGTATTTTACCAATTCGGCAGTTTTTTGTTTCATGTTGTCGAATACTTGTCCCATATTTTTCGAAGATACGGCTTCCTCGGTTTTATAAACGGGCTCGTCCTTTGTGAACCATTCGTTTTTAGAAGCGTCCGGTTTTGCGGCCATGTTTTTCTCAAACAACTCGTTGAATTTATTTTGAAATTCCTTGGGTGCCATTTCGCCGGCAACCGTCGTGACCTTTTGTATGGTGGCTTTATTTAATCCATTAGAAAGGGGGCGATAAGTGGTGGCTTCTTCCGTCATCGATTGATTTTGTTTATTATTGTTCTCATAAAACTGTACAACGACGTCGAATGCCTTCTTATAGAATAAAAAGTATTCTGGCGGGAGTTTGGATTTGTCGGGATGCAACATCAAGACGCGTCGTTTCGCGTTTCTGAGTTCAGTTTGGGTCATATTGTAGGTTAGATCAAACAGTCCTAAAAGTTCATCCAATGAATACATATGAATGTTTAAATTGTGTATTTCTTGTTTATTACTCATTATATAAATGCTACTAGAAAAGTATTTGTTTATATTTACTCATGTCAATAAAAATATGTCGATATCTATATAATGCAATTTAAAGACTTATCTACCAATCATCTATTAAATGTTATTGCTGTATTGATCATATTAATAGCAGGGTATATTGTGTTAAAATTATTTAGACAAAACAAAGAACTCGAAACGTTTATTGAGGGCGCTGTGTATTCTAAAAACGTTACAGTAATACCAACAACTACTGCGAAACCTATGACAACTACAGCGAAACCTATGACGACTACAAGCAAGCCAATTACGACTACTGCGAAACCTATGACGACTACAGCAACGAACCTAATTACCACAACAAAACAACCAGTTAAAATGGTTACTACAACATTCGCTCCGTTGACCACGCCAACAAAATATACTACTACCGCAGCGGCAGCAGGAACGACAATAACTGCTTTACAAGATCAAATCAATGCATTAACCGCAAAGATCGCCGTCTTACAAACCAATTGCGCAACAAAATCAGAGGTAGCCAATAATTTAGTAAAAGGAACGGATTATACTCAAAAAATAAATGGAAAAGTAGTGTCAACTGCAAAAATTTCGTTAAATTAAATTTATAAACTATATCACATTATACTTTATAAATGTGGAACACAAAAAAATTTATAAAGACATACTTTTTACTCATAGCATTAGTTCTGGTTTTATTGATAGTAGGTGTTTCTTATCTAAGTAGTAAACCGAAAGAAAAAGAAGGTCTCGCCGCTTCTACGACAAAAACAATTATAACTACCACGTCTAAGCCAGTCATTACCACAACTGTGAAGCCCATTATAACTACTACGTCTAAGCCAGTCATTACCACAACTGTGAAGCCCATTATAACTACTACGTCTAAGCCAGTCATTACCACAACCACGAAGCCTATTATAACTACTACGTCTAAGCCAGTCATTACCACAACTGTGAAGCCCATTATAACTACTACGTCCAAACCAGTCATTACTACAACGCAAGCCCCAGCAACCACATTATCAACCGGTGACCCAACAACCACGGCTCTTCAAAATTTGAAAAACATATTACAAAACATTGGTCCCTTTCCTGATCCAAGCGAATTCGACACATATCGGTTTAACAATCCTTGTAAAATTTTAGCCAATTTGAAACCAATAGGAAACGCTCCTGCTCCATCCAAGACACTTGCTCCGAGCAGAGCTGTAACATCTTTTCAAGAAGTTATTAACAAATTGGTTGAAGCCTGCATAACAGCAGAAACGAAAAATGAGAGCTCATATTACATGAAAGTTTCACAACAAACAATTGGTTACGCAATGTATTTGAAAAAGATATTGGATAACATAAAAGCAGTGGATACAACGAAACCTGCTAACGTAGCACAATTGTCTTATATTTTAAGAAACAATTTATTATCGTACACTGACAATAACTCTACATATTATGTTCCTCTTGATGTTATGATAACGTATATAAATGCTCACTTAAACTTTTTGATTAATAGTGGCGTTTATAATCCGATAGACACGCCCGATTTCATATGTAATTTTGATAATTTATCTGTGGCTCAATATGGTTATATACAAAATTTTACAATAAATATTTTGCAATTCGTTGGTGCTGTAGTTGATATAAAAGTTCCTTTAGATAATTCGATCCGCGCTAAAATGACATCGGATATGCCTCGATCTGTTTTGTTGCTTCAAACGCTCAATAATAATGATACAAAAAATATGAAACTTTTAGGTTGACCTTTTTTCTAGAGTAAATATATAATGAAAATAGGCAATTTTATTCAGAAGCATAAATATTTTATCATTGTCGCGTTATTTGTAGTTATAATAGCTATATCTATACAAAATTATAATGTTACGTTAGAGGGATTAACATCAAAGACGACAACCAAGGCCGCAACAACTAAGACTCCGGTTACCACTACCGTGAAGCCAACCACTAAGGCGCCTATTACCACTACCGTGAAACCAACCACTAAGGCACCTATTACCACTACCGTGAAACCAACCACTAAGGCACCTATTACCACTACCGTGAAACCAACCACTAAGGCACCTATTACCACTACCGTGAAGCCTACCACTAAGGCACCGGTTACCACTACCGTGAAGCCCACTACTAAGGCACCGGTTACCACTACCGTGAAGCCCACTACTAAGGCACCGGTTACCACTACCGTGAAACCCACTACTAAGGCACCTATTACCACTACCGTGAAACCCACTACTAAGGCACCGGTTACCACTACCGTGAAACCCACTACTAAGGCACCGGTTACCACTACCGTGAAGCCAACCACTAAGGCTTCAAAATAAAAAATAAAATGTATATAAAAATACCTCTTTTATATATTATAATGGCGCTTCCCTTTATTTATAATATTGAAAACAGAGAAAGCTTTGTTAAGAGTTTAGAGACAAATCCCGGTTTGATTATTGTGAAATTCGGAGCAACGTGGTGCGGGCCATGCAAAAAGATTGCCCCTCTTGTTGATTATTGGATGGATAAGATGCCACAAAATGTACAATGTTATATTATCGACGTCGACGAAGATCTTGAACTGTATGGTTTCTTGTATAAAAAGAAGATGGTGCACGGCGTCCCTGCGATTGTTTGCTATGAAAAAGGTAATGTAAATTATATCCCCAATGATGCGGTTATTGGAGCGGACGATAAAAAGGTTACAGATTTTTTTGCTAGGTGTTTAGAAAAAGCCACGTCTATGGAATAATAAAATTATCAATTAAATTTTTCATAACGAAAAGGTTATGAAAAATGGCAGTTTATTTCTTAGATGATTTATTCTTTTTCGTGTTCTTTCTTTTCTTTGAACGCCTACGTTTTTTGCTACCTCCGCTTACTGGAGCAGCGGCTGGCTCTGCTGGTTTTGCCGCTGGGGCTGGAGGAGCAGAGGTAGGTTCGACGGGTTTTTCTTCGGTGCCTGGTAAACTAGGCATTAAGTTCGATATTTGTGTAGCGATCGGAGTGGTAGATCCAGTTATGCTTGCTGTAGATATTGATGCAGTTGCGCTTTTAATAGAATTCGCGGTAGAATTTACAACACTGCTTGTTGTTTCGGCAATAGCGTTTGGTATTTTATTGATTTCATCAGAATACGTAACATATGTTAAGATACATGCTGACATACCAATAAAAATATAGGCAATCATAGGTAAACTAGGAGGATCCATTATATTTCAGTTATAGTATAATGACATATTTTTGGAAAAGCTTTTAAATTTTTGCGTAACCAATAATGGCGCAAGCAATTCTCTTTCCGGAATTGCCTGTGGTCAAACTATCGGGTTTGCCTCCTAAACCACAATCGTCTTCATCGGCATGAATAATAAGACCGCGGCCTATAATATTTGCCTTACTCCCTCTTAACTTGATCATATTATCAATCACTTTGTAATGAGCTATCCCGTTAGAATTTGTGATTAAATTTCCTAAATCCCCAACATGTCTCTCCTTCGCGCCAGGACAGCCATGCTTTTTTCCATAGGGATTGAAATGCGCGCACATACTTTCGCATTGCTCACTTAAATCTCCGCATTCATGAACATGAAACCCGTGCAGTCCGTTTTTTTTCAAACCTTCTATGTGTATATCGATTACCACCGTATCGTTAGTTAGATCTTCTGTAAAATATACAATTCCGTTGATTTTTTTTCCTTCAAACACTGCTATTGCCTTTACTGGGGTTTTTGATGACATTATATATTATCTCATCAAAACATTTGTTCATAGAAGACGCCCCTCTAAATTTCCTTTAAAAAGTCATTAAATAGTCCTCCCGCCGTAATATTATTCGCATACTTATAATGGCCATGAACCTTTTCGTATTCTTCTATGTGTTTTAATTTGTCGTTCTGTGAAAGGGTTGTGCATTCCAATTTTCGCAAGAGTTCCATTTGTACCATAAATTTTGAAATATTCAATACTACCTCGTGATCGTTTTTTGTTACGTTATAATAATGATCATATCGCTCATCCCTTCCAGACGTTTCCCTTTTGAAAAATTTCCCGATAACAGCCGTGTTATCCACGGGAGGAATGGGTTCTTTTATGTATTCGTTCATGCTTTTTTCTATGACATCATCTATCGTATTTTTTAGAACGACGAACGACGCGGGATCGCGTTTATGCTTTACATTCAATAAAAAGCTGGTGAATAACCATCTATACAACATTTATATATACAAACATTTCTATTTATTAGACTTTTATAATTGTATTTATCGATCTTCTAGGGCGCGGCGCTTCATTTGCTCCTTATGGAAACGCTCGGCCCACTTTTCCTTGACGTCTGGTGAAACGGTGCAAAGCATGTGCCTCTCATATTGCTCGGGGCCATCGTAAAAAAGAACGGGATTGGCTCCCTTCATTCCCTTTCCGCCTGCATAATAGCCCACCTTGAAAAACAAATTCTCATCAAGAGAACCGACTTTATAGCCAGTTTGGCGAACACCGGTAATCGCATTACGGATACTCTTTCCGATAATAAGCGGGTCGCTGTAGAACTCAATTTCTACCTTCTTGAAACCGACAAACTTGCTAATCTTATGATATCCCTTATCTTCTGACTTGGCGTCTTCGATAAGCTTACGGGTTTTCTTTCTATACGTGTCCACAGTGGATGCCGCATAAGAGTGATCGTCTGCCGGTTGATCATAGTCGTTTTCAAGAGTGGGGTCGTAGGGATCGTCGTAGTACATTTCGCAAAAAGTCGCGCCTGGATATGATTGTAATCGAGCTGATTATATACTATATTGCGACTTATTGTTTATATCGTTTAAATAAATAATTTACGTCCGCTTGAAAAATTGACCCCTATATATTAATATATATGGTATGCAACACGATAACAATTATGTCAGAAATTTATATTCAAGATGCTTTAGATTACGCGGAAACTTTGGTGGGATTACCATACAGATGGTTTGATCCGGACGTGGATGTATTTTCTGGGAATGATAAATTTTGGTGTGAAAATTCGAGAGCTCCCACTGCCAATGAAATTTTACTACAAAATAAATCAATCGTATGTACTGGACTAATAAATTTAATGCGCAGGCGTTGCCAACTAACCATTCCTGGAACGGGAGAACCCATTCGTGGAAAATATAGTGATGTATATAGATCTTGTCCGGGAGGAACGGGTGCGTGGTTTGCATATTTGCAACAAAAAAAACGCCTATTAAAGTTGGATATGAATGCACAATATCCTATAGGGTCGTTATTAATCGCTAGGTTTAAAGGATACGATAAAGATCAAGGACACGCAGCCGTAGTGTGGACGCAAGCTGATCCGGATAGAACCATTCAGGATCAACTCATCATTCATTCTGTGCCAAAGATTAAATATCGGGACAGAGACCAACATGTCGACCATGGCGAGGTGCTAATAGAACCATTTCATGTTTCGAATGATTTATGGCAGTATTACGATACTGGTTATTATAAGTATGTTTGTTTACCTGAAAATTGGCTCTTGAAAGATTGAATACAGAAACATATTATTGAATAAGCCAAATAATATAAAATGTTTTATGGTTATATAGTATATATGCCGGCAACTAAAAAAAGTATTAAAAATATATTACGTAAAACAGCGGGCGATCCAGCGAATGCGGAAGCAAAAGAGGAACCAGTCGTAGAGCAACCGCCCCAAGAAAACGTTTTTCTTTCAAAAGAGGTTCAAGAACCCGAGAACGAGCAATATAGCTTGACAACATACGTATTCAATGGCGACGAGTATAATTATTTGAACGACGATATGTTGAGTAAAAACATTGAGAACGCTTTAGGCGGCGAAAAAGAGGCCGTCTTCAAGATCAAGCTATGTATTTTCAAAATTAACGATGAATGTAAAGAGCCCTTTTTGGAATTCTTTATTGAAACCAAAGATAAGGAAATCCATTTTCCGGGGAGCGAAATGTCCGCGATTATCATGCAAGACGGCAATGCAAATGCCATATTTGAAGCGGAATGCTGTAAATTCTTTCAGCAAGTCGCTGGTGTAAGCGACGATATTGCGGGTAAAACGTATCGCGGATATATTGAGGAACCAGAAAAGGTACTATACGTGTTTTTTGATGCAACCTATGTTGATTTGCCGGCGAATGATAATCATTTCTGGGGGATATTGGATGAGATTGTGAACGAAAAACACATTTATGATAACGTTATTGATAAAGACATCGTGAATATGGTTCATAATCATGAATTTGTTGCATATATCAAGGATAAAAATAGCGATCGCATTAATATGCCTTGCTGTCTATATTTATGTAAGTTGAATGAGAATGGAGAATACGTCAATGTGTATTACGATGAAGGGGAAGACAACAAAACCACAAAGTCATTGAGCGAGAAAAAAATAAACCATGAAATCTTTGGCAATTGCTATTTTTTTACTACGGATCCTATTCAAACCGAGAATGTTCAAAATATCAAACGTTTTTCTGTGTTCATTGATAATGCGTTGTATGTGTTGAATATTAACAAGCCCATTCAGGAGATCGATTTCAATACGGATGATGAAGAGGAAGATTTTGAGGATATCAAGACCTATAAAGACTACACGTGTATTTATTTCTTTGAAGATGGTATCCAATTATGGTGTATCAAGAACCTCTCGCGCTTTGTAGAGCTCTAGCGGGGGAACCAAGTTGCAGGGGAACCAAGGTTCCCCCTGCGACCCCCTCCTTTTGTTTAGTACGTGACAATAACTACCGTCGGTTCGTGTATTCATGCCGGTAAGCCGTATAACCATTCCTTGCTATAAATTGCATAACTCTCAGGGTTAATCCAAACGACGCCCCCGAATGACCTCTATATCCGAGTTGTTCAATCTTTTCTCCGATTACAGTTACTTTATTATCACCAGAAAACATGAACCCACTCTCTCCTGGATCTTCTCTGATAAAACGCCACATTTCGAGTTGTGAAATAGCTCTATGTGCTGTAGCCAACATTTCACGCTCATTGTTATCCCGAATAAAGTCAAACTCTCCGCTTCCGATGTCCATCGTTTGTTGTTTGATTATTCAAATTGTTCACACTTGAATAATCAATTTTTCAACACCTATACCATATGGCTAATTCCCGACATATCATATTTATTTAAAAATTTGGCAAGCGCCATTTCGTCTATTGTTCCGGCAGCAATCAAATCCTTGGCATGGGTATTTATTTCTTCCACAATCGGTTTTCTGCCATACATATTTTGAAACGAGACGATATACTCTTCCAAGTGTTTCTGTTGTTGTTTTACACGATTGGCTGCCTCCACGACGGTTTTCTGAAACGACTTCTGTTTCTCTTCCCTTACTCGTTTTTTCTCTTGTTCTTCCAATTCTTTCTGGCGCAAATTTCGCTCTTTTTCTTGTATCTCTTCGTCTCTACTCCTGAACAAATTCAATGCTCGTTCACTGGCACGAGCCTCCTCGTCTTCCGGATCGGGTATAATATCGCGATGTTCCGGTGGAATATATCCATAGCGATAACGTTCGGCACTTATAATAACATCACATATATCCGGCTTACGTAACTCTTGGAAGAATTTGGTCTCCGGGAATTTCTTATCATAGCGGAACTTCTTTTTGAATTCATCGATGATTTTTTGCGGGATCATGGGACTGGTTTCCATGAGACGATCGAACTCTTGACGGCAGATTTTAATAAACGGCCCTGCATCCATACGCTCATGCGGAGCTTTCGATAACTCAATACGAATATTACGCGCGAACTTATCCCACGAAATCGACGAAACACGGTGCGCCTCATTCAATTCCGAAATCTTCAAATATTGCTGTACAGTCGTCAAAATACCAATAAAAATATTAAGACTACCAATCACAGCAGGAGCAAAAGCCTGAATATTTGGGGGTAAACTGGCCTGCGCGAAAGATGCTGTGCCACTGATCGTAGAGAGAGTAATGGCTGGTATAGTAAACCAGGCGTGCTTATAAGAAAGATCGGAGTGAGCTTTTGCGTTCAACCATTTATAACATTGAGCGACATCAGCCCATTCTACCAACATGTTCTCGTTTCCTTCGGACCAGTGTATTTTTATTTTATCTTCCTTATTTTCTTTTTTTTCGTCGCTAGGCGCACCTTCGGACTTACCAACTTCGCTCATGTATAACTGCTATATACATGAACTAGATATTTTATATGCCAGCGAAAATAATTTATTCCTCTTTCTCTTCCGCGTCAATTACGATGTCTTCGATTTCTTCAGGAAGAGAACTTTCCATTTGATTAATGATTTCCGCTCCTTCTTTAAATTGTATAATGGTATCTATTTTACCAAACACTTTTTCGCTATTTTCGATCAATGCCTCCGAATCCTCCAAAATGTTCTCAATAGCGATGTCTTCGCCAGTAATATAAAACTGTTTCAGGCGCTGTTCTTCGTTGATATCGTCGATCGAAAAGGTTTGATTTATATTAATATTATCCTCGACCTCCTTATAAAAATCATTCATTTTTGAGAACAAACGTTGAAGCTGTTTCTTCTGTGAAATATGAAAAAAGGATACATAATTGACGTATAAGGATGTCTGTTCTGTCAACAATCGGTTCTCGAATTCTAACGTGTTTATAAAATTAGAAATGGAGAACCCAATATGATGCTTTTCGTTGTAATGATCAATATTGTATTTTTTCTCCACAGATTGTAAATGCAACTTGTTAATTAAGACTAAGATATTCGAATGGATATCCTTGATATCTTCCAATTTATATTCCTGAAATGGTTCTAAATCTTTATATGGCGGAAACGATTTCGTTTCGTTATCGGCAATGGAGATTTCAGTGAAATTCTCCTTTATATTTGCGAGAACAATATTGTAAAGTTTGTAATAATCACAATACATTCTGTTATTCATGAGAACGCGGAAACGATCAATATTATCCAATTCAATGGCAAACGTCTTATATTGGAAATAGAACGAATCCAAACAAAAGAGAAAGATCTTCTTGGTGTTCGATTTCAAAAGCTCATTGTAAATGGTTTTCAAATGCTTTAATTTTTCCGCAACCATGTGCTTGATTTTCACGATTTCGAGTTTCAATAGGATAATGTTCTCGAAATTGGTTCGTAATTTCTCAATATGAAACGAATGAGTGCCTGACATCTATATTATCACAGCATAAAAAAAGAACCAAAGAATTTATGAATTGTTGTTCGGAGAAAGTATCATGTTGTTATAAAACTATTTGTGGTTTACATACACATTTCAAAATTTATTTCTCTTGCTATGTCGTCAAACTCTTTTGACATTTCGATCTTATCTTCTTCTGTAAATATTGATGTAAAGAAGGACTTCTCTTGTGTCATCGTCACTGAAGTGGGTGACGATGCATTTTTTCGGTTTTCCTTATCCAAATGGGATTTCACCACCCAATATAGACCCTTCTCCAAATTGTACATTAGGTTCGTCTCACCGTTTTGTAAAAGGATATTACGAATGTCCTTCGCAGGTTTGGTATCATATAATTCTAATGTTATAAATGCAAAACTATATGCATAACCATTCTGGTTCGTTTTTTTATGCATATCCAAAAATTCGACATTTCCTATATCCAGATAATCAAATACTTCGATAATACGTTCTCTTGTTACGTTACCTAAAATACGAGGAATATACACGCACAATCTCTTGTCCTTTGACATTTTTGTTTTCTAAAACCTTAGGCCGTTTTGTCTTCCAGGATAGGGATAGTCGACGAGGTCAATTTTTCGAAAAAATTGAATCCGATCGAAATCTTTTTTTAAAATCAACAGAATACGACAATGGACTTTATTGATCAAGCGCAATTTGTGAACGTCATCGAGAAAAGTGATCTGGAGATGCACTTTTCCAATGATGACGTGGTTTCGGGGTTGGTGGGAGAAAACGAGGAATTTGGTGTACTTAAATTGAAAATGAAAAAAGCGGAAATTACAAAAGAACCCACTCTCTTCCTTTTTACTATAGATAACACTGGGTCTATGGAGGAACGCGACACTAGCGGAAAAACAAAGATCGCAATCGTCATTCAGACATTGGTGAACGTTCTTCACTATTTGTCTGAACAAACGGCGGAAATATTTGTACGTGTTCATTCATTCAATCACGATGTCACTACTGAAATCGATACTGTAAAAATTTCAAAGGAGAATGTTGGAGAACTCGCGGATAAAATTAGAGCCATTCGTGCTTATGGAGTTACAAACATGGGGAATGCTTTGCAGATTGCAAACGAAACACTACATGATTATGTTAGCGAGAACCCTGGTCACCAACTTTGTCATATTTTCATGACGGATGGTTACGCGACCACTGGAGTGGTTAGCACGCAAGAGCTGACGGAGATGGTGAGTGATAGCTTTGGAAATGTATTTGTGGGATTTGGAGAGGATCACAACGCAAATCTACTAAAGAGTTTCAGTGACATTGGCAGCTCGGCTTACCAGTTCGTGAACGACATGGAAAATACGTCTCTTATTTACGGTGAGGCTCTCCATCGTTATTTGTACCCTTGCGTTCGTAAGGCGACACTTTTGGTCGAAAACGGTCTTGTTTATAATTGGAAAACGAATGAGTGGACGAACCGTCTGGATGAGGACATTTTGGTCAGCGAGATCGAGAAGATCTATCATGTTAAAAAGGAAAAAGATGCCAGAATTGCGATCGATCTACATGGTATTGTAGCGAACAACACAACAGCGTCGCACATTGAAACAATCGTGGAAATTCCTCACTTGATTACAATGGAAACGGGAGATATTGTGGAGAATGATCTGACCAAGTATATGTTCCGGCATAAGACACAAGAATTGCTATTTCGATCCAAAAACGCAGATATTGACGGCGATGCCCGACGAGAACTAAAAAACGACTTACGCCAGTTCTTCAAGAAAATGCGCGATTATATGCGCGAAAACGATCTTACTGAGGACAGCTTCATGAAGATGTTATGCGATGATGTGTATATTACTTACACCACAATGGGACAAAGGCAGGGTCAAATGTATGCACTGGCTAGGTTTACTTCGCAGGGGAGACAACAAACGTATAGCGCGACGCCTCGCAGACCGAGCGATACTACTACGGAACCAATTCGATATGCGGTTCCCATGACGCCAATGAAGCGTCGCCCTGGGGGATTTCCTCGACATCAACTAAACAGGAGTTATACGCAGATGTATCATCATATGTGTGAAGATGAGGAAACGAAGGAAGATCCGGAGGAACTCACGCAATGTCAAAATACACCCGAGCCAGTTGATGAAGAGCAATTATCCGATGATGAGGATGAGTTCAATAGTTATGTTTTGAATTTGAGTACAGTTCAGGAGTGTTATGCGACCCTGTCTGCGTTGTCCGCCATGTCGCAAGTACAAGCAGGAAATACAACCGATCTATTCATTTAGACTATTGATCAGTTAAAAATAAAAATTTGTTGTTTTATTTACTTATTTTTTACATGTTGCCTTATTTTTTCTTACTATAATATATATGACGGTTCGTTCAAAATTTATTAAAACGCGCAAAAGCGCAATAAAGAATGGTAAAAAACAAACTAAGAATAAAACAAAAAAAAGAAAGACGTCAAAAAAAACACGCAAATCAAAACAAAAAATTAAAGGCGGATACGACGATGATGATGAGGAAGAAGATAAAGATATATTATGTGAAGTAATGGACGGATTGAGACGACCAAGCACAAAAAAAGTGAAAAGTTCCACGTTATTTTCGTTGAATATGAAAAATTGTCCTAGAGACGAAGAGGGAAGAATGACGATCCGCTGTCCTCCTGAAATTTATGAAAAATGTCCAGAAGACGTTACAGAAAAACAAAAATTATACAATATGACAATATAAACGAATAACACATAAAACAAACAGTTTATGTGTTCAACTCCGGGCATCAATGTTACCAGTCGTTATATCCACCTTCGAAATGACACATATTCAGCGTCGTCATATCAAGAGCGTCGTCTTCGTAATCAAAATCTGTTTCTTTATTTTCTTCTGGCGGCTCTTCAAAATTAGTAAGGAATTCATAAATAACACGCGCGTGGTATGCTTCATCATAGACCACTTCATTTGGACTATGAGCATCTTCGATATTGATATCATTCAAATTAATGTCTCTTAGATAGGTGTCAAATGCACTTTGATAAAGAGCATCGTTATCAGTAACGGTTCTGAAATCTTCCGTCGCGACATCCACAAATCCCCTTCCTCGAGATCCATTGTATCCACGATCTGCGCATTCAGCACAATATCCAATAAAGACATTTCTTATGCTGCCCAAATGAAAACAATTACCGCATTCATGCGGGCCAGTATCGGGAATGTGATTTGTCGCCCATTCTTCAGGGAATGTTCCTACATAGACGATACCTTCATAAGAATAATAAGATCCGTTATTATACCGTTGAATTTGTTCCGACATCGTTGTGGTTTTGATACTATAAATCAGTTGTAAAATTATTGGTCAATTTTTTCTCCAGAATACGCCGAAATAAATATATTTATAAGCGGAAAGAGGTTAAACAAAATATCTAAATAATACCTATATCGAATGGAAAATCAAAGGACTATACCCAGTAATTTTCGCACTATTATTGTCGATTTCACCAAAGATTTATCGACAACATACCCTGAGTATTCCCATTTATGGTCAACTTGGACGGGTGAGTTTAGCGACGACGATCTTACGTCACTTTATAACCATTGCTTGAAAGTGTTTCCTGAGCGTTTTTTTGATATTCTTTATCAGAACGATGATGCGTTTAAGCCCGACGGAGAAATCAATACCACGTTTTTACCAGGCGTCGATTTCAAGCTTTTATACAACTGCGAAGGCGTGAGCGAAACAACCAAGAAGACGTTATGGAAATATTTACAGCTTCTTTTGTTCACCGTAATTAATGATGTGAAAGACAAAACCACATTTGGCGATACAATGAATTTGTTTGAAGGTATCGATGAGAAGGAACTTCAGAGCAAATTACAGGAGACGATTTTAGGAATAGCCGATTTTTTCAAGAATGCTTCTGAAAAACAAAATAGTGAAGGCGGTGAGGAAACGCCTAAGTTTGAGATGCC